TGGTAATGTGACAAAAGCTAAGGTGATTGAATTCCAAAGAGCAAACAAAGATTCAGAAGGTATACAATTAAAAGATGATGGTATTTTTGGTGATAAAACACATGCTGTAATGGCTTACAAAAAATATTTCAAACAACCAACTCAATAATATTTAAACTATTTAGAAAAAACCCCGGTCACCTAAAGGAGTCTGGGGTTTTTTATGCTTAATATCTATTTATATACTATGAAGATTATTATAACTGAGAGTCAATATATGAGTTTAGTTGAGCAACAATCGCTCAATTTAAAAGGTAAAACAATAGCGCCCGGTATTTCGGCGAAACATTCAAGTGACTATGTTAGTAAGGACGAAGAAAACTTATTCATAACAGCGCTTAATAAAATCATATCATCACACAAGTTTGAGTTACCAATACATGTAAGAGCATATATGTACCATTTACTTGGAAGAACCGCACCGTTTACAGAAAAGGATATGACAACCGAAGAAAGGGAGTTTTTAAAAAAAGCAGCTTTAAGTGTGGGTGAGAGAGGTTTTGATTATCAATTTTGGAGTGGTTATAGAAACCCTGAGGATCCATCAGGGGCAATTTCCCACATGAGTACAGTTGGACTTTTTAATATGCCCATGGTTGACCAATTTAGTAATTTTTTGGGTCAAGTCAGATTACCAAATATAAGAATTTCACCTGATAAAAATAAGGTAACAGTTATTGATAACTATGATTTCAACGTTAAAAGAGATAATAAGTACGAATTTATAACATCTAAGAGATTCTTGTGGTATTTTAAAGAATTTATAAAAAATCCAACCGAATTATATACATTTATTAGGGAAATATCCAATATGCGCGAGGTGAATGGATATAATGGTTATCCAATTAATATCAATTTATAAACTATGAAACTATTATCTGTAATAAAGGAAACCATACTATCAGAACAACAATCAAAATTCGGATTTATATCCATGTTTCCCACGACTGATACATTAACAAAAAAAACAAATATGGGGTATAACCCAATCGGTGGGACCAACAATACAAACATCATTTACTTAACAAGAAGAGGTGAGGATGGGAGTATAATCCCCAATTCAAAATTCTCCTATAAACTATCAGGTTCATATGGGTTTATTAATTTCGACATCACACTTAGAAATGTTAGTAGAAATAGGGGAAGTGGTGTATTATCAGGTGAAGTAATGCCAAAGAATGGTACCGTGGCAGGAATAATGAAAAAGTTAATACCGAGTAATTCTTTGTCACATGACGGGTGGTTAAAAATAAGAGTACCTGTGGATAAACTAAATGCCGCCTTAGTCCAATTACACAATAATAAGGGATCAAGTGCCGAAATTAAAGTGGGTAGCGGCGTTGAGATTAACTTAGTGAAGGTATAATATTTATAAACTATGAATAAAGACGAAGTACTCTATAACGTACAATTATGTGACGTTGTATATAAAGACCAAAAAGACATTGACTTCAACGGTCTCGGACTAACATCCGTTAAATGGGTTGACGATAAGAAATCAGATACACAAGGATTTGTTGCCATGAAAGGGAAGTCACTCTATGTGGTCTTCAGAGGAACGTCATCTAAGAAGGATGCTCAGAACGATGTGTCCATCGATAAGGTACCATTCATCAATGAGGGTGATAAGGTACATATCGGATTTAAGTCTTCTTGGGACGCAGTTAAGAACGTTATCCTTAAAGATATTACCAAGATGAGTGGGTATAATAAGATTGTTGTGTGTGGTCATAGTTTAGGTGCTGCGGTTGCTACTCTATGTGCTTATAACCTTTCCCACGTATTTGAGGATACAACCATTGAATGTTGTACCATAGGAAGTCCGAGAGTCGGTAATAAGACCTTTAAGAATAACTACGATAATCGTAAGATTAAAACCCTCAGAATCGTCCATAATAACGACCTGGTGACACGTTCTCCGAACATTGGGTACTATCACGTTAACTACATGTTACGAATCGACTACGACGGTAATATTAAGAAATACATGATTGATTGGGAACGTGCTTGGAATTATATTAAATCTGTATTCGCGGGAAAGACAATTAAGGATCACATGACCGCCAGTTATATCAGTTCGTTGAAGAAGTGGTATGATAAACAACCATAATTTTAATCTCCGATAACCCCGTTCACAACTTTCGGACGCCGGTACCCCCGTTCGCGGTTTATAACTCTTTATTTTTTTGTGTCCCTTAATATTTATGGGATATTTATATGTGTATATGAAACTAATTGATATCATACAGGACATTTTAACGGAAGAGTCATCGAATATAAGATACGGTGCAGTTTTAATAGGTGGTCTAACACACGGTGAGTCTCTTGATGAACAAATATCCAGATTATCATCATCTATGGGGGTTACCGTTAAAGGATTTTCTCATTCTTCACCAGTCGATTTGATAAAAGAGTTTCTTCAGCAAAATAGAAACATCCCATTATTCTTGTTCAGTGCAGGATGTCGTATATCGGGACAACTATCCGGATTACCATACGTTAATAAAAATAGATTTTATATTATTGAACCCACGTTTAGTGGTGGAGAAACAACCACAAGTGTGAGAAAGGCGGTTAGTGACGGTGTACCTGCATCAAATGTATTTGTTGGACCTAGTTCAGGTAGAGGTATGGGAATAGTTCGTGGAGCGTCAGATAGTAGAGCATCTTGCCATTATTGTTCCATAAGTTCTGTGGGAAGTATGTTTTAATCTATTTATGTTTATGAAAATCATTGTAACAGAATCACAATTAAAGACAATTATAGAACAACAAACCTCGAACCTTACTGTTCCTGAGCAAACCTTATTAGGGTTCTTAAATCGGTTCCTAAGAGGTGAAGATGGGGAGTTTGAGAACACACCCATTGAACAACTTAAAAAGACCATGTTATTTAACACTAAGACCATATACCCTATGGCACAAAAGTTAATCGAGAAGAAAAATACCGGAAAAAAGACCTACGACGACAAAACATTTAATTCCCTGTTTATGTCCATGGATAAATCCATTACGAAGGAACAAAGATATGAGTTCTTTAATGATGGTGGAACGATTACAAAAATCACATATAATTCACAGTTTTAGTGAGAACGAGTAGACAATATAATGTCTATAATCCTAATTAACTCTTTTAATTCGTTATTTTTAAGTGTATATTAATACCATATGGATTTATTTATTGGTATTTTATATGGAATATTGGCACAGATATTAACATTCTTACAACTACAAGGAAACATTAAATGGGGACTATTAGAAAAATATCCCATACTAACATTGTTATCCGCAGTTCCCCTCAGTTATTTGTTCCTTAAATCTGTGGAACATATTGTCAAATCATCTAATGGTGAAATATGGCCCAGTCGTCTTATTGGGTTCTCTATTGGTATTATTGTGTTTGCGTTGATGAGTTACATCATATTCAAAGAACCCATAACCTTAAAGACTGTAATATGTCTTTTATTGGGTATGACAATTCTTGCAATACAAATCCTTTGGAAGTAGTATTTATATACTATGAAACATACATTAAACGAACAAATTACTAGAATTAAGTTTATGATGAATCTAAAAGAAGATGATTCACAAGCTATGTTAATTCAGTACACTCAGGAATTTAACGAAAAAGTCGATGAAGATTTAACACCAGAAGAATTTAAGGAAGTTATGTGTTCAAATCCTGATGATCTTGAATTACCACAAGACATAACTGGTGAACAGAAACAAACTGTTGACCAATTAAAACAAAAAATGAAGACAGCATCATTTGCTGAATTGATTCAAGCCAAGAGACAATTAAAGGAATTAAAAAGACAACAACAAAATGAACAGGTTGCCGGTCCTGCAGTTATTACTTTATTGGGTGTTAGTATGCCACCCGCCTTTGCCATGGTAATTGGAGGTATTATTTTTATCATGTTATTAACAATTTTAAGTAGATTCTTCAAATTTACAAAAACAGAAACCTATTGGTGCGACGGAAAAAAATCACGTCTATTTGGACTTTTAAGATGGTAAAATATTAAAACTCTATATAAAATATGAAAATAGAATATACTCCACGTTATTTAAAAGATTTATCGGCAATACGTGAAAAAAGAGCAAAAAAAGACACAGAAAAAATTGAAAGGTTAATCAATATGTCACCTAATTTTGTTGAGTTACACAAGATAATTGACATTAAGAAATACGATCCAGGTCTTGGGGGTTATAGAATTCGTTATAGTGGTAATCCAGAATATCGAATTCGTTTTGAATTGGTTGACGACCCAGAAAATCCAAAAGAAAAGGTAATCAAATTACAGATGGTTCTTCCTCGTGAAAAATATGAAAAATATGCTCACACAAGTATTAACGAATCTGTCGAAAAAAGAATAAAAATAATGATTACCGAAAGTCAATTAAGACTTTTAAAGAATTTACATTAAAATCTATATTTATATACAAACAAACACACGATGTCAAAGAAAATTAAAATCACCGAAGAACAACTAAAACGTTTGGTAGTATTAAAAAATCAAATACAAGAGAATGATGAACCACAAATGGCAACCCATGAACCATCAAAAAGAGATGTAGATGTGGATACTGAATATGAAATCAACGAGTCAGTTCAAAAAATAAAATCTACATTTAAGAGATTTTTATAAGATACCTCCGGTTTGAAGACCGGACTTAGGGCCGGGACTAGTTACTAATCCCGTTGGGATATGAATTCGCTACTCATATCCCTTTTTTTAAGTATTTATTTACGATGAAGTTTAATAATTTATTATACGATTTAATAGTTGAGGCCAGTAAGAAGGATATCTTAATTCAAAAAATTGGATTGAACGAGAGAAATGCCGAATTCCTATCTAACTTATGTGGTCCATTGTCTGTGTTCATGGCAAATAAAATAATTGATAACATGATGACCGTTACACCGGGAGTTAAAAAATTGAGTAGAGAAGAGGTTATCGATGAGGTGAATTCAGATTATACGTTACAAACATCAAGACAAACTATTACGTCAATTATGGATTGGATTCGAGTTGGGTTAAATGGTAATGTTAGACCATATCAAAATTTAAACTATAAAGAATTACATGAACAATCCAAAAAATGGCACGATGAGTTAGAGGTTGGAGATTCAACTATTGACTATAAAGAAGAACATCCTGTGGTGGTTGACTTTAGAAATGAAAAGGGTAATGGATATTATTGGGTTGATTTAGAAACAAAAGATTGTGATGAAGAATCAAAGAGAATGGGTCATTGCGGTAGAAGTGCCGGTAACCTTTATTCTTTAAGATTCACTTCACCTATTGAAAATACTAAGTTCACTAAAAATAGAAGTTTTGTAACCGCATCTGTTAACGATAGTGGTGTTCTTTTACAAATGAAAGGTCCGCATAACAAGAAACCATCAGAAGAATTACATCCATACATCGTTCCATTTATATTAAATGACATTGTCGGTGAGTTCGGGTCTGAATATGAATCAAGTCAAGATTTTAGTTTAGTAGATTTACCTGAAGATAAAATAAAAGAAATATATGATCAAAAACCCGATTTATTTGACAATAGAAAGGGTAAGAAGGCATTACGAAAAATTGGTTTACTTTCCGATAGGTCAACGGAAGATATGATGTTTGAGTTACAAATTGACCCCGCATATATTTCACGTTATGTGGATGGTGATTGGACAGTAAGAAAATACAAAGACGCACAGGGTAGACAAAGAGAAACCGGTATGTTCGAAACTTTATTAAGTGGTGACTATTGGGATTTATTTGACAATGGTGGTGGTGAATGGGAAACTGCGTTGGAATACTACGCAGATGAAGAAAACACTGGTATTATTTGGGATTTAATTAAAGGATTTACAAACGAGGACGAAATTGAAGGTAAATCATTAAATGAACTTATTAAGGAGTTTGATCACAATTATGAAATAAGAAACGCATTGGGTAATGCGATATCGTCCGCGGAAAGTGATTCATATTATGTTTACTACAAAAGAACACTTCAAAACGCATTAGAAGAATATGGTACGGTAACAAAATTAAATGATGAGGGAGCAACGATTGAAATTAATTTAAAAACCGTTATTGATAATCATGGAGTAAATGAGGATGATTTAGATGATTATTTCGAAAGATGTGACGATAGTTATGAGTGTGTGTTTGATGAACTAATGGGTGATTACTATGAAAAACCCGATTTTAGAATAGACGATAGATGGACACCTGATGTTGATGAGAGATACTTTAACGAAATTTTAAACGATTATTTGGGTGACGTTAGGATGTAAATGATTTTTTTAATAAATCAAGATATTTATATATAAACACAAAAACCATGGAAGAAAAATACTTAATTACACTATCAGGTTCAAGTATCGTACCGGTAGAAGGAACGGAAGAATTAACAACAAAAGAACAATGTGAAGCTTGGTTGTTAGAAAACCAAGAATTTACAGCAAACGAAGAAGGTGCTGAATTAGAATATTCAGGTAAATATGTAATGATACCTGCTCCTGTTGAGGAGTAATTAAATTAATTTTATTAATAAGACCCCATTTATTGGGGTTTTTTATTTTCAAAACTATACATTTTTAATTTTGTATTTATTATATTTAAAATAAAAAACAATACTATGGCAATGACTTACAAAATTTTCGAGGCGGGTAAAGATGTACCTGTATTAGGAACAGAACATTTCACAACATTAGATGAGTGCGAGGATTGGTTGGCAGAAAACCAAGTTTTTTACGACGAAGAAGATCCCGAAAGACCTCATCCAGACGGAAGTAAATTTATTTTATATACCGAGGAGGTCTAATATGGGATACTCAAAAGAATTTATTGAGTGGACCAATTCTGATTTAGAGTATGTATTTGAAGTTAAGGAGGTGTCTGCGGGTATGTTACCGGGAGATTCAAATAACGTATCTTGTGAAGGAACCGGTTATATCGGTATGTTCAAAGATTTTGAGGGTAATCTAATGTTAAAAATGAAACACGATAATCAGGACGGTTTCATTATGGAAAAATACGTGGACGTTAAGGGACGATTCTTAAAGTAGATAATCCCTTAACCCCATTTCTAAATTATATTTAGGTTCCCACCCCTTCATCCATTTTTGTTTATCACTTTTAGTAAAGAATTGATACCCTTTAGGAATGTCAGTTTCTTTGTGATACGTAAAACCGATATTCAAAATCTCAAGAACATCTTCAAATGGTCTTGATTCACCACTGCCAACTTCATAATAATTAGATGAGCATTCTGTATAATTTTTAAGTGCGTGAAGGTTAGCACTAATAACGTCTTTCACGTACACAAAATCTCTCGTCGGTTTTAGGGGGAATAGTTTGATTTCCTGACCTTCTTTTTGCTTAGTGACCATTTGATACGCAACCGACGACATCTTCCCTTTATGGTCTTCGTATGGTCCATAAACGTTAAAATATCTCAAAGCAACTCCACCATTTTGAATTACGTATTTTTCGGCAACGTATTTACTCCACCCATAAAGATTTGATGGATATAAATTATTGGTACCGTAATTTGCGGCTGAAGAAGAATATATCATTTTACAATTATAGACATAACAATAATCTGACATTATCTTTGTTGATTCATAATTTCTGGTCATCATGTAATTCACATCTTGTTCTAAAGTGTCCGAACATGCTCCGATATGAAAAATAACATCAGGTGAAAATTTGTTTATTTTATTTAACAAAACATTTGTCCAATCTTCATTAAGAAAAATGTCTTCATTAATTTCTAAAATTTCAAAATCATCTTTGATTTCTTGAATTAAATTTTTACCTATAAAACCTTTCGAACCTGTTACTATTGCTCTTTTCATGGTGTTGTTACTCCTCTTTTTGATACCACAATTGACGCCATTTCATTGGCATAAATTATAGATTGGCTTATGTCTTTTGTTTCCAAATATTTTAAGGTAAATGATGCTGTAAATGTATCACCAGCACCACTAACGTCGATAGTTTCTCTAGGGTCTGGTGAAGGATAAACTCGGTCAATATACTTAGCACCATTCGAACCCAAAGTTACAATTACTCTATTTAATAAATTTTTATGAAAACTATGTTTATTAAATTCCGATTCGTTTAATTTAACAAAATCAAAATTAGATAATAAACTATCGGTTATTTTTTTCTTAGTATCCATTACAATAAAACGAGAGTGTTGAGCGATTTCTAATAATAGTTTTTCATTTAAAAATCCTTTATTATAATCACTAACAATTATTGCGTCAGATTCTTTTATTTCGTTAATAATTTCATCGTTTAATTCTAAAGGTGTTATCGACTCTTCCCCCTCATCAATTCTAATGAACATGTGATTAGACTTATCGTCTACGTATCTTGTTTTTTTAATTGGTTGGAGTTGGTGTATGTGTTTTATTTTAATCCTAACAGAATGATATAAGGATTTTAAATTTTCAATTACATTACCTCCCATCCCCATATTTTTCTCCACGTATAATGGATTAAAAACGGGTACAGGTGCTTCAGGACTTAATCTTTTTGTTTCACCGTACACGAATATGTCTGTACACAATTCACCTATTACTGTTATTTTCATAATTTAATATATTAGTTGAGGACTTATCTTTTATTTTTTCAAAAAACATTACTTTTGGAACATGTTCAACACCGATAATTTTATCATATTTGTAATCATCCCCAATAACTAATATGTCGGGTTCCCATTCTTTTATTCTATCGACGAGTGTGTCGTCCGAATCAAAAGAGACTACACTGTTGACAAATTTAATACTGCGAATAAATTCCATTCGATCTTCAATTCCATTATATGGTCTACGTTCTCCTTTTTTTTCACGTACTCTATTATCTGAGTCAATACCCACCCTTACGGACCCTAATGTTGATGCGTATTCTAATAATTTTATGTGACCTATATGAAGAACATCAAACGTCCCATTTACCCAAATCTTTTTCATTTTTGTGAATCTCCCTTCCAAACCCTATATGAATCAGAATCAAAATGTTGTGTAGACACTTCAAAAACCTCACCATCGATTAATGCCTCTAATTGATGTGGTTGTCCGGGTCTTTGTCTAACAACATCACCTGGAATTAATTTATGTTCAATTATTTCCGCCGTTTCAGTATCTATCCATCTATAGATAAACAATCCTTTATTAACGTACCAAGTCTCATCTTTAATCATGTGATAGTGCATAGAGAACTTAGCACCTTCCTTAAATCTCATTAATTTACCGCAGTAAAGTTCATTGTTCGTTATGATAATTTCTTCCCCCCAACCCTTAGGGACTTTACATTCAGAACATTCCGTTATATTATGTACAATTGGTTTTTCCATAAAAAAAATATAAGAAAAATAAAGCAATAAAACAAGCGAGTATTTATATTAACATGAATTTTGAAATATTAATAGAAGAATTACTTAACGAGTTATCGGGAGCGGAAATTTATCAAAAGTATTATAATAAAATACCATATGATATTTTTCTGAACATTGTTAAATCAGACCCCAAATCGGTTATCGATGAACAAGGTAATCCAACCACATTAGGAAAGTATGTAAAACTATTAATTTCCCTTTACCAAAAAGGAGGTTTACAAATTGAGGACTTAGATAAAGCGTCAGAATATTTGGGTTATGTGTACCAACATCGTATTGCTATTGATTTAGGTAAAATAAAAGAATTGGGGGACTTATACAATTTGGTTAAAGATTACATTGCTAAAGATAGTCAAAGTTTAGATGACGTATTAAAAGTACTTTCAAAAGACGAATATAAGGTTTTACATAACGGAGAGGAGTGGTACATATTTCAACCATTAACCGAAAAGGCATCCTGTTATTTGGGCGTCAATACAGAATGGTGTACAACTTGGGGTCCGTATACTTTGAATAAGAAACACAAGGACAGAACAAACATGTATCAACAATATTCTAAAAATGGTCCTCTGTACATAATGATTAGAAAAAATAATCCTTCTGAAAAATACCAATTTCATTTCGAATCTAAACAATTCATGGATAAGGATGACCATAGAATTAATATTAAAGAATTTTTTAACGGAAAAAATGAATTAATAAATTACTACTTTCCATCGTTAACAAGAAAAGTTTCTGACGAACAATTAAAATTAGAACTAAAAAGAATTGATATATTACCCGATGAGGTTGGGATGGGGTTAATTCAAAAGGCAATCGGACAGGTTAATAACGACTTAGTTAATGCTTTACTAAATCAAGATGATGAAAAATTAAGTGAACTTATTATTAGTGACAATATTAATGGAGGATTTGAGGTATACGAGGGAAAATTGACATTTGACGTTAACACAATCGATTCTAACTCACAACAGGTATATGACAACATTAGATATCATGAATACGAAACCAATGAAGGATGGAATTTTGTTTATGAGGATATGAGAGATAGAGGTATTGATGAGTACGAAAGAGAAAATCTAGTCTCCTTTATTGAAAAATATTACGAGGAAAATCCGAGCGAATTTTCAAGTAGTTTTGGTATAAAAAATAAGGAGAATTTCGTAGAAACTTTTATAGATAATTATGTGGAAAATTCAGATATCCAAGAAGCTTATTGGTCTAACACCGCAGATCTCTCTCACCAAAGTTATGAAAACGAAAATCAAGCCGCAGCGGACGCAATAAAATCCGACATTTATATTGATGATAATAATCGAGGATATCGATATGAAATAGGAGTTGTAAAATTCGTTCAATTCTTAATAAAAAAAGACATTACCAAAATAGACGACGAAACAAAAAATTCTTTAGAGAATGTGATGGATGAATTTATTGATTATTTAGGACATGGTGGTGAGTGGGAAAGGATATATGATTTTGATTTACAATTTCCAAAATATGGTGATGATGGAGATTTAACAAAAGAAACGAATAAGTATTTTGAAGATATGTTAAATGATGTTGAACAAAACAAAGAATGTTTTTCTCTTAGAACTAAATTGAATGATATACTTAAACAATATTTTAAAAATTCAACAACATTCGAAAATGACCATATTAAGGTAAGGTTAAAAAATAATCAAATTGATTGTTCGACCGGTATGGTAAAAATTGAGTATACTAATAAAGATACAGGTGAGACCTAAGGTGGTTGGAGGGACCCTAAGGATGGTGTTAAGGTTGATAACTTGGTTTCACTTTTAACTAACTATAAATTATTTGAATCATATTCTAAATTTAGAAAATTGATTAAGTAATAAATTTTTCTTATATTACGTTATGGAAATTATATTAGGTTATGACATCATAACACATAACGGACCATTACCAAATTGTTTAGATCCTAAATTTATACCTACGATTAAAGAAGGTTCTAATTTTGATTATAACAAATGCTTTAAATATTTTAATCAAAAATGGGGTTGTGATTATTGTTTATTCAACAGTAACGATTTAGATAATATTAGTACTGTTAAATCCGTATACAATATTATTAAAGACCGTAAAAAGGGTAACACATACAAATGGTTTTATATTGTTGAACCACACTCTGGATTAGACTTATTTTTTGGTTTACATAGGGTACACGATAAATTCGCATTAACATTAATATCAGAATCTGCACTAAATGAAATAAGAAATGGTGAAGGTAATTTATTGATTAATTATACTGTAGATGGTGGACTTGGTGTAAACATTGAAAATTTTTCCCTTATTGTTGATTTCACCAGAAAAAACAATATACCTGATGAAAAAGTATTTTTTATTTTTTCTGATTTTAAGTTAAAAGAAAACTTTGAAAGGATGGGAGTTAACTATAACGTATTGGACTCCAATTTTTATTTACCATTCAAGGCAAGAGAATTTCAATCAATTTTAAATGGGGAAGATAAAACAAATTCAACCGTTGTTACTGAAGATGATTTTATTAAAAACATAGAGAACGATAAAAAAGATTTTTTATTATTATCGAGACATTTTAAAATGCACAGAATAATGTTATTGAATAAACTACATAGAATGGGTTTGGATAATAATTTAGTTTCGTGGGAAAAATCATACTATAATGGTGGAATGGTAGAGGAGATGTTAAAAAGAGATAATAATATTGAATTTGCGGACTTATTAAAAACCACCTCAAAAAATTTAGATGTTGATGACATTGTAAATGTATGGGGATATGGTTTTGAGGATAAAAATCTTTATTTAAACACATATATTAGTTTAGTAACCGAAACTATTTTCTTTCAATCAGATTGGAAAGTTAACGAGTACTCTACCTTCCCAACTGGATTTATATCTGAAAAAATTTGGAAACCTATTGGTCACTGTCAACCATTTATTTTGGTGGGACCAGCAAAGTCATTGAAATATATTAGAACAAAATTTGGGTTTAAAACTTTTCATCCATATATCGACGAATCATACGATAATGAATGTAACGACATGAGAAGAATTGGTTTAATTGAAAATGAAATAGAAAAATTCAGTAATAAAACAAAATCTGAAAAGATAGAATTTTTAAATAACGTTAAAGATATTTGTATTCATAATCAAAAATTATTTTTATCGATAGGTGAGGAATCAAGAAAAAAAATTACCGAATCAACAAAAGAAAAATATAATTTCTTAAATAAATTATAATCTAGCCCCAATAAATTTGATTAAAGTCTCACCAAATTTTTTGTAACCAAAATAACCCGGATGTTCATCCTCAGTAAAACCGTTTAGCTCATCTTTTATTGTCAATTTGTGTCTATTACAAAAATGACTTGACGAATGGCAACCCTCATCTTCTAAAATCACTTTTCTTTTTTTATCCAATATATCATAAACATATTTGTGTGATGATTTAAGAGTATCATTCTCAAACATATAATAATATGGAATATTGTTAAATTCTAAAAAAGTAAACAACCCAACTAACTCACCCTTAAACTTATTTGTATAAACAATTGGATTGTGGTATTTTTCAAAATAATTCCACAAATCTTGTTCAATCTCTCCCTTAAAAAACGAATCAGGATATTTGCTATCTGTTGGTGATATGGTGTGATGTGCAGAAACAATATTCATTTCACCATCATTATCATATCTAATATTAACGACCATATGGTCATCAATTTTATTTGAATAAAAATCTATTCTATGAATTGGGTCTGTAATCTCAAATAAAAATAATGTTTTACGAGCTTTATCAATTCCAATTTTTTGAATGTGTTCATATGTTCTACGAATAAGTCTTGGCGCTCCTGATCCAGATTGTCCATCGTGAGTTAATTCACATTCAAAATAATCAGCAACATATTGAGGATATGTTACTTTTTTTTCGTCCTCCCAATAAACATTGTATAGTTTTTTATATTCATTTTTAATGTTTGTATGATATAATCCACCGCCAGCGGTAAGAGACGATCCATTAGAATAAATTGCGTCTATGTTAGGTATTCTCATATAAATCTTTGTCTTTCTTTAGGGTAATTATTTGGGACGTTCATTATTTTTCTTGGGGATGGTTTCTTAATCGATTGTTCAATTAAAGAGATAAATGTTTTAGTTAATTCCCTATGTCCTTCCTCACCAATATGTAAATCTTTAACAGCACCCTTTGTCTCATCCTCAATGCTTGAATATTTTCTAAATGGAATCATTAATTTATAACACTCTTTTTTATGATTAGTGGTGTCAAAAAATTTCATCCTAATGTTATTGTCTTTAAAAAACTTTAAAACTTCTGGTTTACTATGAAACATACCATGAATTATAATTTTTTTACCTTCATTTATTTCGGATAAGATTTTTTCTAAATCAATATTCTTTTCTATATCATATAAAACATCCGCATTTTTATCAACAATGGATTTTAATTTTTCTTCCATATAGTGGTAACCCTCAACATAAATACATAGTTGTTTATCTTCTATCATTTCAGTTGACCAAAGATTTTCTGGATAATCACATTCAGGAGAAACCCAGCTCCAATGATAAATTTGATTATTTGGAAATAGATTTTTTATTATTTCTATAAAATTACTTATTTCTTTATACCAAATACTATAAGTCACTCGATTCAACGCAATTTCTTCTGTTGTTGATTTTTTAACATTTTCATTTTGTTTAGGATGTGGATTGAAAGGGATAATATCAACAAATTGATTTACATCGTCAGCAATTCTAAACCTACCTTCCGAGGTCCAATTAAATATTAAAATATCTTTTGGTTTAATTTGACTCATCGTTTTTAAAAAACTATCAAATATTGTGTAGTTAGATGCTCCTCCCATACCACGATTAACCACATCGATATCAAAATATTTTGGAATTAATTCTGCGTAATGTTCAGGAACGAACCCTAAATGTTTTACATACTCTACCGACCAACTTTGACCACATTCATAATGAGATTTAAATGTTTGAGTGTGGGAATCACCAAACATAAATAAAACTGGCTTGAGTTTTTCGACCAACACTGGTATTGTGGTTTCGGCATATAGTTTATTACCAAAATAACCTGGATGAGTATCCTCAGTAAAACCGTTTAACTCATCTTTTATCGTTAGATTTTTTACACCACAAAATCTATGTATAGACGAAAATCCCGCAACTCTCAATTCCCTATCCGATATACTTTTATAAAAAGTTGGGAATATATTTCGATATGTATCATTTTCAAAAGTATAATAATATTCAAATTTATTTTTTTCTAAAAAAGAAAATAATCCCGTAACTTCACCAACTACCTTTTCGGTATAAACAATAGGATTATGATACTTTTGTAAGTAATTTAAAACCTCATCTTTAAATTCATTATGTAAAAATTCAGAATCGTAGAACTTACCATCGGGTGTGGTTGTTTCTTGAATTTGAATAGATGTAATTTCTGAATTATTACTATCGTACCTAACATTAACAATAACATAAGACTCTATTTTTTCAAAATACATATCAATTCTGTGAATTGGTTCTGGAATTTCCAAAATAAACAATGTTCTGTTTGAGGATACCATACCCACTTTTTTTGTGTATTCATATACCATTCTAACTAATCTAGATGGTCCACCTCCCGATAATGCCTCATGAACTAAATTACAACCAAAATAATCTGCAATGTATTTTGGGTATGTGACATCCTTTTCATTGTCAATATCAATCCCGTGTAGTCGTTTATATTCTTTTTTATTATCCTTATCGTTAATACCACCACCTGCGGTCAATGAGGATCCGTTGGCGTACACCGTATCAAAATTTTTCCATTTCATATTTTTAAATATAAATAAAATATTGATTAAAGACAATAAAAAAAGGGAAACAAATTGTTCCCCTTCTATGACCTTGTGATTATGTTTATTTAGAATTTAGTTCCGCATTGTGGACAGAACTTATGTGTGTCTTTTTTTCTCTTACTACCACACTCAGTACAGTAAGTAACCAAATCTTCCTTAGTAATAACTTGAGTTGATTTAGGTTTAATTTTCCACCAATTTGTTGTGGATGGGTAACTATTAAACGATGAACTATCATATGTGAAAGATTGATTCGATTCTGAACCTTTCTCTACCCTACCTGTCTCAAGACTTCTTGATGAATTCGTACTAATAGTACCACTTGTCAACGACGCATTATAAAACAAATTTGTTCCTGATGTTGTAAATGTTGCGTTACCATAATAAGGACTACCAGTTGTCGTGGACCCCCGACCAAAATTTGGATTATTAATTGTTACAGTACCACTATTAACATTATATGTTGACATTCTCACCTCGTCATAAAATTTAACAACGACGTCACCATTGTTCTCAATAGCATCTTGTACTTCTTTATTATTCCCATTTACAACGTATGTTTCGAACAAAAACTTCTTTGCCTCATCAAGATACCTTTCGAGGAAGATGCGTTCACCAGGACGAAGTATGATACCATTACCAATGGAATTACCATTCATCTCTATTTTTGCTAAAACTTTATTTTGTGTGGGATTAAAAAGTTCGATTTCGAACTCATCACCGTTATTAAGATAAACGGTATCAATTTGCTGTTTTAATCTTTGTTTACTCTTGGTAATAAAAGATTGTGGTACGGCAAGACCAATCGTGTTGATTGAAATTCTTCTGTTCATTTCCTTATATTTTTTTGTATTTGAACCCGAATTCGTTGGTATCAATTCCAACTCAAATGCCTCAAGGACACTTCGACTTCAACCACAAGGTCTATTATAAGTATAATGAAAATTTATAAAGTGTAAAGTAAAAACCTTATAATGTGTAAATATCCATAGAAATCTCGGTAGAATATTCTCCCGTTTCGGAAATGTATAGTGTTATGTCCACTTCATCACCGACAGTAATGAGACCATTAGAGACTTTATCAATTGACACATTATCCCAATTAAGAGGAATGGTTATTTCATCGGTTAAATAATCGTCAGAACCTTCAGGATAATATTCTATTTCGATTTCTATTGAATCAGGTCCTTTGATTGAGTTTAAACTAATTCCTTTTATACCCCAACTTCTATGTTCTTGGTCAATATCAAATGAAAGTTCCATTGTTGGGGAATATGGGGTTATGTCATTAATTTCCCCACCTTTATACTTCTGTTCGTGATTTACACCAACAGAAACTTTTACTTCTCTTCTATAACGAGTATCGTCAACGGATTCTTTAATTAACGTATTTGTTATCGTTTTTACTTGATTTTCAGTGAGTATTAACTTTTTCATATCTAATAAATATTCAACAAAAGTATAAACAAATTTTGGATATTTCAAAAAATATACTATTTTTGTTCTTTAAATCTTAAAGAATGAAAAAAGTATTATTACTGTTATTTGTTGTTTTTATGGGTTCATGCTCAACACAATACAAGTTAAACAAGTCCATTCAGAAAGCCAAAAGAATGACAATGGAAGATTTTAAAAGGGGTAAAATAGTTGTTGAATATCCGTCTTTAACTCCTTAATTATTTAACGGGTTGTTGTTGTGACTGTTGTCTTAATTGTTTCGCTGTCGATTTTAGGTTTTCGATATCCTTATTTTTAATCCATCCAGCTTCTAAATACGGTTTTAAAAATTGGTCCACGGTCCCACCTTTTTTTGTGTAATTTTGTATTGACTGAGTATCAAGATTTGAGTCCATTAATTTAGTCCAATCTATTTTACCACTATCATCTGCATAACTTAAAACTTTTGCAAGACTATTAGTAATGTTATTCGTATCAAAAGTCCATTTTTTTACAGTCCTTTTTGGTGCCGGAGTGGTTCCTACTCTTGGGGCCACTTCAATAACTTTACCACATTCATCAGTTTTTAATAATAATCTTTGACCGTCAGATTTTCTTATTCTATATCCTCCAGATACAAAGTCATTAAAAATTTGTTTATTTGTGTTGTCGAATATTGTAACATGCATAGCATCCGAGTGACAACCACTACCATTATCGGATTCACATTGATAGGTTACTATTATTTCTTTTTTACCACCTTGGAGGATGGCTTTTGAATCTTCCTCACTAAATCTACCTATCCATTGTCTTGATTTTCCATCATTTCCATTATTTAAATTGGCATAATTTGACCCTTTATCATTTTTAATTGGGATACCATTCGCGTAAATTGAAAAAACGGCTTCATTACATTGATGACATCTACTCTTGTCGGTTTCTGTACACCAATTTTCATTATAATCAATCATTAATCTAAGTCCAACTAAACAAGTTTCATTAACCGTTACAGATTCACCCGTCGCATTAACAATAACGTTGATGAATTGTTCTTCTGCATATTTTGGATCGTTCGGACTATTTTTACCTGAAACATATGGTGTACTACCTATTACTATTTGATTTTCACCAAAAGTAGGTTTTACTGAAATAACGTTTGTTTTAATTAAGTTATCAAAAAAGTTATTGATAATGGACTTAACGGAATTAGCTCTTCCGTTCGCTAAATATTTTTGTGGAACCTTATTACCTTTATTTTTACTTGTTGGCTCATTATCGGCATTTGTAACTTTAGACTCTCCCGCTTGTATCGAAACCTCAATTTTTTGTGATTGATGTTTTTTTATGAATTCGATAACGGGTGTTAATGCATTTGTTACCTGTGAAACCAATTGTTGTGTTGGCATCCAATAACCTGCGGGGAACTTATAAGGTATATTAATTGGAGGTAGACTAGCTGGTTTTCTAGTCTCGTTTCTTACAATTGTTTGTTCAGATAATATTTTATCTATAACATTCTTTAACTGTTGTTCCGATAATACAATCCTCTTCATTAAAATTTATCTTTTATATAAATACTTTATAAAGGATAACTGGTATTTATTATTAAATAAAGACTTAAAACAAAGGAAGAATTATGTTATTAAAATTAGGATCAGAAGGTGAAGATGTAAAAAAACTTCAGGTTAAATTGGGAGTTGACCCAATAGGTAAATTTGGACCAAAAACCGAAGCCGCAGTAAAGGCGTGGCAATCGTCTAATGGTTTAACGGCGGACGGTATTGTGGGTGATGGAACATGGGGTAAATTATTTACCGAAGGAACAAAAACCCAACCTACCGTAATAACGGAACCCGCACCTGTTGCAAGTGTTGGTGGTTTAAAGTTAGAGAGATTAAAGGGACACATACCCGATTCAGTTATTAAAATGATACCTGACACGGCAGCTAAATTTCAAATTAACACACCATTAAGATTAGCTCACTTCTTGGCACAATGTGGTCACGAATCGGGAGGTTTCAGAGCAACAAAAGAAAATTTAAATTATTCAGCAAAGGGATTGGTAGGAACATTTAAGAAATATTTCCCAACAGAGGCGGCCGCAAAACCTTATGAAAGACAACCCGTTAAAATTGCTAATAAAGTTTATGGAAACAGAATGGGTAATGGTCCAGAATCATCAGGTGAAGGTGCGAAATTCTGCGGAAGAGGTTATATCCAATTAACCGGAAAAGAAAATTACACGGCATTTGGTAAATCAATTAACGAGGATATTTTATCAAATCCTGACAAGGTGGCTTCAGATTATGCTTTGTTATCAGCGGCGTGGTTCTTTAGTAAGAATGGTTTACATAAAATAGCCGACGAAGGTTCAAGTGATACGGTTGTGACCAAAATTACAAAAAGAGTAAATGGTGGAACAATCGGATTAGCCGATAGAATTAAACACTTTAAAGAATATTATTCTTTATTATCATAAAAAAAAGGGACTTTATAGTCCCTTTTTAATTTCTTTTATATCAACATCATCTTCAGGAGAAATGTCAGTTATTTGTGAAAAATCTTCACTACTAAGATGTATTTTTTCTTTTAATTTTTCAAACGCTATTGGACTTATAAAGTGAGCCGGAACATTTTCATTTTCCATATCCGATGGTTGTACACAATAAAATGACGATTCATCAGGTTGACCACTTTTCGAGTATGTTTCAACAACGTACATATTCCCCTCATCATCAACATAAACGGTTTCATCTATTTTATTATAGAGAGCATCATATTTTACACCGTTGAATGTCAACCAATCAACATGTTTTGAATGAAACAAACCAAATTTATTTGTTTTTGTACTTTTGTACAATAAAATATCAGAATTGTCTATACTAACATTACCAACTACAAATTCATTTTTCATCGCATTTTGAAGAACGTTTGATAGCGATTGACCGGGTAATTCTTGACTAATTCTTCTTGATAATGTATTTTTATCAGATTCTGACAATGCTAAAAATAATTCATATGTACTGAATTTATCGTAAATATTATTTCTATTACTACTCATTATATACATATTCCTCATTTGTTTGTCACTTGCCCTCCATGATTCCGCAGTTTGAAGTGTACCGTTCTGAGCAATATATTGTAATCTATCACTTGCTTCTTGTCTTCTATATTCGTATCTATTTCCAGGAATTTCGTTTATTCTACTGATAGTATTTTTAATAATTAGTTCTGTGTTCTCATCATATGGTTGGAAAACTATTTTGTCCAAAACTCCACTCAATTTTGGGTAGATTTGTAATAATCTTTCCTCAGTAAAAGAAGGTTCACCAGGATTTGTAATGTCGGTTAATGCAAAAGTACCACCTTTCATTGCTTGTAGTGCCCCTAAATAATATTTACTCACATCTTTATTACTAACATTATCAGGATGTTTAGATTCGTCAATTACAAAATAAAAAGATCTATTTGGTCTTTTTGAAGGGTAATAGTTATTATCATCCCACCAAGTTGTACACCATGGTCCTCCACTAAAATTGTAAGGTGGTTCGTGTAATGTTTTTAAATAATATCCGAAATTAATTGATATTTGTTGGTTACTAATATCATAAACTCTAAATCCATCATTTTCATAGATTAGGTATTTATTACCATACCATAATTCTTTCGACGCCTCTATTTTTTCTGTTGTTGGTTTTCTGTCTTTTGATGAAAATACCGCAACATTATTTTCTTCACCATCAATCAATCGATTGTATTCATCGTATATACTCTTAATCTGTTGAGAGGTGTATCTTGTAATTTCTTTTATATTGGCAACATCAAATTTAGAATAACCGTGTTCACCATCAAAACGATAAAGGAAGGACCTCCATTGTGGTAACTCTATATCGAAGTTGTTTTTGGTTTTTTCAAACCATTCGTAATATTTTTCAATTTCCTGAGGACTAAATCTATCACCCCACTTTTCTCTTAAAAAGTTCAAATCCTTTTGAATCGCCTCTCTTCTTTTTTGGGACATTTCGGCTTCAATAACCAAATCGTATACTAAATCACGTATTTTCATAATACAATAAATATACAATAAATACCTTTTTGAACCTCTAAAAACTCAATTTTATTGGGGAATCAAATTATCAGATTTTATATAAGTTCTTTTGAGACCTTCAATTTCGTCCAAAGTAGATTTAACCATTTTCTCAATCATTAGGATTTTCATCAAATTATCTGCGTTTCCACTGTCCAACTCATTTGAGAAATTAGATAAAAGAACCTTTCTCATTAAATTGTCGTCGAAAGATTTTGCAACCCTTTCCTTCTTTCTTTGAAAATATTTTTTAGAGTTTTCTCTCGTACATTCAATACAGTAATTACTGTGACCGTCCAAAACCAACCTATTTTTATAAAATTGGTCAAGTGATTTTGATGATTTACACCCTGAACACTTCTTTTCATTTTTCTCTTTTGACATGACTATTTTATTTGATATGGGACAAAGGTATGTATATAAAAAGAAAATTCCAAATATTATTAAAAATATTTGGAATTATATAATGAAAATTGTATTATATTAATTACTTTATGGTCTTAATTCCAAGCAAAATCTAATTTTAATTTACCACCTTCATTTGTTATAGTTAACCCACCATTTGCTTCCGCATATCTTTTTTCCACCCCCGCAATACCAAAAACTAAAGTTCCTCCAGCATTTAATGTAATTAGGGTGTCATTATCAAAATACTTACCTTTTGAATTATTGTCTATTGGGATACCGGCAATTGAACCGACTGTTGTTGGTCTCTTATAATTTTTATTATAAAGATCGGAATTACTTACACTCGAACGAAATCCTAAAATAACTAATTTTACTTTTTGTTTTCTTAATTTTATAATAGTGTCAACGTCATCTTGAACTGATGATGCCTTTCTAATTGTGCCCGATACCGATGAAACTTTAGAAGGTGACATTTCTTCATTAAGTTGGTTATCGATGATTTTCTTGATTTGACTTTCTGTGAATATATATTTTTTCATAATGTGTTACTTTGATTTAAGGTATATTGATAAATATCCAGCCAAACGACTACCTCTCTCAATTAAAAAATCTTTTTGTGTTTGTGTTAATTTCTTTTTATCTCTATAATCAACTCCCATAGTTCCAATACATTTATCTGTAACAATATCAAACAACCCTATTACATATGACGCATTGGTCCCTGTTGCTTCCGCTGCCGACTTTAATCCATAAGTTCCAATAGTTTCATCTTTAAAATCGGAAATCCACAAATGTTTATTTTCCATAATGTAATTCATTGATCTTGAATATAAAGATAGTGGAATGTCAGTGAATAAATGAATAATACTACCAATTCCCGGTTTAACGTCCTCATATGTTATTGAAAACTTTTGAATTGATTTGTTAGTGTGAAGAAAATGACCACCATTGTGAAATTGACTTATCCAAATTCTATCCGCATCTAACATATCTCTAATTTCAGATATTTCGTCAAAAATAACCAAATTTCTTTCAATGTCATCTTTAACGATGTCTTTCGATACTGGTTTAGATAGTTTAGCTTTTACATATTCAAGTCCCGCTGGACCAACTAATGCTGTAATAACGGCCACTAAGACCATACCAATCAATTCTATTGTGTGTTGTTCCATAGTAATAATTCTATAAATATTGTAATACAAAATAAAAAATTGAATTTTATTAGGATTGTGTGTTTAATATCCAAAATTATTTATTTAATGACAAATAGTCATTCTATTTTATGGTGTTTTTTGATATTATACTTTATTTATTTTTGTTGTCGGGGGACAAAATAAATTTTAAAACTATTATACGGGAGATTTTACAAGCTCCCATTTTTTTTGTATATTAGTTAATATGGATAGTTTAATTATAAATTTCTTTGGTGGCCCTGGTATTGGTAAGTCCACACAATCGGCTGGTTTATTTACCGAAATGAAGAAACATCACATGGATGTTGAATTAACTTACGAATTTCCTAAGATTGTGGCGTGGGAAGAAAACTATTCGGCAGTAAAGGATCAGTTTTACATTACCGCTAACCAACATAGAAATATTAGTAGATTATATGGTAAGGTGAAGTACATCATTGTCGACTCACCAATCATTTTAGGGATGGTTTATAAGGACAGATACAGTAAGGAACCTGAATATCCGGCAATGTTCTATGACGAATCGTTTGATAATTTCGTTATAAATTTATTTAAAAAGTACAACAGTTTGAACATACTGTTAACCAGAAACGATGAGACATACGATGAGAATGGTAGATTTCAAAATTTACAAGAGTCTAAAGACATTGATAACGATATTAAAGAAAAATTATTATCTAATAACTTACCTTTTGTTGAATTTTCTGTTGATAACAATACTCCTTTGGAGATATTTAACTATATAACAGTAAATAACACATGAAAAAAGTTCTATTATTCGTTGGTATATTCCTAGTAAGTTTTACCTCATTTTCACAAGATACTATTAGAGTTAAAAATCAGGTATTTGAAGTTCTATATTCACAAAAATTAGAGCAACCCCTTTGGTTGAAATATAGATCAACTAATAGACCAACAAACGTTAATAGGGGTACTATGGATTTCTACACTGAAAAGAACATTAAAACTTCTGATGGTGAAGATTATAAAGCAAACATATATGATAAAGGACATTTAGCACCTGCCGCCTCTTTTTCCGATAATATGGAAAATCTAAAGCAAACATTTTCATATTTGAATTGTATGATGCAGGACCAATATCAAAATAGGGGAGAATGGAGATTGTTGGAGGAGCAGGAGAGAAAATGGGACGATTTAGAACCGTTAACAGTTATCATTAAGGTATTTTTCGATAAGGTACCTAAAAGAGTTCCGACCAATGCTGCAATCCCTTCATATATGCAAAAACACATTTATTTTGAAAAATCAAAAAAGTGGAAATGTTTTGTGTTACTAAATGAAAAACCGAAATTTAAATGGAGTGAGTTGGAAATGATTTGTCCATCAAGTGACCACAAGTAAATTATGTTAAATAAAGAATTAGTAAATTACCAAAATAAACTTTATTGGGTTTATCGAAAAGTAAAAAGTTCCCAAGTTAAAGAGGGGAGTGTTACCGATTTAAAAGAATTTTGGAGGTGTGATGTGGCAGTTAGAAACAAAAATCAGAATGACGATTTGATGTTATTTTTGAGAGAAATTGAAGAGGCTAAAATTGTTTCCTAATTTCTTTTAAACATATTTTAGTATACTTGTCTTCATTTCTTTTTGCTTGTCTCTCCATTGGGTTTTGAGAATAATATCTTGATAGTTCATATTCCCTATATTTTCTACGAACTTGTAAATAATGGGTATATTCGTGAATTACAGTTGCAACAATATCATAAATTGTATTGTTATTAGGTAAATAAATGATTATTTCATTTCTATAAAAACAGTAGTTACCGAAAATTTCAAAATTATCCATTTTGCGTTTCCTTTCACTGAATCTAAAAATCAACCTGCGTTTTTTCCTATCACATAGACCAAAATAACTCTCACACCACCTTATTGCTAATGTGGCATAACGTTTTTTTGATTCGATATTGATAGTTCTAGCCATTCGTTGTTTTATCTGTTTTGATTGTTCTAGCAACCCTTTTAGTTGGTTTTGCCACCTCGTTAATGGCGTCGAAGTTTTGAGCAATATCGTTTAAAATTGCCGCAAATTCATAATTCTCAGCCTCCTCATTTTTCTTCCATAAAACAGAGACAAAACTTCTTAGTTCATTATCGGTTAATTTGGCTCTAACTTTAACGGAATTTTTCATTAACTTTAAAACCATGTATTGAGCCCCTAATTTCTTATCTTGGGATAAAGAAAAATAATTGTCAACCGTAATATTTGATAAAATATTTGCGGTTACATTATCCAAAAATTGGATAAATGATGGATGGTTTACATTTACGTTCATTGTCTCTTTTCGTTTAAAATAAATACTTCCTAATCCATTCTAAAATGGAAAAGGGGATAATAAAATCCCCCTTATTCTAAAAAATATGGCTGTTTATTTTGCCCACTTACCTCTAATAACGATTTGAGCAATAATGTTATATACAGATAAATCTTGATATGTATCTTCTACTGCTTCACCAACCGTATCGGGTTTACCTAATAAGACTAATTGCTTCAATCTCTGAATCTTATCGTTCATTCTGAACCAAAGTCCTGTTTGTGATAATTTAACCTCTTCAGGGGTCTCTAAACGAGTACCTACGGATATATTATCTGGTCCGTAATTCATTTGTTTTCTACAGAACACCTCATATTGTTCTTTTAGGATTTTTTTAAATTCTCTTGTGGTTTCAGGGTACTTTTCCTCACAAAATTTAATTGGGTCGATTGGTAGTTCTTTATCTTCTGACATAATTTATCTATTTTTAATAATATAACCAAAATAAACACTAATTCCAAATATTTATATAAAAATATATCAAGACATGGCTTCAGACGCATATAAAGAAATGAAAGATTCGGGTGATAAACCTAAATCTGACATGCCAAAACATAAACAATTGGCTCAAATGTTATCATTTAGAGTGGTTCCAGCATATTACAAGGAAATTGAAAAGGTTGCCAACCATAAAAAAGTAACAGTATCCAAATTAATTAGAAGTTATATTAAAGAGGGTATGAAAAGAGATAATGAACTTACAAATCAAGAAGATAAAGACTTCAGAGTTGATTAAACACATGAGAAACGTAATTTTAACAGAAAGTCAAATAAAGAAAGTTGTTAGTAATGTCTTAAATGAGGCTAATAATAAGGTTTCGAGACATGATTTTTCAAAAGTGCAGTTTAAATTGGATGATTTAAACGGATCGATACAAGATGCTCAAAAGGAATTGAGGAAATTAGAGGATTCGGTCCCAAATGGGTTAAAAAACATCACAAATAAGAAAATTGATGAGATAACCTCAAACTTATCAAACGTTAAAACTTTAATTACTTCATTAAAATCTAAAATTTACCAAATAAAGAAACAAAACTATTCCCAACCGTTAGAGGAGAAGAAAAAATGATAAAATTTAGTGACATATTATTAGAATCTCCCGAAAAAATCAAATGTAATCATTGTGGGTGGAGTTGGAAGAAATCTGAAGGTGGTAAAACCCCAAATGTTTGTAATAAATGTGGTCACGACTCAAGTCCTAACTCATTGGACACCTTTGCTCAAACTCGTTTAAAGGGTGCCACCAAAATTTCCGATGATGCGAAGAAAAAGGGTGGTCCATCGATGTTAACTTACCATCACTTTGCGGTTAAATTACCATATTACAAAGAAGTGTCTGAAGGTAAGTTTGATATGAATGAAGCAAAGAAGGAATTTACAAAAACATTAAAAAGTATTTCATTTAATATGAAACAAAATGATTTTCAAAGAGAGGTTGGTCGTTTAGAAGTTTTAGGTGAATTAATTATTAAAAATAAGTAATTATTTATCCTTTTTTAATAACTTTTTTCCCTTTTCAGTTAAAAAAAACAATTCTTCAGTAATTTCATCATCATACGACTCAACAAATCCCTTTTTCTTTAAGTCATAAAGAATAGAACCGGCAACAATTTCTCTAAGAACCGTTTCAAACTCTTCCTCATCAAAAAATTCATCTTCTTCCATGTCATATTCACCCGATATGAATTTTTCGGTTAATTTATCCAATAAATAAGTTTTAGCAAAATCGGTACTCTCTAAATCATAGTCTGAGAAGAAATTTGTTTCAGTCAAAATCTCAATCATTTCATCTACTCTTTCAATTATAATTGGTTGGTATATTTTAGACATTATTTTAGTTATTTATAATAAAATATACAATAAAAATGTGTTAAAAAAAAATCTTTAGGGTTTTAAAACATAGTTTTTTTGTTTATATTACCATATAAAATATAATAATGGAAAATAGAAAAATTTTTATTCAAATCGCCTCTTATAGAGACCCTCAATTAATTCACACAATTAGAGATTGTGATATGAAGGCAAGTGACCCTTCTAAACTTGTTTATTCGATTGCTTGGCAACATTCAAAAGACGATGAGTGGGACCAATTACACGAATTTAAAGACGACCCAAGATTTAAAGTTGTTGATATCAATTATAAAGATTCTAAAGGTGCTTGTTGGGCTAGAAATCAGTTACAACAAAACTATGACGGGGAACAATATACATTACAAATAGATTCACATCATAGATTTGTTCAAGATTGGGATTTGGAGTTAATTGGGATGTACAATCAGTTAAAAGAGAAAGGTCATGAAAAACCATTACTTACTGGTTATGTTTCTTCTTTTGATCCTGAAAATGATCCCGCAGGAAGAATACAAACACCTTGGAAAATGAATTTTGATAGGTTTATACCCGAGGGTGCGGTTTTCTTTTTACCAGCAAGCATCGATAATTATAAACAATTAACAGAACCGATACCGGCAAGATTCTATTCCGCACATTTCGCGTTTACAACCGGTGATTTCGTTAAAGAAGTTCCTCACGACCCCGAATATTATTTTCATGGAGAAGAAATCTCAATTGGTGTAAGAGCATATACTTGGGGTTATGATTTATTTCACCCACATAAAACTGTTATTTGGCACGAGTACACAAGAAAGGGTAGAACTAAACAATGGGACGACGATAAGTCGTGGGGAGGTAAAAACGCAAACTCACACAAACGTAATAGAAAGTTATTTGAGATGGACGGTGAGGTGAAAGATATTGACTTTGGAATTTATGATTTTGGTAAAGTTAGAACATTAGGGGATTATGAAAGATATGCCGGTATTTCCTTTAAAAGAAGAGCAGTTCAAAAATTTACTTTAGATAATAATTTAGCACCCAACCCACCATTATATGATAAAGATTTCGATAACTCGTTTTTAAAGGTATTTAAACATTGTATTGACATACATAAAACACAACTTTCTGAACCGGATTATCAATTTATTGCGGTAATATTTGAAGATGAGGACGGACAATTGGTTAATAGAAAAGACTTCTTACCTAATGAATTTAATCCATTGATATCAACACCAGATGATTTCATAAAAATTTGGAGAACGTTTGAGGTTGAAAAAAAACCCAAGACGTGGATTGTTTGGCCGTACACGGTTTCTAAGGGTTGGATGGAAAGAATAACGGGAAATTTATAATATGATTAAACATTGTTTTTATATTAATTTAGATAGAAAGGAAGATAGAAGAAAATTTATCGAATCCGAACTAAATAAAAGTTATATATTAAAAAATATTTTTGAACGATTTCCCGCGGTCGATGGGTATAAGGAAAATCCAAGATTTTTACCTGATGGACTATTAACGGAAAATGCTATTGAAGACGTTCTAATGGACACTGTGACAGCTTGGGGGTTGTCTTTAACACAAGGTGGTTTAGGTGTTTTGTTATCTTATTTAAAACTATTTGAAAAAATCAGTGAGTTAGATAGTCCCGTTATAACTTTTGAAGATGATATAACAATTAAAGACAATTTTGACGAGGAATTAGAAAAAATATTAAGAGAATTACCAACAGATTTCGACATGTGTTATTTAGGTTATGGTGATAAAAAAATAGACTCTAAAGAATTTTCTGAAAACTTAGTTATACCGATAGGTATGATTACATGTCTGCCGTCCTTAATTATATCACCAAAAGGTGCAAAAAAACTTTTATCTCTACTAAAAGAAATTGACAATCAAATTGACACTTCGATATATTTTAAATTAAAAAATTTGAGGTCCTACGCAGTTAAAAATAAAATTGTGGAAATAAAAAATAATTTTGTTACGGACATACAAGGTAATTTTAGTTGTAAAAAAGATTATAGAAAACAAAATTATATTATAACAACAATTGCTTACGGTGAAAATTCTAATAAAAATGCGTTAAAATTGGCCTACGATTTAAATTATTTTAAACAAAAATTATTAATTGTTACAAATAATAAAGAATTGTTCGAAGATGTTGAGAATGTTATCGTAGTTGAGTACCCAAACAAACCATTTTCATATAACGATAAGTACCTGTGTTTTGAGGAGGGGTTTAAATTGGAGGACGCTGTTGTGTATATTGATTCAGATAGTAGAGTTTTCTATAAAAATTATAAAAACTGTTACACTAATTTTTTAAGAATTATTACTCCTGGTTTTCATAAGTCGTGGAATTGGGGATGTTTAACAAGAGAAGAAAGTGGTTTTTTTACAAGTACAGATATAAAGAGTAGAGCTTCAGGTTACGGAGAATTAGCACTTAAATTGTCAAACGAATTAAATATTAATTTAAGCAATTCATTTCATTACCAAGAAGGTATTTTAATTTTATGTAAAGAGTCGGGAAAAGAGAATGTTTTTTTAGAAACATGGAAATACTTGGCAAGTAAATTAGATGAATTTGAAATTATTAACGGGTCAAAAAAAATAGGACTTGGGGAAGGTAATATTGTTGGGTTGGCATTATCAAAAAGTGAGATGACAGTGAATGATGAAACCGTGGCCAATATATTTGGTAGGGATTTAAAATATAATTTTTACGGTTACCATATAGGTAATTATGTTAAAAATTATCCTGATAGAAAAACGGTAAAATTTGGGGATGGAACTTTAATAAGTTCTAAAAAAGTGAACATACCATTTAAGGATAAAATTGTGGATTTATCGTACTCAATATTTTACATATCAGAAAATCTAATGGTACTGACCTTTAAATGGAATGAAAACAATAGTGTTGAATTTTTAGATCATGAGTTTAAAATAAACGGAAACATTTACCACTTCAATAGTGAAAAATCAAATGAAATACATTTTGAAAAAATAGAAAAAATTGAAATTTTACATACATATGATTGGTATGGTGAAAAAAATTGGAAATTAATTGAAACTTTATGAACGATTTTGCATTCTGTACAATAACATATGGAAAAAAATATTTGAAATTTGGTGACTCTCTAATTAGTCAATTAAATCAGATGGGTTATCACGTTTATGTTTTAACAAACGAAGAAAATCATTATATTGATAATAAAGATATAACGGTAATTAAACACGATAAAGAATATTTTTCATTTCATGATAAGAGAATAGTAATGAGGGAATGTTTAAAAAAATACAGGACCGCATTTTTTTTAGATGCCGATGTACATATTCAAAATACCGATAATTTAAGTTTTTTAAATAATTTACCTTCTGGTTTACACATTTTTGCGATGTTTGGTAATATTGGACTTACGTTTTGTTCTGAGGATATTACTCCGTGTGAAAATCAAGATAGAAGAAATACAAAATATGGTAAAGAAGGTATAAAATTATTAAATGATTTGAATTTAAAATATAAAAAACAATATCATAAAGGTAAGGATTACGATTATTTGGAACATTATTTAGAGGGTAGGTGGGCAATAACAAAAGAGGAGGGTAAGGAAGATGTCTTTTTTGACATATGGGATAAATTGGCGGAATTTTGTAATGAATTTGACATTAGACATAAGTATTATAAAAATACAGGTGCGGGGGAAGGTGGTACCATGTCTATTGCATGTTATAATAGTGGATTAACTTTTAACGGAGTAAGTCCGTTGGTTACTTTAATAAATAAATTCTTTATTTCAAATTATAAAGAAAAGGTTGATGGCGTAAAACCATGGAATATCGCCGGTTAAAAAAAATACGATGAATAATTTCAAAGATTTAGAAATACACACTCTGATTTGTAATAGAGATGTGTTATTGGCAATTAATAATTTCAAATCACTACAAAAATTTGAGGAATTCAAAGATGTGCCGGTTTTTTTACATGACGATGGGTCATTAACGGAATCCGACATAATCTTATTGAATAATATAAAAAACGTCGTTTTAATAAAAAGAAGTGATGCGGATTTTGATATTGAGGAACACATAAAGGACTATCCGAATTGTTATAGTTATCGATTAGGTAAAAACCCGATTAATTTATGGCATAAAATTAAAACATTTGATTATTATTATTTTTCAAAAACAAAAAAAGTACTTGGGTTAGATAGTGACCTTCTTTTCATGCAAAAACCTAAAAATGTAATTGATTTAATAAATTCAAATACTCCATTTTATTTTCCTGATGTACAAAGTTCGTATTGTTTTAACGAACCAAAAGACGAGGTGCCGGTTTTTAAAAATGTCAATACAGGTTTAATATACATCCCATCTCCCGAATATTATAATATCAATTCTTTAGAGTTTGCGTTGGGGAACTTGGTTGGTAAGGGTGTAAATTATTTCCCGTCATGGATTGAACAATCGGCATTTGCTCATATGTTCTATAAAGACGGTCGTTACGTTTCATTAGGACTTGACGAATATCGAATACCATATTTTCAATCGGTAGATATTAAAAAAATAGAATGTTTACACTTTGTAAGTTATCCACCGGTTAGAGAACTATATAAAACATATATTGACTATTTGGATATCTCAAATGGAGATTTAGTTTATGATAATAATTTTATTATTGAATTTGAAAACCATAAAATACCGTTGGATTTAAAAATGTTTAGATATGAAGGATTTTTAAATGTTGAGTTTTATTGGGGGTTGGAAAAAACAGATCATAGATTTTTAGATCATATTTTTAAAATTGTTATTGCAGGAAAAGAAAGTGAATATAAGTTTCAATCTAACAAAAATGGATTTTTCATCATCAATTTAACTGATGATGATTTCGATATGTATCACACATATGATTGGTATAATAAAACGAATTGGGAAAAATTAGACACAATTAAAATTGAAAAAACCTCCGATTAGGAGGTTTTCTTTTCTTCTTTCTTTTCTGGTTTTTTCAAACCCATTCTTAATTCTTCTTTTTTCTCTCGATTTTTCTTTTCGAGTTCTTTATGTTGATCAGAGATTCTTTTTTTCTCTTCTTCAGACATTCCAAATACTGCCATAATTAATTTTTTATTTTATTCATTATTTTTAAAGATTCCTCTTTTTGATATTTGAGTAAGATACATTTTTCGTATTCCTCAATCTCCTCAAAAATTTCAATAAGGGAATCGGTTATTTCAACATACAATTCTAAATCATTGTTATATGATAATATCGTACACCTATTATAATAATCATTTAATATCTCATTGTCAACAGAAATAAAAAAATTATAAATCATTTCTAATTCATCCTCATCATAGTTACCCACATGAAGAACTCTAGTTGCTTGTAATAAAAAATTTAATGACATGTTCATAATATAAAAATTCAAGATACTTTACCTATAATTATCATGTCCAATACTCTAAAACATTCAAAGAACCCATCCTCCTCCGCCTCCTCTCTTGTTTTTTTTGATTCTTGAGTTGGGCCAAATACAATACCATTATGTAATGATATGGAAAATACCCATTGGTGGGGGTTGTACATCTCAATAGATAGGTAAACTCCCTCCTTATCAAAAAATTGGTATAGTTTCTTATTATCATAGTACACCAACGTAGATAGACTCAATACCCCAACATTAGGGAACATCCTTTCTTTAAATTTAGACAAGGCATTTGGGTACAAATATTCAATAGTATACCAATCCATACTTTAATTATATCAATAATAAACTATTTTGTATATAAAAAAATGTATTTTAGAAATAATGATAATACTTATCATTATTCATAATGAAAATAATTGAATTCTACTACAACGACGATAACAGGAGGTTATACGTCGAGTTTTCGACAAATGACGATGGAGACAGTTTTTACCGTGTTTTAGAACTCGGTTTCGAAGACATTGAATACTATTCGCCGTCTATTTTAATTGAAGAGGATATGGATTACATTGATGAAGAATTCATCGTTGAGATGTTAAATCAATATCTTTTGGACAATGACCTACCAGAAGAAAAAACTTTGTAATATTTATAGTTATGAGTTTCTTAAACGACGATAAAAAAGATAAGTTAAACAGATTTGTTAAATTTGTTAAGGACCAATTAGAATTGGACACAGTTCCTGTTATTTCTATTCAGAATCACAGAAAGAATCTTAAAACTACCGCAAATTACGATTATACCAAGGATGAAAAAATCATTAAGGTTTGTTCTAAAGGACGAGCTTTAGTTGATGTTATGAGAAGTATTGCACATGAAATGGTTCACCACAAACAATTCGAACAAGGTCGTTTGAAGGTTCAACCACCGGACATCGGGGGTGAAATTGAGGATGAGGCAAACGCAAAGGCCGGACAGTACATTAAAATGTTCGCCAAAGAAGACCAAACAATTTACGACGAGTAAATTACCTCATAAAATACAACGTAACCCTTACAGTTGCTGCTTTGTCTCTCGTACCGTTAGACATGTATAAATCTGTAACAATTGGAGGACTGAGTAGTGTCATTGTTCTTGGGTATCCCACATCATTGGCTCTATAGGTATAATTTGTCACCGCACCGTTAGTGGTATTCATTACCTCCAAATTATTATCATATAATGAAAGATTTACCCAAAATGGTTCGGGCTTAATAATACCCGGCATTTGTGTATAATCACAATAGAGTTGTCTATTATTACTATCAAATTCCCATGTGGTTTTACCCCTTATAAAACGTCTATCTACCGCCGTTTTTGAATAGTCCTGTTTCATTATTACATTACTATCGGTAAATTGTTGTAAATTAAATGACGTAATACATACGGTATCGGTTTTAATGACCTTAACGGGACTAATTGAACTCGTTACTGTAATATCATAATCGGTTAAAATCCATTTACCTCCCGTTAGTTTAGGTGGGGATTGTAGTTCATATTTCTCACACCCAAATAGGGTAAAAATGATTAAAATCAATATTAATTTCTTCATGTCTTTATATTTTTGACAAAAATAGGTATTTTTTAGTATATCACAATCAATTTCAAAGTTTTTTTTAGATATTTATAAGTTATGAAATTAGGGTTAACAGAAAGACAATATAAGTTAGTCATTTCGGAAGTGGTTAAGAGTCAAGAAATTGAAGAACAGGGGGAACCTGTGAATCCAGAACCTGAGGCGGGTACAAGTGCTCAACAATCGGGTGGTAAGGGTTATCCTGCTGTGGGGAAATGGGAGAGTGGAGTAACGAGAGGACCCGCAAATCAAGTTGGTATTACCAAATGGTCTGATGTGGTCGGTGCCAGTCTAAAAAGAGGTAAGGCCAACCAATTGAAGGAACAAGGTAGTTTGGACATCAATTTTAATAGAAGATATGGTACGGCGGCGGCTGCGGAGAAATCTAACAAAGAAAATAGAGAACTGGTACAGGGAGTTGTTGATTTTTACAAAAAATATAATCATGAAGTTAATACCGTTTTAGCAATAGGGGCAATTTTTATCCCGTTTGTTGGTCCGGTATTATCAAGTGGTATTGGTTTAATGGATGCAGCACAATATTATAACGAAGGTGATACAAAAATGGCGGGTATGGTTGGAATGTTTGCTTTACTACCGGGTGTCGGATCTATTGCATCCAAAATTCCGGGAGTTAAAACGTTGGGAGCCAAAGGTATGAGTGAATTAGCAAAAAAATTAACCTTGGGGACTAAAATTACAAATCCAACAGAAATTGAAGTGGTATCAAAAATGGCAAAATATAAAGATTTGATTAAGGCTGAAATGGAAAAAATTGGTAAAGACGCCACCATTGCTGCTGCCAGAAAGGGGGTACAAAAAAATATTGTTAGAAAAAACGTGGTAAATAAGGCGTTGGGTACCGGAGCAGGTATTGTGGGATATGGAGGTCTTGGTGTTGCGTATAGTATGGGATACGATAAACTTACGGGAAAACCTAAACAAGATATTAATACATTTAAACAATCGAAACCTGAAGTTTTTAATAGCAAAGAAATGGTTTTAGTAAATGGGGAGTGGGAATTTAAAGATTAAATAATAGATATTTATAAAAATATAATCAAAAACAATGAAACAAACTTTAAACGAAGAAATAAATAGAATTAAGATGTTACTTAATATAAAAGAAAGTAACATTATTTTAGAAGCAAACCCTATTTTAGGTATTGTAAGAAGATTAGGTTCAGCTATTGAATCAAGATTTATTACCGGTATCGAAGCAAAAATGGGTAAATCACTTGCAAATGCCTCTGACACTGAAATAACAACAGCGTTAAAGAGTGTTGAAATGGCTGCAATTAGAAAAGAAATTGCCGAAGCCATTTATATTGCAGATAAAAATATTATTGATTCTATATTATCCAAATACAATATGACAATACCAGGTGATGCCGCAGCGGCATATACTGAATTATCTGCACAAGGGTATAATAGAGCCATTCTTAAAGATATTAATAAAGCATATAAAGCAGGTAGAACATCAAGTGGCGCCGGAACAGGTGCGGGAAGTACTCAACCGGGTACACAACCAGCACCACCACCGTACACACCATCTAATAATTTAATTTTAAACCCTGATGATAGTATACGGAAAATGATGGACGCATCAATTGCTCAAACAGCAAAAAATGATATGAAAGCTTTGGCATATTATGCACAAATTGAAACATTTGGTTTCTCCGATGCTGTTGAGAGGGCAATGAAATATCAATATAGTAAAATTGGTAACATGCCAGCATCGGAATTAATTAAAGAAGCTAGAACATTATCTAAGCAACTAGATCGTAAGAGATTTGGTTGGCTTATAAATATAGGAGATAAAATAGCCGAAAATCCAAATAAAACAGTAAATGTTGTGGGTAAAACAGGATTATCGAGTATATTGTATTACACGTTAATTTCACTAGCAATTTCTGCGGCAACTTTAGTTTTTACGTTTAGAGATAAAATTATGAAATTATTTGGAATGAGTGGTGGAACACAACAAAATACTAACAATAACGATCCTTTGGGAATTAGAAATAATTAAGAATTTATGGAAAAATTTTTAGAGGAACAAAATTCCACAAAAATATCAGTATCGGAATTTGCATCAAGGGTTAGAAAAAAATATCCAAGTTCTTATGATGATTTATCTGATATAGATTTAACAATAAAATTTTTGAAGAAGTTTCCGGAATATGAGAACTTAGTAGATTTTAATTTACCCAATTCTAAACCAAATCCAGTATCAAATCCAGTACTAAATCCAACACCTAACCCAAATCAACCAACAAATAATGATTTTCCACCATGTGCATCAAAAAAGGGTAAAGTCGTAAAAACACCAAAAGGTATAGACGTTATTGTTTATAAAACAACTGTTTGGGATACGCCACTTGTTCAACTTTTTGCCAAGTCCACTCGTTTTATGGTTTTAGGGGGAAAACATAAAGGAGAAAAGGGTAACTACAAATGTCTTCAAAATAATAGACTGTTTTTGGAATTAGATTCGGTAAAAAATGCGACATTAAAAAATCAAACACCTAAAAAAGATGAATCAAAATTAGTTTCGACAACATTAACACCAGAAGATTTAAAAAATGGTGGAATTGTTAAGTTAGGAATGAAAGGTGATATCGTTGGTAAAATTCAAGAATTACTTATCAGTAATGGACATAAAGAAATTAGTAAAGATGGTAAGGTAGATAAGATTTTTGGTGGAAGAACTAAAAAAATGGTCAAAGATTTTCAATCAGCAAATGGTTTAAAAGATGATGGTGTGGTGGGACCTCTTACTTGGGCCAAGTTATCTGATCCTTCGTTAACAACAAAAAAATCTGAATACACGGGAATGGGTGACGATAGTCCCGAATTTCTACAAGCTCAGTTAGACGCACAAAAAAGTCAATTACCTGTAAATCATGGTAAAATAGAAATAGATGATGGTGGTAATCCATTTGTTTTTGACGGATATAAGAATGGAGGAACTTGGGTACCCCAAAGTGAATTTTTACAATCGTACAACGCCGACGGAACAAAAAAACTACAAGAAAATATTATTAAAAATATTGTACTAAAAAACTTACATTCTCTATTATAAAGATATTTATAAGAGAGTTTAATTGGTTTGGTCGCCATTAAACGATAAAACTTATAAAACGAAAAGGAGGTGTTCTAAATCTCGACAAAGGGTCTTCGGACCTTTTGTTCGTTTATAGAAGTCCCAAACAAAAAACCCATCCGAAGATGGGTTTATGGTGGAGATGACGGGAGTCGAACCCGTGTCTTTCCTGTTCAACAATAAATGACTACACGTTTATTCAATCGGTTCTCAATTGACAAATAGTAAGTTAATTACGGGAAACCTACAATACCGTTTCTGACTGGATTTTCAAGAGCCACCAAATTTGCTCCAACACTTTTGGGTAGTGTTCCACCTTAAGTACTTCTGTTCCCAGGTTATATGTACATCGACCCGATTGTAGTTTCGCCTTAGGCTACTGCTACGTTAGAAGTTGCAAGAATACCTGCTACTTCCATGTTGTTATAAACGTTGCCGCTTAAATTGCTTCACCGTGGATTTAAGTCATAGATGAATTCTGACTACGTGCCATTTATCCCTGATACCTGAAATCAATACCAAACATCCCCATATTTTAAAGAACTTTTACAAATGTAGATGAAAAAGGGTTAAAAAACTAATTTTAACCCTAAAACATTCTTTATGTAGTATGAATTACTTCTTTTTCTTTACCGGTGCCTTTGTAGCTTGAGTCTTAGGTGTTTTTTTAACCTTTTCTTTTACTACTTTAACAACTTCAGCAATTTCTTCTTTTACTTCCTCAACTTCCTTCTTAACCTCAACCTCAAGTTGATTTAACTGTACAGTTTTTTCAGCAATAGAACCACCACCCAATAATTTTTTAATTAATTCAAATATTTTTTTCATGATATAAAAGTTTATTAATAATAAATATATACAAAAATCGTTAAATCGTCAAGTCTATTCGTTTAAATAGGTTGCTATTATCTGACCGTCATATTCGTTTAATTCCACCACGATTGGTTTATTTGAAGGTACGTACCTATCATTACACGTTGAAGCATTAACATAAAGGGTATCTTTGATGTGTGCTCCACCATATGCCCCATGAATATGTCCAAATACGTGTAATATTGGTTTGAGTCTATTATCCAATTCATACCTTAATAATTCACACCCAACATTCATATCACCTTGTCTCCAATTACTCACAAAATCCCTAATTTCTTGTGGTGGTCCGTGTGTAATTAAAATATCAGTATCGTCTGGTATCATGTCCCATTTACCTTTAATTTCATCACCCATTCTTGGTAAATTAAATGCCCAATCATAAAAATTGGGTTGCCACGGACTACCGTGTATTTTAATGGGTCTCGAAAATTCGGGAGATTCAATTGTGAAGTTTGTATCTTCCAAATAAGTTACATTTGATTGTGAAAGGTTCTCTTCATTCATTAAATTATAATACCAATCGTAGTCACCTTTGTGATGTGGGTATCTATGATTTTCAAATGCCCAATCATGATTACCCGCAATGAATATCTTACTGTCAAAACCTTCAATGTTCATAAACCACTCAACAAATTCTTTTACCTCATGAGGTTTACCCACGTTTGTACAATCACCAGCATGAATTAATATATCACCTTCCGGTAATGGATTAATGTCATCCATAATTCTATGTAAACTATGGGTATCAGATATACAAACTATTTTCATATAACAAATGTAAATAAATTATTCGATAATTTCAAATACCAAGGCAGATCTTAACTTATCAGACGCATTTACAAACGTATGTAATGAATTGCCAAACACATAAACAGATTTAGTGTCTAAAACATGAATATTAGAAAGTTCGGAATCATTAGTAAAAAATTCATTAAAAGAATCGATATTATCTTTTTGTTCTAACAATTTTTCATTGTATAAATTACATTTAGTTTGTCCATTATTTCTAATTAGATTATTATTTTCATAATTAAAAAATCTTTCATTACGATTCAACGAAATTATATGTCTATTTTTACCATGGTCCCAATGAAAGTTTAAAAAAGATGTTGGTGAATATATCATTAACCATAGGTATTTTATGTTATAAATTGTTTTTAAATAATCAACAAATTTTGTTAATTCCTCGGTTAATTTTTTATCCTTAAAATGAACAATTATAGATTTGTCAATTGGGAAGTGGTAATACGTTCTTAAGGACACATTTTCATTATAATAAATTAAATCGTTCCTAATTTCACCAATTTTACAAATATCTAAATTTGGATTATTATAATCAAAATTATTAAAAAAATTAGATATATAATCTAAACTTTCGTGTTCAATATCCATTATTTTTCTCATTTCTTCCATAGTAATAAATAGGGCATAAAAAAAGTCATAATTTCTTATGACTAATTTCTTTGGGCCAAACGGTTTTAATTCGTTTCGATTCCACCACTTTGTTTTATTAAACAAAGAAAATAAAACACTGAGAATACATGTCTTAATAATTGACTTAGGGACATTATTTGATTCTTCCCCTTTCCACTACCTTTTGAGTAGTACCAATCAGCGGCGGTCAATTAGATTAACCAATCCTTGAGTCGTTATATACTCTTTTAATACTCATTACTCATCAAAGATGCCTCCCTGATTCAACCTTGCGGGTCTAGAGAACTTTTTTAAAAATCACATCGGGCTTGAGACCCTTTGTGGCCGTGAACCCCTCACGACTATGTAGCCACCTGTCTACAACGACTGACGAACACTTTTTCTTGTTATGTTTAAGTTGTTAAACCTGAATTAACAAAATTTAGTTTCCGAATTTGGAAAGTAGCGGTTCGTCGACCAGCCAAGCCATCTTTTGAACGACTCGATACTAAACTACTCTCTGTAACATCCCTGCCACCATATTTTTGGACCCCTTCAGTACTAAACCCTTGGTAGAGTCTAATAAAGGATGATAACGACACCACTCGTACTTCACCATACCTTTCGGTTTTAAGATTCCCATCATATTGAATCACACAATTGTAAGATTGGAGGTCCTACTTCTTGTAATAACTCTATGGATTATTCTTATTGGTGTTCCCACCTCAACCAAACAACTCGGATTGCTTGGTCGTCAAACCACTTTCCCTAAAGTGTTACCCTCAGTACTTAAGGTTCAACGATACTCCACTTGCCTACTCGAGTTCCATTTCTGAAACCGCAACTTACCTCAACCAAAGGTTCGTCACTTTATCCCACTTTCATGGTTTATTTTAATCGACCATAGGCGGCCAATATTTTTAATTCAAAGAACTTTTTCTCTTATTGTTTTACAAATATACGAAGAGTTTTTGTAAAAACAAAATAATAATTAAATTATTTTTTATTTTTTTTCTTTTCGTTCTTAACTTCATAAGAACCACCCATATCGTGTTGAACCTCAATGACTTTTGTTTTCTTTTCACCCTTCCATTCTGATTTTGGAATAAACTTCCAAACACCACTTACCACTTTTTGGTTGGCATCAATATCATCAGTTCTACGAATTTCTCCTAATTTGTAGGATTTGGTTTCTTTAATTGCTTTAATACATTTCATAGTTAATAGGTTATAATAAAATATAAGAAATAAAAATCAAATAAAAAAATTTATTTCCAAAAAAGTGAAATTAAAATTATTGTAAACGCCAATATTAATTGTACCATAGTTTTAACGGTAAACGGTTGACCAAAATGATATGGATATAACATTGCTGCAATGACGATACCGGTTACAAAGAATAAAAATCGGTTACTCCACATTTCACCATTGAATGCCTTTACACCATAATGTGACGCCAAAATCCATAAGAACGTACATACAATAGAAATCATATATGGCCATGGGGTTTTAATCCAATTAGGTAATTTAAACTGCCAATACATAATGTACCAATGTCCTACCGATCCTAATAAAAATAAGATTAGAGAATAGATGAGGTTTATAATTTGTTCTTTTATCATATTTTAAAAATTTAATGCTGTAGTGGATGGGTTCGAACCACCAAGTGGAGATTCAACTGATAACATGACGCTTGCAAGCTGGTGGTCTACCCCCTAATATTATCAATCTATTTCTTTGTCCACACCCCCGAGACAGGAGGGCACGTTTGCCAATTTCGTCACACTACAATATAACACCCTTTTATCAGCCGAAGCCTCACATAACCTTAGTGTGGAACCACCGGTAGGTGTCATGAATGATTACCAATGAGAATGTAGATTTTCACTAACTCGATTTAGCGGTCTCTATGGTAATTTTTTGATGGATGAAAAACATCTATTTTTCTTGCGGACTTCCATCGGAGACCCATGAGTTAATTGTTTGTGGACCAGATAGGAATCGAACCTATTACCTTCACATTATGAGTGTGCCGCTCTAACCGAGTGAGCTACAAGTCCAAAATTTACGTGATCCCGTTTGGATTCGAACCAAAGACCCACATCTTAGAAGGATGTTGCTCTATCCAACTGAGCTACGGAACCAAAAATAACACTATCGTCTTTGAAAGTTTTTATTTAATCGTTATGCCTTACGGCTTGTTGTTATTTTACTCTCAAGTTTATCAAGTCGTGAATCTAATGTTCTATAAACATTTTGAATTGCTTCTTCACGCTCTCTATGCGACCTTTCAGATTCATTGCCCATAATGGTATGAATCGTTTCAATTTCTTTGTTAGTTTTATTAACCTTAACAAAGGCAATAACCGCAACTACCGCAACTGCGATAACCACAACTATTGACATTCCTAAAATAAATGATAATATGTCCATATTAATTTTCTCCTTTATTTTCAAAGAACGATAGTGTTTAAATGTAATGTCTGTACGGTTTGTGTCTAATTATCACCTTTGTACGTGATTCAAAAGTTTCCATTTCATACATAGCGTCCGTTCCGTCACTCATTTCTGAGTCATTACATTTGTACCTGGGGCGGGACTTGAACCCGCACGAGCGTTTCTGCTCAACAGATTTTAAGTCTGTCATGTATACCATTTCATCACCCAGGCATTTTGTTTTTCCAATACATCAAAGAACTATAATTTAAATATAACAAAAAAATATGGTATAAAAAAACCCCGAACATTTTTTAGTTTGTTCGGGGAATTAAATTAACTAAAATTTTTATTTGACTTTATACGATAATCCAAGTCCTAATGTAAAATCATCACCAACCATATTACCAATTGTCCATAGATTTAAAACACTACTTGGTCTAAGTGGATTGTACATTATAAGAAAATTTGGTTTGTTACCATCAATCGTTGGTTGTAATCCAAATCCAACAATCGCCTTGTCCTCTTTTACTTGTCTAAGAACACCAAACTTCATGTTATCAGACACATTTCCTGTTTTAGTGTTGACGCCAGGAGGAATTGAAATTCCACCATTAGTACCACCTATTTCACCATAAGGAAGACCAGCATAGAACCCCCAACCTTTTTTCATAAAACCACCTGTTATATAACCATCTGATGGACCGCCTTTTCGAGTGGCGGTTATAAACCACTCTTGTCCATTTGCCACGACTTCCACTCCCAAAAGTAACGTCAGCACTAAAAAAATTTTTTTCATTTTTTCGATTTGGTTAAGGAATCTTCCTTAGCCCATTTCTCTTTTAAAATTGCTACCTTCTCAATCTTTACAATTTTACCATTCAATTTGGTAATCTCGTCCGTGATTTCTTTGGTTTTGACGGCCCTGCTAGCGTAATTCTCATCTGTTACTTCAACCCATTCAATCTTTCTTTCAAGAGACTTAATCTCTTTTTTTATTTGATTGACTGACTTTCTTTCATCGGAAAGACTTGGGTCGATAGATGATGTTAATGTGTTAAAAAATAACATTAACGATAATGTGATTTTATCTATCATATATTATAAATATTAATAATATGATAAATATACAGAATAAAATATTGTAAATCAATATCTTGATATAAAAAAAATATTGTACTCGGTACGGGATTCGAACCCGTGCAACCACCGTGAAAGGGTGGTGACCTAACCACTAGTCGAACCGAGCAAAAAAAAAGAACTAACATTGCTTTCAGGGTTTAAATGGTTCACAGATAAATCTGGAATCACCACCTACCGATTTTACGGTATCTTAGTTAATTCTTTGCGGAAGGAGTAGGATTCGAACCCACGGTACCTTTCAGTACTTCGGTTTTCAAGACCGACGCGATAGACCAACTCTGCCATCCTTCCAATATTTTGCGGACTGTACGGGACTCGAACCCGTGAACTCCACCGTGACAGGGTGGCATGATAACCAACTTCACCAACAATCCAAATTACAGGTTTTTCGTACCCTTTCGTACATCATAACAAATATATCTCTATATCTGTGGTTACACTTTCGTCATTGGGTTAATTACTCCCGACTTGTAGTAACTCTACTCTCACCGCTATAATACCGCGAATCAAGGCGGGTGTTGAGATTTATAGACAGTGGGGTTCCACCACCGTCGTCACCTGTTGAGCCTCCGCCCGGAATCGAACCGAGTTATCATGATTACAAGTCATGCGCATCGCCTGCAATGCTTAAGAGGCTACTATGGAAAACAGAAGATGGGGGTGTGGACATCTGTTTTTATGATTGGCGTTTCTCGCTATTGCTAGCCCCGTTAAATCCCAATCAACCAATATTTTATTTTCTTCTCCGTTGTCTTAAAGAACTTCCCGCAAGTGTTTTCGTCGTCTTACTGGTTTTTTTACTTCTTAATGCTTTACTCGCCACTTTACCAACCCTTTTAGATGTTCTCGGTGCTTTCGCCATTTTAATATCCTTATTGTTTAAACAAAGGTAAGAAATAAATACGAATATTCGAAATTATTTCCAGTGTTTATCTCTCAATTCGTACATATCAATAGGTTCACGTTTCATATGACTTCCTTGATTGTAATATGCTCCTTTCTTTAAGAATCCACCCAAGAAGTTTCTTCTCATTCTATTCGAAGTGTTAGCTTCCGACCCGTGTACACAGTGTGAGTGTAATAACACAACCTGACCCTTTTTCAAGATACCCTCAACTTTACGGAAGTCATGTCCTTCAGGCATAATACATGGTTTACCTCTTTCATTTCTCCAAAAAGATGGGTTTGTTTTAGCTCTTTCCTCATCAATCTCAATTGGTAGAGTTTGTAATCTATGTGAACCTTCATAGTTCCACACGGAACCATTACCAGAATCATGGTTATCTAACGCAAGTGCGGTGTTGATGATTTCATTATGTTTACAACCTGTATAGAACGCATTTTGGTGTTGGTCACGACCCAATTGTCCTGGTGGTTTAAAATATGCCCAACTTTGCATACCAACAAGTTCACCTTCCATTAAAAACTCACAAGCCTCGATTAACTTAGGGTGAGCAAATAATTTTTCCAATTTATCTGATAATTTATGAGGATAAGCAAATGGATCCCATTCACCCCACTCTTTACCGTCTTGTGTGGTTGTACCTTTTCTTTCTTGACGTAAACGTTCAAGTTCCTCGTTGATTTCATCACATTCTTCTTCGGTTAAAAGTTCAAGTGTTGTAAATCCACGGTATCTCCAATCAAATGTCATTTGTTGGATTTCTAAATCTGTAAGATGTTTAAAATTACTCATATTTTTATAATTATATGTCTAATATAACATCATTTTTAGATAAAACAAAATATTTTTTAAAAAAATAATGTGGGACTTTCATCGGTAGTTCAAATCAATAGTATTTATAAACAGACAAAAAATAAATGTATCTCTCTCATACATTACATATCATATTCATATGTGGTTCTGAGTGAGTAACAAAAAACTTAGAACTTTATGGAAAAAATCAAATCACTTACAATTAACATCGGCGACAAACTTGCTATGGTATTTTTATCATTAGTCGGGTTTTGGATTGCGTTCGCCCTTTGTTTTCAATTATTCTTCGTTTATTTAGAACTTTCTGGTAAACATGAATTACAAAGAAACATTGTAAATTGGATTGAATGGCGAATCGATGGTACATTCAAAAACTCTCCCGAAAATATTTGGTATAATGCTGAAGACCACATTTGGGTTGAAAGTGTGACAAATGAAGTTAAGATTGGTAAATTGGCAGGTAATAGAAATTTAGCATTCGGAGTTAAAAACATCTTAGAGGAGTTTTTACAAGAAAAGGGTTACGACTTATCCGAATCATCTCCTTACAAATTAAAAGTACAAATTGTTTATTTAGATGTTCTTACAACAAAGAAGAACATATCTGTTTTCCATTCTAATCAGGAAGAAGTGGTTATTAGATTGAAGGGGACATTAACAAAAGACGGTAAAAAAGAAAAGGAATTTGTTGTTGAAGAATCATCATCTGAAGTTTCTATGTCAACTCTTATTGTTGACGAAGGAGGGTCATTTAATCAAACATCTTTGAGTAATGCCCTCAAAAAGGCTAGTGAAAAATTAATAAATAAATTAATGGATAAAAAATAAAAAAATGAAAAAACTACTCTCTCTTGGATTCTTTTTATTGATTGCTTTTACATCGTTTGCTCAACTAACAATAAGTCAATCTTTAACACCAGCAAGTGGATTAAAGGTTGGTGATACTATTACTGTTAGATATAATTTAACAAAAGGTACTGTAATAAAGAACCCACGTTATATTTGGTTTAGATATCAGTTTAATAATAAAGCGTTAACATATGTTTCAACAGCTTTTAACCAAGGAACATCTGCACAAACTTTCTACACTGGTTGGAATAACTATAAATTCACACCAAACAGTGGTGCAAGTGATAATGATTTAAATGTTCAATATGGTTTAACACCATGGAATTATGCTGTAAATGCTGATTGGAATGTTGGTCAATTGACTGTTCAAAGAGCAGATCAATCTATTAATGGATTAATCGCAACACAAAAGTATATCTTAAAAGATCAAAATACTTATAACAATATTTTCAGATTGGATTTAGCAACAGGTACTGATACAACTGGTACGAATGTTGGAACCATAAATGGTGCTGGTTGGTCATCTTTAACAGGTGTTGTTGGTAACACATCACAATTTAAAGTTAAAGTATTATTTCCACAGGGATATGCAATCACAGATCATAATGTTCAATTAATGAAATTGAAATCAGATGGTAGTGGTGATATTGATTGGTCACAACAACCTATTGCACAATTACCATTAGATGCTAGTGGTGAAGTTCTTTTTACAACACAGGTTAAAGTAGGTGATTCGGTTGGTCTATTTGTTGCGCCTTCAATGACTAAAACATGGATGAACAATATTATAACTGTATCAGATGCTTATAAAGCGTTTTTAGGTCATTCACAAACAGATATTGGTGGAACCGCTAACTTCTTTACATTACCAGCATTAGAAAAGAAAGTTGGTAAAGTTAGTTTAGGTAACAATCCATTTGGAGAAGCAGATTCATACGCATTATTTGCGCACGTAATGGGTCAAAATATGTCAACAACAGCAATGATACCAACGTCAACTTCAACATCAGTAAGATGGTACAGTGGTTTATTAAATCAAAGTTGGTTAGACGGTGTGGTTAAGAATAGAGTTTTAATTGACACACCAATAAAAGAAGTACATGCAGTATTTGCATGGGGTGGTGATCTAAACTGGTCACATTCATCTGATCCAGCAGTAATTGCTAGCAGAATAAGTTCTGGTTTATATACTAATTCAGTAAATGGCGAAGTTAACACATTAAAAACTATGAGTATGTCAACATCTATGGCATATAAAACAGAAGCTGTAGAAATCGCTAAACTTGGTGTGTCATCAACGTTAGAAAATGGTAAGGTTGTATTAACAACCACTTTAACAAGAGCAGAATTGGCGGGGTTACAAGTTATCATGAATTATGATGATTCAAAATTAAGTTTGGATAATGTAATATTTGATGCTGGTTCTACAATCACTAACTTCACAACACATGAAGGTAGCAGATTAACGTTTGGTTCTATTGATCAAACTAAAACTGCAAGAATTAAAGTTGGTACACCGTATAAATTAATTTTTACACCAAAGACAACTTTAACAAATACCGCGGGTTTATTCTACTTTGTTTTATCGGATGCTGTTGACGCGAAAGGAAATAAAGTTGATTTAACCATTGAGTAATATGAAGAAACTATTAGTAATATGTTTTTTACTAATTTCATTTTTAGGGTTCGGACAGAGTGTATCTGCTCCGGACTCTAAATCGTTTATACCGTCCACAACTGCACAAGATGGAAGTGGATTCCAATTAAGTGGATTTAGTACAACATCGACTTTGTTAGCATCAATCAGTTTAATAAATCCATCGACAAATACCACATTTTATCTAACCACAACAACAGGTTTAACCGCCGCAAGTGGATTTACTTTAACAGGTAATAAAACTCGTTTGGTGGTAAATGGAACGATGGCAGATATTAATACTGCATTAGCATCCCTAAAAATAAATACGGGTTCGGTAATTGGTAATGTTCAATTATCGGTAGCCGCAACTGTAAACCCTGTTGGTTATTTTTACAATGGTGTCAATGGACACTTTTATAGACCAATAGCAACGGGAGCAACCTATACGAACGCAAGAACATTATCATCTCAACAAACATTCAAAGGCCAGCAAGGATATTTAGTAACAATAACATCCGCTTCGGAGGATGCTTTTATATTTGCTAATGTTCCACAATCTAGTATTTGGTTTGCATTGACGGATGAAGTAGAGGAAGCTAGATGGACAATAGATGCCGGACCTGAAAAGGGAACTTTAATTAAAATAAATAACGGACAACTAAACGGAAACATTCCTGGTCAATATAATAACTGGGCACCGGGAGAACCAAACAATAGTGGTAACGAAGATTATGCGGTAACTAAATGGGGAGGAGGTTCTCAATGGAACGATTTACCTAATCATTTTAGTTGTGCTTATGTAGTTGAATTTGGAACGTGGACTAACCCCGATGATGCAACCTTTACTGAATTTTATACTAACAGTGTGACTCACTCAAACGGAGAAGTATTGAGAGCTTCATTTAATGTTGATTTCGGAACTAATGTGGATGAAACTAAATTCACAGCAAAAGGGTACACATATACAAATAACAATTGGAATATAGTAAACGGAACTGCTAGACAATTAAGTGGTTTAGGTAAAGTTGATTTGACAAGTTTGTTGGATACTGCAAAGGTTTCAGGTGGTGGGATTAGAGCAACAACATCTGCCGGACAAGTTGAATGGGCAATAATAAATCCATATGATGCCAATTTAGGTGGACATCAATTATTAATAGATGAAAGAGAATTTGATGGAACAGGAGTATCCCCAAACAATGTAACATCAATTAAATTATTTGATATATACGATGGACCAGTTAGTGTTCATAGTGTAAGTGGTTTTTGGAAAACCTATATAATGCCTGGTAATTTGACAACCAAAATAACTTCATCTACATTTCAAGCTCAATTAAGATTACAAGATGGCTGGTATGGAACGAGAGCTGAATTTAGTTTCTCACCGGTATTATCATACAAACCACATGGAATGGAATTGACACATTCAAATCAAACGGAGTTAAATAGTTTATATAATAGTATTGTAACTGTATCGGATGTATTCATTGCATTTAAAGAATTATCAAATGGTGGATTATTTGGAAACCAAAGTGGATTAGAATTTACAAATGGTATTCAGTATTTAAATGCAGATGTGGATGGTAATGGTATATTCAATGAAGCAGATACCTACAGACTATTACAACATCTTACAGGTGTTCAATCACTTTCACAATCTACCGCATTAACTTATTTAATGAAGTTGTATAACAAATCAGATTATGATGGGGTAACAACATCAAATTGGGCAACTAAATTCAATTCAACTCGTAACTTAATTCCATTTACATTAGGTAGTTTAAATAACACATACAATATAAGTGTAACGTGGTTGGGTGATGTAAACCTATCTCATTCCGCACAACAAAGTGCGACCGGCGTTGCTGGTAATTCTATTAGAACTATGAGTTTGAGTACCAATTCAATCCCTAATCAAATCAATGCGTACCTAATAGGTGAAAATGTTGAAGGTAAATTAGTAGTAACGATTTCGGTAGACCCTTTACAACAAGAGGTAGTTGGTACTCAATTTAACTTAAACTATGATAACACAGCATTAAAGTTTGAAAAGGTAGAATTCACCACAAAGGGAACTCCTACCAATTTTGGAACTAATAGAGGTTCATCAATAACATTAGGTTCATTGATTACTGATGGTTCAACATCATTGGATAAAACAACAGAATATAAAATAACATTTTTACCATTAATAGGATTGAGTGGTACTTTGGGTTTAACTTCAATATCAACAACTGATGCCGTCAATAAGAATGGAACACAATTAAAAGTAAAAATGAACTAATGAAAAAACTAATAATAATTCTGTCACTAATTTCGACAACATTTGTTACAAACGCACAAATACAAAAACCCGATACATTACAACTATCACCAAAAGAATTATTTGGGGAAAGTGATGATTGGAACGATGTGGGTATATTACAATCCTATGTTAATTTTTCAAAAGATGTTCTATCATCGTCAAACCTTTCAGTGGGTATAATTGGAAAGCAAGTATCTACTACTCTCAATTTGGGTTATAATAAATCATCTATGAATGGCCAATGGGGACATACATTCGCAGCATCAATAAATCCTATATGGAACTACTATGGTGTGGGTTATGGACTTAGTAAAAATACCGAAAAGAGAACAACAACATTACAATCATTTTACTCAACCGATTTTGATTTTCAAAAAGATATTACCCTATCATTCATTGATGTATTCAGAACTAAAAAATGGGGAACATTTGGTTATAGTGTAATTGCGTCAAAATCATTTTGGGGGACTTATCAGGGTGAGTGGGAAGGAAAATATACGGTAGATGAAAATGGTGATTTTAAAGATTTAATATACCCAATGATACCAGCATCAAGTGAAATAAGTTATAGAGGTATGGTGATGTACACATATACATTTAAAACAAAAAGAGTAAACATATCACCACAAATATTTGCAATGAGTGATGTATATAAAGTATTTAAAGATGGTACTGAATCGGATTTAGCATATATAGACGATTTCAATTTGGACTTATATTATGGAACATCTATTGATTGGAAAATAACTAAAAGGTTCATTTTGAATACTAATATTAGATATAACACAACTTTTGACAAATTGAGTGAATCGGTTGGGTATAAAAAGAGTAATCCAATAATGTTTATGATAGGAACAAACTTTCAATTTTAACATATGAAAAAAATACTATTCATATTTGTGATTTTACTATGGGGTTGTACTAAGATGGATATCCCAACTCCAACTCCTCCTGTTGAAAAAATATTCAATGTGGGTGAAAGTAGTGTAACAAATGGTCAATCAATTTTTTTTGATTTAACCTCTAATACTGTACATTATTTAATTTTAATCGATAAAAATAGTGGACAAGTAATAAGTCGAGAAAAGTTTATTGGTCAAATAGGTGAAAATGAAAAAAAGATTTATACCAATTCACTACCCAAGGGATATTTATATTTAGTACTTGAGGATGTGAATAAAAAAGAATTAAAAAAGACAACAATAATAGTAAATTAAAAAATGACAAAAATGAAAAAGATTCTCTTATTAGTATTGGTATCCACAATTTTAACAGGATGTTATAAGGACGATATTTTACCCGCCCCTCAATCGATATCGGAAGATCTTAAAATGACAAATTCAGTCGGTATTAAATTACAAACTGTTTTTGTAACCTCTGAGGTGGCAATGAATGTTAAAACCGAAACTGCGGGTTCAGTGACGGTTAAAATATTCGACATTTCAAACAGAGTAGTATCTAAAGAAACGATGAATGTAGTTGCGGGTGATAATCTTTTAAAGGTATACACTAACGCGTTACCATCATCAGCATATAGAATAGGGTTATTCGATTCTAACAATAAACAATTAGGAATAACAGATTTCAATAAAATAAACTAAAAAATTAAAAAATAAAAATTATGGCAGACAGAAACGGAGACGGAGTTGTTTATCATCGCTCGGATTGTGGTGATAACTATGTAAGATGGTATGGATTCGGAGGAGATGGACCTTGTTCGGCGTGTGATACGTGGGGATTAACCAATAAAGCAATAAGATACATTCACGACCATCCTGAAATAAATCATAGAGTTGAAGATGTGGTAGGTAGAGAATGGGAAGAAGAAGTTATGCCGGTACTTATTAATGTTGGAAATCAAATAGAATCTGGTGTTAAAGAGGGATATGAAGTGGTAAAAGATGGTGCTGTGATGGCATATAACTGGGCGGACGAAAACGCTTGTAATATAGCAATAACCGCACTAATCTCTGCCGGTGTTGTTGCGGCATTTACACCAGCACAACCTGCTGGAGCGGCAACTTCAACTACATTATCGTTGATGGCTACGCCTGTTCTTTACATTGCAGATACGGCAGCTAAAATGGCGGTATCAACGGCAATGGGTGTAATAGTGGCAGATGGATTTTTATCAATACCTGGTGTTGGTGAAAATATTGATTCAGAATTATTAAGAAACGTATGTTCAAATTGTATCTATCATAGTTTAGATTCGGCGGCATTATGGGCTACCCCTGCTGGAGTTGGTATTGCAATCGGAACTGCAGTAGCACCTATTATAGCAGATTTGATATGTACTAGAACTTGTCCTAATGGATTCAGTAAAGCATTGGGTGCGTAATATTAATAAAATAAACTAAAAAACTAAAAACAAATACAATGTCAGAAGAAGTAGAACAATCAGAAGGAACTTGGTCGGGTTTAAAAAAGACAATAATTGGGGTTGCAGGAACATTAGTGACCGCGGCGGGAGTATGGTTATCAACACTTTTAGGTGGTGGTGATAAGGCAGAACCGGCACCAGTACAAGCGGCACCAGTAATTAACATTACAAATTCACAAACTCAACAACAATCGGCGGGTGGTGGTAAGACTGTAATTATTAAAGAAAAAGAAACAGTTAAAGAAAAACCAGCTCCTGTAAAAAAGAAAGAAGGTGACGAGTTTAAGGAAGAGGCACCTAAGTGGTAATTTAAAATGGAACAGGGATTAAGTTTTATAGCCGTAATCGTATTATGTATGATAGCTATGTTTGTATTTAATTCTCCATTGATGTTTTTAACATTTTTTATTGGAGGTTGTAGTTATTTAATAATAAGAGGTAGAAAAAAGGGATGGTCTTGGAATAGACCATAAATTAAAAAAAAGAAAAAGATGGAAGAAAACAAACAACCCCCAAGTGGTTTTAAAGATTTATTAAGTAATATGATGGCCAGAAGATGGTACATCACCGCATTAGTATTGGGTGGATTTATGTTTATTATAGGAGGAATGTTCTTCGCTATATTAAATAAATCAGCGATAGAAGGAGAGTGGAAAGAACTTCTTCTATTATTGTTAGGAGCTTTCATCGGTTCTTATGGTAAAATAATTGACTATTGGTTTAGTGATACGGATAAGGATAAGATGTTAGTTCAAAAAATGGATGAGGAAGATGGTACATCGTTGTCAAATACCTCCGATTTACCAGATACCCCACCTAATAACACACCAATTATACCTGAGTCATTTCAAACCGCTATTGAAAATTCAAAAATAGAAAAGGTAAACGATACGTTCGAACAAGTACCAACCGTTCAACCAAGAACTGGTGTTGAAGTTGATGAAGATGGTGATGGTACAATGGACGGTATAGATTTTGACGGCGACGGTAAAATTGACATGTATTTCGCACATAGACAATGTGAACACGTTTGGGGTGACCTAGACGGAGACGGAACTGAAGAATGCTTAAAATGTGGTAAAATAAAAGATGAAAACGCAGAAATGCATTCGGAAGGATAAAATAAACAAAAGACAAAAAACAAAAAACTATGAACTTTAAACAATGGGTTATTGAACTTTTCAAAGATGAAAGAGGGTCAATATCAGTAAAACCAGTAATAGCTATGATAGGAGCTTTATTCCTATGTATAACTATGATTTTAAATTCATTCTCTCACGCGGATTTTGCCCCATCACCTGAATTGGTGAATGCGGTTATGTTAATCACGGGAATTGGAATGGGTGCTGACACTTTGGATAAATTCTCTCACAAAAAGAAAGAGGAAGTATTAGAAGGTTAATATAAGGGGAGTTTTTAACTCCCCTTTTTAATATTTATAATAAAAAAATATGAAAAAAATAATTTTACTTTTAGGTATTATACTCATGAGTATAACCTCATTTGCACAAACAATAGGTAAAACTAAAACGGAAGACTATAAGGCCGACTTTGAGAAGAAAAGAGATATAAGTGACTACATGGATTACGACGGCCCGCAAATCCCAATTCAAATACTAAAGGCAGGAATTTCTGACGAGATGTATGAAATGTATCCTGAGTTAAAAGAAAAACGCGTGGGACTTGGTGTTGCTAACATTTCAATGGAATACCTTGAAAACTTAAACAGATTCAAATTTACCGAAGATAAGACGGAAATTAAGAATCGTATGGTAAAACAATTCCAAGCATCACAAGCCGGTATTTCCGAGAATAAATTAGACGGTCGCGGTAAAATCAATTTGGCGAAGTATTTTGTTACGATTGAGTGTTATGACTACTCAGTATCGGAAGATGAAACCATCAACCTTAAAAACGGTATACAAGACAATATGGTGACTCGTATAGGTCTTCAGGTTAGATTTACAGATGCTGAAACGGGTGTTGTATTTGGAGGATCGGGTTTAGGTGAGGCAACCACAAAAAGAGAGTTAACCCTTTTATCTGATGCAACTGTAGACCCAATAAAATTTAATCAATCAACAATTTCCATAGCAACTAAAAAGGCTTTAGATATTGCATGTGCTAACATCCTTGATAGAATGATTAAAAAAGGAATATTCACAAAATAGTTTAATTACATTAAGAATTATTTAAAAGGAGGTGTAATAACCTCCTTTTTTTATATTTATAATAAAAGAATAATCATATGAAAACGTTATTAATATTATTATTACTCACCCCAACTATTGTGTTAGGACAAGTGTCATCATGGAGAAATAACCCTCCAACACCTCAAAGGTCCACACCATCAATACAACCATCAACCCCACAAAGAAACGATGTTAGTAATTGGAGGAGTCAACCACCATCAAGAGGGTATGATAGACCTATAAGAACAAGACCGGGTTCAAATATAATTGTTAGAGACCCATGGTTAATGAATAATTTTGGATGGGGATGGAATAGATGGGATATGTGGGGGGCACCTGCATTTGGTTGGAACTTTTGGAACCCAGGCTTTTACTTAAACGATTGGGGTTATAGACAACCTGCAAGAGTGTATGTTTATGATAATGGAAAATTGGACACCATTAAAGGTAAGAGACCAATCGTCAGCTTTGGTATTCAGAAAACAGGTGGTAATCAGATTGGTGGATTTTTTACAATAGGGACTAAAGCATATTTTATTGCTGAGTATAACTCAACATTTGAAAGAGATAATTCAACATTCTTTCCTTATGGTAATATAACACAAGTCGATTTTCCAATGGTAAGTGATTTGATAGAACAAAGAAATTTCTATGTTGGTGTTGGTAAGAGGATTAAAAGAACGGGTATTCACCTTATGATTGGTAGTGTGACGGAAGATGTGAAGTGGAGAGGTAAAGATGATATTGGATATATTACTTTCCCAAAATATAAAGATAGATTCGCAACTGTTAAAGTTGGAATATTACACGATTTCAAAAATATAACAATAAAGTATGACTATGACCCGGTAATTCGTAACGGTACCTTTGGTTTAGGTATCAATTTTTAAAATGAAAAAATATATTATCTCTCTCCTAATATTGTTTTTTTGTGGTAAATCTTTTGGACAAACATACACACAAACATTTATTGATAAATGTAGTGGTGAAAAAAAGATAGCAACAACAACCATTATAAATGGTAATGCTACCGTGTCTTTTTACAATCAAGTAAGAACATTTACCCCTATGGAAGTACAAACGGGAATTGTTCAGACTTGGTTATTTACAACTAAAGCAACATATGAGGCATTGACTTGTCCTGTAATTAATAATCCAATTGTTCAACAAACGGTAGCAAACGCGGCGGCACAAACCGCAAGTAATGCGGCGGCATCGGCCGCTTCTGCTGCCGCTAGTTCTGCTGCCAGTGGTGCGGCAAGTAGTGCGGCATCATCATCGGCAAGTTCTGCTGCTAGTTCAAGTGCAAGTTCCGCCGCCGCGAGTTCAGCGGCATCAACTCCACCACCCACTACTCCACCACCAACAAGTAGTAGTTCATCGACACCTCCGCCAGCAAGTAGTGGAAGTTCATCATCTTCATCAAGTGGTTCGTCATCAAGTAGTGGATCATCTTCATCTTCTGAAACAAAAACAGAAACAAAGACCGAAGCTAAAACAGAATCTAAATCTGAATCTAAATCCGAATCTAAATCTGAAAGTAAGAGTGAGGAAAAGAAAGAAGAGGCTAAATCAGAATCTAAAGAAGAAAAGAAAGAGGATTCTAAATCGGAAGAGAAAAAAGAAGAGAAAAAAGAGGAAAAGAAAGAAGAGAAGAAAAAAGAAAAGGCTGTAGTTTCTAACCCAATGTTATTGTCATCCGATTTATCCACAATTGAATCTCCAGATGGTCGATGGTTACAATCGGCCACTATTGGGGTGTCTAAATCGTCATTGATGGGAGATGAAAGTTATTCCGCAAATACAGTTATTATGAGTGACTTAAAAACATTTATTGTCAGTGGTGGATACACTAAAATGGATTTTTCAGAAGGTAAATTAAAGGCTATACATTCATATTCAACAGCATTTGCGTATTTGAATGGAAATTACATGAATTTGTTGGGTTACACGTGGATTAAACCAACACCAAAATATGGTGTATTTGGATATAATTTGGGATTGATAAATCTATTTCTTAAAAATGAAAAAGATAACTATGATTATAACATGTCATCATCGGTTGTTGCTTTTTGGACTAAACCATATCAATATAGTAAAAAGTTAACGGTGTCCCCACAACTATTTACAATGTTTGCACCATTATCTTGGAACACTGTTGCGGGAACATCCACCGTTAATCGACATATGGGATTTTTATTGGGTAGTTCGTTTGATTACAAGTTGAGTAAAAGATTTGGGTTTAGTTTTAACTACAAATTGAGTGGGAACACCGCTTCGGGAACACCGTGGTTAAGTAACTTCCTAATCGGTTCAAGAATGATACTATAAAAAAATCCCCGATGATTAAAACCACCGGGGATATGACAAAAAATAAATGTACCTCTCTCCTGATACATTTAAATTATAATACTTTCTTTTTGAAATGTCAAGTCTTTGTATAAATTTAATATTTCGGAGCAAGATTCATAATCCTCAATATCTTCAAAGTAAGGTAAAACGTCTCTTTTCAAAACAATCGTTTCATTTCTATTAAAGGTGAATTCCGTGTCCCAATCCATCCCCTTAATTTTTGCGGATATGTTTAGGGTTAATGTTTTTTTATTGGTTTTTTTAAATTCTAAGAAAATATCAATGATGGATTTATATATAATAAATTTATTTTCGTCATAAAAATCATTAAAATCTTTATATCTTCCCTCTATGAATAATTCCTTGAAATACGATTGTTTAGGTTTTTTGGAGATTGGCATGTGGTAGTAGTTTATTATTACAAAAATAGTATTTTTTTTTAATAAAAAATGGAATCGTGTAAAAAATTTATTTTTATTTTATCGTCCTTCAAAAGATAGTAATAATACCTTTCAATAAAACACATATCAACTAAATTTTTAATATTATCATACCTACGTAATTTTAATAATTTCATTACATAAGCCGGAGTATAATTGGGGTGACCAAAATTTTCTATGTTAGGTACTTTATCTACATCAAATTCATTTTTAAGAAATTGAGTTAAATTCTTTAATAAAACAAATTCATAATCAAATTCTTTATTTAAATTAGTTGCGATTGATTTGTAGATAAATTGATATCTTTTGTCGACCCAATGAAAATTATCTTTTTGCTCAAAAATTTCATTAATGGTTAATTGTAACTTTTCTTCATCTTCTAGTAGGTGAAAAGTTCCGTTCTTGTTAATTGAATCGTCATAGTTAATACCCATTGTAAATGTAATGGCACTTAACAAATGTTCAAACGGGTCACGAATAACAAAAAATGTTTTTCCTGTGTAAGAATAAATGTCATAAATTTTTACAAATTCAGGACCAATAGGTAAGTTTTTAAAAAATGAAAACCCATTGTCGTCTTTTAATTCCTTAATTGTGCGATGTCCACATCTTAAAAACGAAATAATTCTTTTATCTTCTTTTTGATAAATTTGAACTCCTTGATACATATATAATTTAATTTTTTGTTCTATCCCATTTAGCCTTTCTTGCCTCTGGTGACAAGTGATGACTTTCGTCTATAGTGTGTTTTATTTCTACTCTAATACATGTCTGTGGCGATTTACTATTCTTAAAATAATTGTTAATGTAACCCATCATATTTGCACTACCTATTGGATTTGCCGAATGAACGTATATTTGAGGTAATGGTATGTTTTTTGACATACTTTCACTAACTAAAAATTTACAACAATCATATCCAGTTTTTTCATCGACTATGTTATTATAATCTAATTTATAATTATTTTTTACATTAGTGTAGTATTCAACCATAGATTGTTCACCCAAATCATGATCCAATGAAATCACATCAAAATTTTCTAGTCCGTGGAATTTAATGGTTGATACAAACTCATCGTAATTACGAACAATAATCCAATCGTCCCCTATTGGAGTTCTAACGTCGTCCAAGTATAATCTTTTCCTCTCAATTTTCATCTTTCTTAAATGGTTTTGAATAATTTGGATATATAATTTTCCAAATATTTTGTTTATGTTCTTTTCCGTCTAACATGTTAAATAAAATGTTAGAATGTCTATATTGTTTTGCTCTGATTGCAAACTCTTTTCTATCTAAATTTCGTGATTTTAAATTTTCATAAATCTCAATATAGTCTTTGTTAATATTATCAAATCTAATTGTAAAATCTCTAACCGTTTCTTTAACCCAATCATTAAACTCATCAGGTACCTTTTCAAGTAATTCATCAAATGGTTTATTATCTTTCAAATATTCCCATATGTCTCTGTTAGATATGTTGGTTAAGATTCTATGCAATCTTTTGTATTCTTCACCTTTGATTTTCATACGAAATCCATTCTTGAAACGAATCACATAACCTTCTCTATCATTAGATATTTCTTCTTTTAATAAATCATACCCTTCTCCCCACGTTTTATATAACATAACAACACGAAACCCGATATTGGATATCATATTTTTAAAACGAACATCTTCATAATCATTATGGATATTAATCTCGTCGCCTGTTTTTGTATTTATCATACCTAACAAAACAAGATCATCATAATCATAATCACAAACTATTCTATTCTCTTTATAAATTATTTCAAACAAATATGTGTATCCCGTGTGTAATCTTTCAAAATTATACTTCTCTAAAAGTTCTTTACCTTTAATTGCTTGTGGTGATGTGAATGACCCACGAGTTGCTATTATCCATTCACCCTTAGTCTTTGGTGTTGGTTCATAATATGAATTGTCATAATCAGGTAAGTTGTTCGGGTCAAAAAACCTTTCCATACCTGTTTCGTAATTGTTATTAAACCAAATGTTATATCTTCTTTCATCACTCAATTCGTATTCGTAATAAAAAAGTATACCTAAAGATCCGTCCATTTTTTCATAAACCTCAAAAGATTCATTTGGCAAATCTTCTGGTTTGTGTTCTTCGTAATTAAAGAATTTTTTGAATGGTCGAGCAACAATTTCACCTTTTGAATTAGTAACTAATCCACGACATTGCAAAGTAATTTCATCCCACAATCTTTCGTATTGAACTTTTGGGGAATAATTCCAAATAGTTAAATCAAGAGTTGGGTGAGTCTGTTTATGTAACAAACCATCTGTGTGATATCCCTCTAAAAATTTTATCATTAGATTTTTTTATGAATACCAATTGTAAAAGTCCATTTTAACCAAGATAATGAAAAATATAAACCACTTATACCATCTCTAAATAATCTACTATGAACATGAGGGGAATGAGCATCAAAATATAAACTAATACATGGAATAACATGTACGGACCATACCGAAGTATTAAAATCTAAATAAAGTTTCATATCATAGTTTAATTTCAAATCTATTAGTCATCGCTGATATTTTTTCATCGGGAACATTATGAACATTCTTGTTACCGTGTCTATTTTCCACAATTACACTGTGTATTCTATAATTGTATCTTTCCGCCATTGTGAAATATGGTTCCATTTCCCACTCTTGGGTAAATGTGTTAGCAACAACAATTTTAGAAAATTGATTTCTCATTCTTTCGGCACATTTTACTTGACAATCATTATGGGCTTCTTTTAATTTTGTTGCTTCAAAAATATATTCACCCTTTTCATTAACAAAAAAATTATCCGCAGATAACACATCTTGAATATTTGATTGAGTATTAAAAAGAATTATATTACCTAACGTGGTTTTTCCACTACCAGGTACTCCTCTTAACAGTATTAAATCACCCACATATTCTTTTTCCATTTTTTCTAATTTTAAAAATGAGGCCGGTATTACCCGGCCGTATTTTTATTTTACTTCTTCTACTAAAGGTTTCTTTAAACCATCATCAGTAGTCGTCGTATTTGCACCACCAGAAGTAATTTCTGAGGTTGTTGAGTCTGTTGCAGCTACCGCAGTAGAATCTAAATTAACCGACGTGGAGTCTGTTGTTTCAGTTGTGGTTGACCCTGAACCACATGCCGTTAATGCTAACATAGCACCAATAGCGAAAATAAATGTATATTTTTTCATATAGGTAAATATACTAAATTTATTCCTAATAACCAAATATTAATAAAAAAAAACCCCAACGAGATGTCGGGGTTTAAGGTCTTTCGGTGAGTTCAACCCCACTTACTTATGAAAAAAAACGAAAAGGTAATCGACAAAGAGAACCTCTGAGAATATAAATATATATAATTTATTAAAAAAACAAAATATTTATAAGATTTTTTTCACAATATTTAATTTTTCGTCTTTATATTTTAAGGTAACTTGTTGATTTTCAATGATATTACCTTTTAAAATTTCTTCACTAAGAAAATCTTCACATAGGTTTTGTATAATTCTCTTAATTGGACGAGCTCCGTATTCTTCTTGAACATTAAGTTCAAAAATTCTACTGATTACTGTTTTATCAAATGAAACCTTGTAGTTCTTATCTTTAAGTCTATTAACAAGTTTACCAACCTCAATATTAATAATCTTCTTAAGAACGTCTTCTGTTAATGAATTGAATAGAATAATATCGTCAATACGATTTAAAAACTCGGGATTAAATTGTTGTTTTAATGACTTTTGAATCATGGATTTTTTAACCTCGTATGTTTGTTCATCCGTACCTTTTGTGTTAAACCCAACACCTCCACCAAATTCAGATACTCTCTTTGCACCAACATTTGATGTCATGATAATAATGGTATTGGTGAAATTAACCTTACGACCAAATGAATCGGTTAAATGACCCTCATCCAAAATTTGTAATAAAAGATTAAACACGTCTTTATGTGCCTTCTCGACCTCATCAAACAAAATAACCGAGAATGGATTATTCTTAACCTTTTCAGTCAATTGGCCTCCTTCATCATATCCAACATACCCCGGAGGAGAACCGATTAATTTTGATACGTTGTGTTTCTCCATAAATTCACTCATATCAACACGAATGATTTTCTCAGGGTCACCAAATAAAGTATCCGCAATTGATTTTGCTAAAAACGTTTTACCGACACCAGTGGAACCAATAAAGATAAATGAACCGATTGGTTTATTAGCGTCTTTAATACCCACACGATTACGTCTAATCGATTTTGAGATGGTGGTAATCGCTTCGGTCTGACCAATTACTTTTGCTGAAAGTGTTTCTTCTAACTTTAGTAATTTTTGTGTCTCTTTGGAATCGAGTTTAGTAATTGGAACACCGGTCATATCGGTTACAATGTTATAAACATCATCAACACTTACCGGTGTTTTATTATCTTTTTGTTTTTCGGACCATTTGTTTTTTTCCTCCTCAAGCTTAGTAATAACTTTTTTCTCTTCATCCCTTAACTTAGCCGCTTGTTCGTAATTTTGATTTTTTACAACCAATAGTTTTCTCTCCTTAATTTCGTCTACCTCTTTTTTTAACTTTTCAATAGATTCGGGTATTCTTGAAATTACTCTTTTTTCTGAACCCAATTCATCTAATACATCGATAGCCTTATCGGGAAATTGTCTGTCAGTGATATATCTTGAAGAAAGTTTAACAATAGTGTCTACAACCCCCTCTTCATATTTTACTTTATGAAATTCTTCGTATGACGGAAGAAGATTTTTTAAAATCTCGACAGTCTCTGATTGTGTTGGTTCCTTTAACAATACCTTTTGAAAACGTCTAACAAGTGCGGCGTCCTTTTCGATATGTTTTTTAAATTCATCTAATGTGGTTGCTCCAATACATTGTATCTCTCCTCTCGCTAATGCTGGTTTTAATATATTTGCGGCATCCATTGAACCACTCGCGTTACCAGCACCGACCATGGTGTGTAATTCGTCAATAAAAACAATTACGTTTGGTGATTCTTGTAATTCGTTTAAAATGGCCTTAATTCTCTCCTCAAATTGTCCTCGGTATTTTGTACCAGCAACTAAAGATGTTAAATCTAAGGACATAACTCTTTTGTCTAAAAGACTTGTAGGGCACTCACCCTTGTAAATCATTAACGCTAATTTTTCAACCAAAGCCGATTTACCGACACCAGCATCACCGACAATAACCGCATTGTTTTTCTTCTTTCTAGAAAGAATCTGAGCAATTCTTTTTACCTCTTTATCTCTACCAACAACCGGATCAATTTTACCTTCTTCGGCCATCTTTACAAGATCACGTGAGAAGTTATCTAAAATCGGTGTCGTAGAACCCTTCTTTACCTTTTTAGGATTTGTGGTTGGGCCATCTTCAAAAAAATCTACAGACATATTTTATAAGTTTAGTTTACAATACAAACATAACATATTTCATTCTAAAAAACAAACAAAAGACAAAATGTCTAAAAAAATGTCTAAAGAATGTCTAAATGTCAGTTTTAGACATTTGGTAAATAATTTGTAAATAAATGTAAAAAAACTTATATACTATGATTACATTATTTAAAGACCCATTTTTTCAAGGTTTTGAAAGTGCATTTGACACATCAAAATTCTTAAAGACACCAGAAACTAAAGTGTCTAAAAACGAAACCGAATATAAGGTTTCAATAAGTGTTCCTGGTTTAACCAAGGAAGATTTAAAAATTTCCACTAAAGATGGAATTTTAAGAATTTCATTTGAAAGAGAGGAGAAAGATGAAAGAAACGATTTCACCACCTCTTTTGTAAAATCTTATAACATTCCTGATGATGTAAAAGAAAAAGACATCGTTGGTAAGGTTGAAAATGGAATTCTTGAATTAACATTACCGATTGATAAGAAAAAGTCAATCGAGAGGTTAATATCTCTTAATTAAATTAGACCCCGTTTTTACGGGGTTTTTTTATATTTATAATAAAGAGATATCATGAATAAGAATTTAATGAAACGTAATCATATTGAGAATGCCAATATTCTATTACAGCAAAGAACCGATGGTGAGTCATTACGTAATAAATTTAAGGATCCTGAAATTAAGGGTACAACAAGAAAAGAATACCTTAATGACAAGTTATTGAGTCAATTAAAAAAGAAGTTTTAATATAACCCCGATTTATCGGGGTTTTTTATTTGGGTTATTTTTCTTATATTATATCATAAAATATTTATCATTATGGGTATCATATCAGAAAAAATCGACGGAACCACGATTGAGGTTACAATTCAATCATCCAACCTTAAAACGGCATCTTATAACACAGAAACCGAAGACTTAACCATTACTTTCAACAATGGAAGTATTTATGTATATAATAAAGTCCCTTGGAATAAGTTCACTAAATTTAGAATGTCCGAATCCCAAGGAAAATACTTCAACGAAAATATCGGTAGAAGTCATAAGTACACTAAATTATCATGAGTCTATTTGAAGAATTAATAGAGGATAAAGAACTTGATAAGAAAATTATCAAGTCGTTTACGTCAAAGGATACGTTATCTGATAACATATTTGAGTTATCGGGTAAGACGTATACTATGCGTGATGATGTTAGAAAAAGGTTAATTGAAATTTCAAATGATTTTATTGAATCTTTTGGGGTTGAGTTTTTTATTCACGATATTGTTCTTACTGGATCACTATCAAATTTTAATTGGTCCCAATATTCCGACGTTGATTTACACGTTTTAATTGATTTTGAAGAAACCGAATATCCAATTGACTTAGTTAAAGAATTCTTTGACGCTAAGAAAAACATTTGGAATGAAAAACATGACATTAAAATAAAAGGTTATGATGTTGAGGTTTACGTACAAGATGTTAATGAGGAACATATTTCCTCTGGTGTTTATTCTATTTTACACAACAAATGGTTAGTTGAACCTAAAAAGGAAACACCTAATATTGACGATAGAATGATTCTACAAAAGGGAGAACATTACGCAAAACAAATTGACTCTTTAATTAAAAAATCACATAAAATAGACGTTTTATCACAAATTGAGGTATTGAGAAAAAAGATAAAGGAATTTAGACAAAGTGGTTTAGATAGTGGTGGAGAGTATTCATATGAGAACCTAACCTTTAAATTATTACGAAGAAACGGATATATCGAAAAACTAATAAAATTAAAAAAGGACATAACAGATAAGAAATTGTCCATAACACAATAATTATACCTATTTTTTTCTATATATCTATGTATTTATAGGATAAGAATAAGTATATCTTAACAATTTATAAAATGGCAGATTTAAAACCCCTTGGTAGTGAAAAACTTAACGGAGACGACAAATTAAAGAGAATCCTTGAGTTAACCTACTTCAACGACAAAAATAAAAAGTCTTCTTCTGTAAAACCAGAATTAGTGAAGGAATCTAAAACCGGTGGTGTATATGGTATCGTTAAAGAAAAAGACGGATACTATGTAAAAAGAGGTTTAAATGAATCATCACTTGATTATATCGGTGGTATGTTCATGAAGAATAAAAATAGATTTTCTTCATATGCGGACGCATACAAAAGACTTGATTTTATTAAAGGTCAAGAGGAATTACAAGAGGCTACAAAATATGTCTTAAAACAAAACAAACCTCAGGAAGAGGCACCAATGCCGGAGCCGTCTATGGATTTACCACCAGCACCTGAAGCGGACGCTTCGGGAGATATGGCCGCACCAACGGGAGACGCAACGGCACCTTCGGATGAGGTTGCTGCACCTGTAGATGATATGGGTGGTGAAGATTTTGCAGCAGATGATGAGGCAGGAAAACGTTCATCATACATGGCGGAAGCTCAGAAATTTGCCGGTAAATTAGGTCAAGAACTAAGAGATTTACAGGATAAAATGGAAAGTGATGATATTAAGTACATTTTAAATATGGTTATTTCTGCGGTGAAATTAGATAATTTAGATGATGACGATATTGAAGAAATAGGAAAGAAATTCGAAAGAGATGAGGAAGAAATGGGTTCCGAAGAACCATCTGTGGAAGATGAAGTTCCTTCTGAAGAACCGGCAGTAGAACCAGAACCTGAGGCGGAAGTTAATGAATATGACTCAATGGACGCTTTAGAATCTTTTATTAACACACCTATTGAAGCAGAAGAAATTAATTTATCAAACTATTCAGACTTAGGTAAGATAAAAGAGGAAGATGAATTAAAGGAATTAGATTTAGATGAAATAAAAAACGATATAAATCAAGCAATTGGTGAAAGATTAAGTAAATATTTTAGCTAAAATGAATCTAATTTATGTCAATGAAATTGGTTCCGATTATAAAGGTCAGAAACAATATGAATTTATTTTTAGTGATTCATCTGAAATTGACATAGATGAGTGGTTCGTAATACCCGCATCTGCAACCGCAAAAACAAAATCTCCTGATATTGAATATGTCAAATTGGTGGGTCTTTTAAAGAACACTGATTTAGATTTAGAATTAATTCAAAACTCCGATTATTTCGGAGTTATTGATGCTGTGGATGGTGTGATTGCGTTAGCGTGGGAAAAGTTTGATATTGAAGTGGAAGTTAATAGACTGACCTTTAAATTTGGGGAGTCGATGGAAAATGTTACAAAAAAATTAAAACAAAGAAGTTACATTCTTTTAAAAGAAGAAATAAAATTCAAAAACGTATGAAAAGGTCAACATTAGTAGAGAAATTAATCAAGGAAGGAATGTCAGAAAAGACATTAGTTAGGTTTACTGATAAACAACTTTTAGAGTTATCTGAAAGAATGTTAGGTGAAGGTTTGACGGCAACAATGGCTGATATTTCAAAAAGTCCCGCATTACAAGCTGCTGCTAAAGACCCAAAACAAAACATTAGGGTTGTCGGTGAGGATGAAGAAGTTTCTGAAGAATTAAAAGGTAATCAAAAGAAATTAGATAAGAACCACAATGGTAAAATTGATGGTCAAGATTTTAAAATATTAAAAGGGCAGAAGAAGGAAGTTAAAAAATCTTCTGAAGTTAAAGAATGGGTTGAGAAATTAGTGGAAAATAAGTATCATAGTTTCACATCTAAAAATGAAATTATGGAATTAATAAGTGTTAAACTTAACGAATCAGATACAATGGTACAACATGGTCCTAAGGTTAAAAAAGGACATAATGGGGTTCCTGAATTTATGAGTTACGATTCGATTGTAGATGCTGCGGAACCTAAAACAGCTCCAACAACAAAACCCGCACCAACAAAGGAACCGGGTACAAAACCAACACCAAACAAAGACCCAAGAAAAACTCCATTTAGACCAGGACCTGGACCAAATCCAAAACCTAAAGCTTTAAAAGAAACTAAAAAAAGTAAATAAAATGTCATTTACAAAGAAAAAATTGTTATCTTTAATCAAAGAAAATTTGAAAGAGATGGCGATGGATTTTGATACACAGGACAGACCTGACCAAGGATTACAAGATAAGTTGGCTCAAGGAGATACGCCATTGAAAAAAGTTCCATTACCTAACACGGGAGAAGAACCTAATAAAAATTTTCAGGAATTATTGGCGTCTGAGAGATACAAAGATGTCGTTCAAAGAGTTAGACAATATACAGGTGATAACACAACATTAAGAGGTAGTGAAGGGGTTATGCCATTGGCACAGACAATGATGAACGCTCACAATCAAATCGTTAGAACTGAAAGTCAATATAGAGAACAATTAGAATCGTTGGCAATTGAATTGGTGATGAAAGAAATGGGATTAGAAGAGGGTGATGTTCAGTTTGATGCTAAAATCGTTGGTGTTGGTGAAATAAGTACTGATGATTTTAATAAAGAATCAGAACAAGGAGGAGAAGAAGAATCTCAACAAGAAGTAAACGTAGAACAAGATTTGTTCAATGAATTAGAAACGTTAAGTTTAGAAAAGGCAAAGAGACGTTTAATAAACGCAATGGTACAGGGAGCATCTAAAAAGGGTCACTACATGTATCATTATGTTGCTGAAAAAATTAGACAAATTACAGGTTCTGAAAACTTAGTAAATCAATATGGTATATTAATGTCAATTAACGATTCATTATATTGGCAGTTAAGTGATGAAACCATGCAAATGATGATGGGTGGCGGAGGAGGAGAAGCTCAAATCGGAGGGAAGGAAAGTATAGATAGACAAACTGACCCACCGACAATCGTTGCCAGAGGTGTTAACTTTCCAATATTAGTTCATGAATTAATTAAAGGGGTTATGGAGTTATTGGCAATTCAAGGTAGACCAAAAGACGAAGAAGGTAATGAAGAAGATTTTACCGATATTGAAGATAGTGAAGATACATTAGAAAAGGAAATGTGGGACTTGAGATTAGGTCCAGCGATTTGGGAAAGAGTTAGAAGACAGTTTCCTGAGGAAGTTTTAGTAGATGAAGAAAAATATAAAATTCAATTGTTATTATTTTCACACATTATTCAAAAACCAGCAAGGGAGTTTTTAATATTAATGAAGGAAATTATTTCAGGTTCAGAAAATGGTAAAAATTTAATGGGTTTATTATATAGAGCAATTGAACAAGAATTACAGGATTACGATTACACAGAAACAATGAATCAGTTCGATGATAAGTTAAACAATATCAGTGATGAAACTGATGATGATGATTTTGACGATTTTTTAGGTGGTATGGGTATACGTAGACCTGACTAAGAATAATACAAAGGAGGTTTTTAACCTCCTTTTTTGTATTTATACATATATGAATTCTAAATTAGAACAGTTAAAAGAATATGCGAAGATAATGAAAGACGTTCCTTATGCGTTAAGGACCTATCTTCAAACATATGACAACACTCAAAAAAAATACGTTCCGTTAGAGTTATTTCCTGACCAAATTCAGTTAATAAATGACTATGAAACATATAATGAGAATATCACAAGAAAATATAGACAGGCGGGGGTAACCACCGTAACTGCGGCGTGGATTTCTCACAAACTACAAACAGCAAAGGCAACAGAACCCGAAAGAGTTTTATTAATCGCTAATAAGAAAGATACTGCGGTGGAAATGGCGAATAAAGTTCGTCACTTCTTAGAACAATGGCCAGATTGGATTAATGTTGGGTTCTCAGTAGATAAAAACTCTGAAAGTCGATTCAAATTAAATAATGGATGTGAAGTTAAAGCGGTGGCAACATCTGCCGATGCCTTACGTGGTTATACACCTACCATACTTGTATTTGATGAGGCAGCATATATTGAAGCTGGTGACGATTTTTGGGCAGCATCTATGGCGTCCCTATCAACGGGAGGTAAGATTATCCTTGTATCAACTCCAAATGGATATGACCCTATCTATTACGGTGTTTACGACCAAGCAATTCGTGGAGTGAATGATTTTCATATTACCGATTTAAGGTGGTTTAAAGACCCTCGTTATACTAAAGACTTACGTTGGGTTAAGTGTCAGGATATCTGTCACTACATGTTAAATAGAGAACAATATGACGACAATGAAGTTGTGTTGTACGATTTTGATATGGAAAAATATCAAGAATTGGAAGAGGGAGGATACAAACCGTTTTCATCTTGGTTTGAATCAATGTCTAAGAAATTTAAATATGATAGACGTAAGATTGCTCAGGAATTAGAATGTGACTTTTTAGGTTCGGGTGATGGGGTTATTCCCGGAGACGTCCAAGAGAATATTGCTAAAAATATGATTCGTGTACCTAAAGAGAAATACATGCAAGGTACGTTTTGGCAATGGAAAGAACCAATTCAAGGTCATCGTTATATTATGGGTGTCGATGTAAGTAGAGGGGATAGTGAGGACTTTTCTGCGATTAGTATTATTGATTTTGATGAGAGGGAACAAGTCGCCGAATATATTGGTAAAATACCACCGGACGATTTGGCATCGGTGGCTTATAAATGGGGTATACTATACGAAGCGTTTATTGTTATTGATATAACGGGAGGTATGGGAGTTGCCACATCTAGAAAATTACAAGAAATGAATTATAAGAACTTATATATTGATGGTATTAATACCAAAAACATATGGGAGTATAATTCAAAGGCTATGGAAAAAATACCAGGTCTTAGTTTTAATAATAAAAGAACACAAATTGTTGCTGCGTTTGAAGAACAGTTAAGAAAGGGATTTGCGGTAAGGTCAAGTAGATTATTAAATGAACTTAATACGTTCGTATATTTGAACGGTAGACCCGACCACATGAAGGGGACTCACGATGATGCGATTATGGGGTTATCAATGGCTTTATATGTCGCGGATATGTCTTTCAATCAATTGGAAAAAAATGAAAACGCAAATAAGGCTATGTTGGACTCTTGGACTATGTCCGAAAGAACATACGAACCAAATAAGTCGTTTTATTCTTATGGTACAGCATTTGACCAAATAGGGTCTATGGGAATGGATAATAATCAAATTTATTATCAAAATAACCCATCTGGTGTTCCAAAAGAGGCGTATAAAGAATATTCTTGGTTATTTGGTAAATCGAAATAGTCTTTTTAATCCAAATAAAAAAGTATATATTCTTAAAGAAAACTATTTATAAACATGGCAGATCAGAATCTAACAGTTTTTCAGAAATTAACCAAGATGTTCGGATATCCGGGTCAAACGAAAGTTGACAAGACTCCGTCATTTAATTTCAGTAAAGACGAATTATTAAAAACAGATAGTAGAGAAGAATATGAAAAGGCAATGTTGCAAGCACAACAAAGTTCTTACATTGCGGATAAGTGGACAAAACTTGACCAATCTCTATATAATCAATCGGTATATTATGAACCAAATAGAATATCAGCGTATTATGACTATGAATCTATGGAGTTCACACCTGAAATTTCCGCCGCTTTAGATATCTATTCTGAAGAATCTACAACAATGTCTGAGAAGGGTCAAATATTAACAATATATTCTGATTCCGAAAGAATCAAAGGAATATTGGAAGAATTATTTTATGACAAGTTAGACATCAATACAAACTTACAAATGTGGACAAGAGGTCTTTGTAAGTATGGTGATGATTTTGTTTATTTAAAAATAGACCCCGAGAAAGGAATTGTTGGTTGTCAACAACTTCCAAATATTGAGATTGAAAGAATCGAAGGTGCCGCATCAAAACAACCAACTCAAACTAGAGACACTAAAGTACCATCAAGAGAATTAAGATTTAATTGGAAAACCAAAGAAATGGAATTCCAAGCTTGGGAAATAGCACACTTTAGATTATTAGGTGATGATAGAAAGTTACCTTATGGTACTTCTATGTTAGATAAGATTAGACGTATTTGGAAACAACTTTTACTTGCTGAAGATGCGATGTTAATTTACAGAACATCAAGAGCACCTGAGAGACGTGTATTCAAAGTATTCGTTGGTAATATGGATGATAAGGACATTGAACCTTACGTACAACGTGTAGCGAACAAATTTAAAAGAGATCAGATTTCTGACCCACGTAACGGTCAAGTAGATATGAGATATAATCAAATGGCGGTTGACCAAGATTATTTCATACCTGTTCGTGACCCATCACAAACAAACCCAATTGAAACATTACCCGGAGCACAAAATTTAGGTGAGATTGCCGATATTGAATATATTCAAAAGAAATTATTGGCTGCGTTACGTATACCTAAAGCATTTTTAGGATTTGAGGAGGTTGTTGGTGAGGGTAAGAGTTTAGCATTAATGGATATTCGTTTTGCTCGTACAATTAATAGAATTCAAAAATCTTTAATTCAAGAGTTAAATAAAATCGCATTAATACATCTTTACCTAACGGGAATGGAAGATGAATTAAATAATTTTAATTTATCATTAACAAATCCATCGGCACAATCTGATTTATTACGTATTGAACAATGGAAAGAAAAAATCACTTTATATAAAGACGCAACTTCTGACCAATCACAAGTTGGTATATTACCTGTGTCACATACATGGGCTAAAAAGAATATCTTGGGTATGAGTGAGTCTGAAGTTGTTTTAGACTTACAACAACAAAGACTTGAAAGGGCGATGGGATTTGAGTTAACAAATACACAAAATATCATTAAGCGTTCTGGTGTCTTTGATGTGGTGGATAAGAAATACGGTATACCTGAAGAAGAAAGAGCAAAAGTTGAAGCGGCAGGTGGTGGTGAATCACCAGATGGTGGTGGTGGAATGGATATGGGAGGAGGAGCACCTCCGGCAGCTGAACCACCGGGAGGAGAAGGACCATTAAGTGAGTCTAAAAAATCAAAAATATTAGGTATGTTGGGTGAGGGAGATGATATATCTCAATTATTTGATATTAATAAGGCACAACAGAATATTTATGAGATAGAAACTAAATTAAACGACATATTAAACGAACAAAAATGAAAAATTTCGGATTATTAAAATCTAAGATATTATCAAAATTAACCGAATCTTATTCTAAACAAAATAAGAAAGAGGTAAAAGATATATTGGGTACAATTAAAGAAAATAAAAGTTTTAAAGAACTTTATCTATTCTATGAAGAAATAGAGAACAAATATTTTGAAGATAAGGAAACTGCTCAATTATACGTTGAGGGGATGGGGTCTATGTTAAAACAACAAATGACTAATGAGTTTAAAGGATTTTGTCAATCATTGGACGAGAAAGTTAATGTTTCTGAAATTAACGAAAATGAAATTTATACTGCGTTAGATCACTTATCTGAAGAAGATACTCTATCGAATTTAGAAAAGAAGGTTAAGGCTAAGAAAAAATTGGTTGAACATTTAATAACTAAAAAAGATATTGTTGAGAGTGTTTCTAGTAGTGTAACACCAAACGAAAGTTTGTTACACGCAGTGTTAGCAAATAATTTTAACGTATTGTATTCAAATACAATGAATGAATCACAGAAAGAAGAATTAAAAAACATTCTTTCTTTAAGTGAAGATGAATTAAATAATAAAACCACAGAACTTAAAGAAAGTATTCTAACTCAAGTAGGTTCACTTTTAAGTGAATCAAATGATACGGATTTAACAAATAAGTTATCAAATGTGGAGAAGGAAGTAAAGGATATGAAACCTTCAAAATATAATTACTACAGATTAAATGAATTAAAAAATGGTCTTAATTAAGACCATTTTTTATTTGTTGAACGTACACCGCTTTTAATTTTTCTTTTCTTTTAATAACTGAGGGTTTAACGAATTCTTTTCTTTCCCTTAATTGTTGGACTTGTTTAACTTTTTGAACTTTGTGTTTATAAGTTCTAAGTGCACTTTCAAGACTTTTTTCTTTTGTTACATCAATTACAATCATAATATATAAGTATTCTAAAATATACAAAATATTTTTTGGATTTATAAGTTTTTTTATTTATATTTTTATTACACCATAAATAAAATAATATGATGAAATAATGAAAAATGGAAAGTATATCCCATTAGGGACATACCAAGATGTAAAAATCGGTTATGGTACCGTAGATTACAAAAACTTAAAGACAATTTACTTAAAATTAAATTCTTGGTTACAACCAGATAATGAAACGGATGACTTTGATCATACGATTCTTAAATCAAGACGTAAAATAAAAGAAATAATTTATAATTTACAAAATCCACACTTTAAACAACAATCTATTGTTGATTTGGATATAAGAACAAAAGGAATAAAACTTGAAAAAAGGTCTTTCATGAATTTAGAGGTGACTCTATACATTGATAGGCAATTTGATGTTAAATCAAAAGAAGTGAAACATATGGTTAAAAATCTTATGGAAAACTTGGTGGAAGATGGTTTAAACGACAAAAAGTTGTTCAATTTTTATAAAACTAAAAAATAACTTAGATATTGATGTATTTATAGGAATATTAATTCCATAAATGAAAATATTAGGACCAAAGGAAACAGGACACGGAATATTGATTGAATATGACGCTGGCCATGTGTCTCCTGACGACAACAAGAAAATTATATCGGAAATGAAGAATTTGGACTTCTCAGAAGACCTTATTCTTTTTGCCGTTTTACAAAAATACGACACTCCAAATAAGAATGGTAGAATATACCCTGAAGTCTTATTAAAGAGAGAAAACGAAAAATATCAAAATCTTATTAAGAAGGGTGGTGCGTTAAATGAATTAAATCACCCTTCATCTTCACTTATCGACTTAGATAGGGTATCACATTCAATTCTTGAAACGTGGTGGGACGGTAAAATCCTTATGGGTAAGATAAAATTATTCACTTCTCCAGGTTGGAAGAAGATGGGTATCGTATCTACTAAAGGTGACCAAGCCGCAATGTTAATAATGAATGGTGCAACATTAGGTATCTCCTCTCGTGGTGTTGGTTCACTTAAAAATGTAAAAGGACAAAATATTGTTCAGGAGGACTTTGAGTTGGTGTGTTTCGATTTAGTATCGTCACCATCAACACCCGGTGCCTACATTTTTAGTGATCCGTCAGAAAGAGAACAATATCAAGAGGCGGAAGTGAAGAAACCAACTCTCGACAATAGAATGGCTAAATTAATGGGTAATTTGGATAGTTTTTTATCCAAATAATCAATTTTATTGGTGTAGTTATATTGAAAAAGTAAATTTTTCATAAAATCAAAGTATTTATAAGATAATAAAAACAAAAATTTCACAATGAGCGAAAAATCAATTTTAGAAAATGCGTTACTTCAAGTACAAACTCTTGAAGAAGCCGTGAAGCAAAATGCAAAAGGTATACTTGCGTCAACAATGAAGCAAGAACTAAACGATTTGCTTAAAGAATCATTGGAAGAAGAGGAAGAGGAAGTAAAAGACACCGAAATGTCTGAACAACCCGATTCTGATGAAGAGGAAACAGATGATATGTCAGATGATGAGGCAAATGCCGACGATTCTGAAAATGTAGACGACCTCGATAACGAAGACCCAACTAAAGGAATCGATTCTTTAGACTCTGAAGAAGATGGTGAGGAATTACCAGCATCTGACGATTCAGAAGAAGAACCATCTTTAGACGACGAACTATCATTAGATGGTGAAGAGTCAATGGATGACGAAGATGACTTTATGGACATGACAGGAGCATCTGACGACGAAGTATTGAAAGTTTTCAAAGCAATGAAACCAGAAGATGGTATCGTAGTTAAGAAAGACGGAGATAACGTTGAAATGTCAACTGGCGAAGACGAATATATCATCAAACTTGATGGTGAAGAAGAAACTGAGGTTGGAGATGAAATGGGTATGAACATGGACGAAATGTCTGATGATACTATGGATTCTGATATGGCTGAAGATGAAACTCTTTACGAAATTGAATTAGATGAAGAAGAGGAAGAAGAATCTAAAGATAGTGAAATGTCTGAAGAGGAAGATTCTGACGTTGAGAAAGTTGAGGCTACAGAAGCTGCGAGAACTAAATCAAACCCTCATGGAAATAAGGGTGGTGCTAATAGAGCAGGTTTACCAAGTAAGAAAACTTACAAGGCAGGTTCTGGTGTTTTTGGAATCAACGAAGAGGTTGAAACTTTAAAGAAACAAAATGCTGAATATAAAAAGGCGTTAGTTCTTTTCAAGGAAAAACTTAACGAAGTTGCTGTGTTCAATGCAAACTTAGCGTACGCTACACGTTTATTCACTGAACATTCAACAACAAAACAAGAGAAATTGAACATATTAAAGAGATTTGATTCAGTTTCTACTATGAATGAATCTAAAGGTTTATTCAACACTATCAAATCTGAATTAGGTACAAAAACTACAGTTACCGAAACAGTTGTTGAAAAAATCTCTAACACTCCATCAACATCATCATCTCAACAAGTGTTGGCTGAAGCGAAAGCTTACGAAAACCCACAATTCAAGAGAATGAAAGATTTAATGGGAAAAATAAAATAATAAAAACTAAAAAACAAATATTCAAAAAATGGGAGCATTATTAGAATCAGGTATGGTAGGTAACATCGGTTTAAAACACCTTAGAGTTATCAAAGAAGATACCATCAAAAAATGGGATGACTTAGGATTCCTTGACGGATTAGACGGTCACCAAAAAGATAACATCGCGCAATTGTATGAAAACCAAGCGTCTTATTTAATCAACGAAGCAGCAGTTTCTGATGCTAGTGGTTCTTTCGAGACAGTAGTTTTCCCAATTATCCGTCGTGTATTCTCTAAATTATTAGCAAACGACATCGTTTCAGTACAAGCAATGAACTTACCTATCGGTAAATTATTCTACTTCGTACCTAAAATTCAAGAAAGAAACGCAAGTAACGGTCACTACGCACCTTACGGTATCCCTGGTGGAGCTGGTGGAGCAAGTGCAACAACTGGTTACACAGGTACTAACTTGTACGATAGATTCTACGAAGGATCTGACGCAAACGATCAAGGTCTTTTTGATTATTCAAAAGGTTCATTCACTACAGTTTCCGCAACTGTTGCTGATATGGTTACTTTCTCTGCAGGTGTTGCTTCAGCGGCATCAGCAATCGCAACAGGTACTTCAGTATCTAACGTGATTTTGAAAGTTTCTGGTTTCACCCAAACAGGTGCTGGAAAATTAGCAGGTCCTAACGGTAACGAAATGGACACTGAAGAGTTTTTAGCTTCATTAACTGTAAAAGGTATTGATGCAGCTTTAACTGGACACACTGGTACTCAAGAATTACCAATCAATATCGTAACTCAGAAATACGGTAAAGGTATTGTTGAATACGGTCAAAGATCTTCAAGTGTAACAGGTAAGTATAATGATATCTGTGATGGTGATGGTTTCATCTACATCAATGTTGATTTACAAGCTTACTCTGCAACTTCAGGTTTCTCTGATTACGTTGTAGCAAGTTCTACATTAGCAAAAACAGATTTCCAAGTAACTTATCGTCAATACGCATCTTTAGAATTTGAAGATGAAATTGGTGAGGTTTCTTTTGATTTAGAATCAGTAACAGTTTCTGTAACTGAAAGAAAATTAAGAGCAAGCTGGTCTCCAGAATTGGCACAAGACGTTAGTGCGTTCCACAACATCGATGCTGAGGCTGAATTAACAGCATTGTTATCTGAGCAAATCGCTGCTGAGGTTGACCGTGAAATCTTACGTGACTTACGTAAAGGTGCGGCTTGGACTGCAAAATGGGATTACAATGAGTGGAAATATGGTGCTAGTGGAAACACTCCGTTCCAAGGTTACACTCAAAAAGATTGGAACCAAACTTTAGTTACTAAAGTTAACCAAATCTCTGCACAAATCCACAAGACTACGTTAAGAGGTGGTGCTAACTGGATCGTTGTATCTTCAGAAGTTTCTGCAGTATTCGATGATTTAGAGTATTTCCACGTTTCTAACGCAGCTCCTGAGCAAGATTCTTACAACATGGGTATCGAGAAAATCGGTTCATTGGCAGGTCGCTACCAAGTATACCGTGATCCTTACTTCCCAGCAGGTAAAATCTTAATCGGTCACAAAGGTAAATCTTTGTTAGATGCAGGTTATGTATACGCACCATATGTGCCATTACAATTAACTCCAACAATGTACAATCCATTTAACTTCACTCCAATCAAGGGTATCATGACTAGATACGCTAAGAAAATGGTTAACAACCGTTACTTTGGTTTGATTAACGTAAGTGGTTTACAAACATTCAGTTTGGATACTTTAAGATAATCTTAATGATTTATCATACTAAAAACCCTCACAGAAATGTGGGGGTTTTTTATTTTTGGTATATTCCAGAATATTTCTTATATTTGCGTTATGTCTGAAGTAGATTATAGTAAATTAAGATTGGACGTCCTTGAAAAAATGATACACACAAGAGGTATTGAGTGTAAAATGAAGAAGGATGAGATGATTAAAATGTTAAAATTAGATGATGAGGGAAAATATGAACCCCCAATGAACAATACTATCTATGAAAAATCTGAAGGTGGTTATAACGTCGGTATTGATATTAGAAATCGCACAGATTTACTACAAATAAGTAAATTAAAAGAAAAAAAGGATGCTTGGTCACTCAATAGATATTCAGATAATAGGGTTTGGTATTGGTCACCACAAAAGTTAATATAATGAATTGGACAGAATATTTTTTGAACATCGCAGAACAGGTAAAACTGAAATCTAAGGACCAATCTACACAGATAGGTGCCGTTATCGTAGGAATCGATAATGAGGTCCTCTCTACGGGTTATAATTCATTTCCAAGGGGTTTGGACGATTCATTACAAGAACGTCAGGAAAGACCTGAAAAATACTTCTGGTTTGAACATGCTGAACGTAATGCCATTTATAATGCCGCTCGGGTGGGTACACCATTAAAAAACTCAACAATATATCTTACCTCTGGATTACCATGTATGGACTGTGCCAGAGGTATAGTGAATAGTGGGATTAAAATCGTTTACTGTAAAGAGGTATGTACTACAAAAAATAAGGAGAAGTGGGATGAATCTCAAAAGAAATCTCTCCAACTCCTCCTTGAATGTGGGGTTGATGTGAAATATTATTAATTACCAAGTTCTACAAGCCCAATATCTTGGTTTCCAACGTGGACCCGGATTCTCACAATTATGTCTTGCTCTAAATGATTTACGTCTTTCTGGGTTATTCTTTTTAATAACCATTCTTTTACCTTTAGCAGATTTACCACCAAATCCAAAGTTTACCTTAACGACTTTACCTTTATCGTTTTTAACATATACTTTAAACTTCTTGATGTCACCTTGCATTATTTTACCTAACTGAACCTTACGTCCTTGGTATTCCGCCTCGTTTAACATATTGGTAGATTCGAGGTTGGTTTTTTCGATTGAACCAAATTCATCCTCAAATAATAAAACAGGAGTCTCTTCGTTAAATTCAAATAATCTTTCAAATTGGTCTTCAGTTATACTTATAATCATTTTTTTAGTTTTTTGTTCGTCAAATCTGGTCATTGTTGGTTTATTACCTTTACCAACCTTAGGGTCCTTTTTTTCCGCTCTTCTTTTTTGTGATGTCATTGCTTTCTTTTCTTTTTTATCATAAGATGATGCAACTTTTGGAGTTTCTTTAGATACCTTTTTAGAAGGTCTACATTTTGGATAGGATTTACCATCAGCATCTTTTCTGCCACAAGGTGGGTGTTTACCATCTACCTTTTTACTAACATCTACCCACTTTTCTTTAAACCATCTTGCAAGGTCTTCTCTTAAAACTTCTCCTGATTTTATAGATTCTACTATATATTCTTTATCTTCTTTTGAAACGACTATTTTCATAATTATAAATATTAATTTTTAAGACAATTTATCAACTTCGTTAGTGAATTTATGACATTTGTCTGATACTTTACCCTTATCGTGGTCTGTAATTGATAATTTCACATGGTCATAATGAACGGTCATATCTGGATGATGATTCTGTTTATCGGCAATCTTCATTACCCCATCAACAAATGACATAACTTTCTTATAATCTTTGAAATAATATGTTTTGGTGAGTCTGTTATTAACTTCCTTCCAACTACTACTATTCATAATCTTCTTCTTTTGATTTTCGGTTATGATAATTTTCATATTATATTCTAGTATCTTTTATGAATTTATCGTGAGAATCTTTATATGATTTTAACGATTCTTCATGAACATTTTTAGTGTATTGCCAATTCCAATATAAATCTTTATTGATTTTAAACCCGTAAAATTCATGAACCTTCATTTGAGTATTATTAACATTTTCTCCGTTCCAATTATGTCCAACACAAATAAATCCAGATTCTATATTTTTAATGATATTGCTTTCACCTAAAGTTGAATGTCTATTTTGTAACCATGTTAATCTTTCAATCAAATTTTGATAATACATATTGGTTTGACCCCACCTAATTGAACTGAAGAAAACAACCGCATCAGACTCAAGTAATTCTTTAGATATTTTCCAAAGTTCGTCTGATTTTTCGTTAATGTTAACCCAACATCTGTGTTCACCACTTGGGTTTTTGTCTTTATCTTTTAATTTTGCTTTTAATACCCCACAACTGTTACCTTCTTTTCTCGATACGTTACCCTCACAAGGTAATATTTTAAGGTCGGTAACATCAATTAGAGTTGAATTATCACCCAATTCTTCGTGAATATATGTTGCTAATAATTTTGATTTGGGTACGTCGACATTTTTCTCATCCCAATTATATCTGTTAGAACAACTTAATAGTAGAACTTTTTTTTTATTTTTTAGAATTTCTATCGTTTTTCCTATTGGTTTCCACGCATTTGATTGAACCATCCCTTCGGACAGTCCCATCATTTTTTCCATTCTACTTATCTGTTCTTGTAAATTCATTTATTTACATTTTCTCCAACCACCACCTTTTGATTTATAATCTTTTGCCGCGAAACCATTTGCATATGCTGAAGGATAAACGTCAAATTTGGCTTTAGCTTTAGCTTTAGATGCTGCCCATTTTGCAGGATCTGTAGGACAGTTTTTACTTTCATCTATTTCCATAGCTTCGTACATTTCCCTTTCTGATTCATTTTTAGGTTTTTTACCTTCTTTCTTCATATTGATGGCAATTGCTGCTTGTTGTGCGGGACTTGTGGATTCATTTTTTTTCTTTTTGTGTCTCCAATCGGATGAACCCGTTGGGTGGATGTCCGATTTATCGTCATCATCATCGTATGGGTTTTCTTCTTCATTTGTAGGTACACAATTTGGTACCATTTTCCCATTTTTTTTCTTACCACCGATTCGTTTGTAACCATCCCAACATTTTTCATCAAGTTGTTTTTCTTCGTTCACACTAAACTGATTCATATCAGCTGTGACATTTTCTTTATCGTTACGTTTTGTTTCGTTCATAAAGAAATCAAAAACTTGGTCCATGTTGTTCTTTGCTTCAGATACATGATCATCCGCCCAATCATGACCATTTTTAATAATTTGGTCTAATTCCTGTGGATTCATTTTCATCAACATTTCACATTGTCTGTGTATTTGTTGTATATTACTGAAAAACATGTAATTTTCGGTTGATTCATTTTCTTTAACAACCTTATTAAGATGTTTTTTAATTATTTCTTCTAATTTCATAATAAATAAATAGTTTTATTTCTCGGATAATATTTCGAATTTAATGTGCTCATTATAGAATATTTCCTCATTATGAGTCTTACCTTTTATTTCCATATAGTATTCTCTTGGTATATAAATGGAAGTGTCTAATGTAAATGAATTTTCATTTGTTACATCGATTTGTGTCCAATCATGAACAATCACATCAGTTCTTCCTTCTTTGATGAATAATCTATAATAAACCTCATCAAATAATGTATTTATCGGATTATTAATAGATCTGAATGTTACAACGATTTTGCGTTTCTCACCTCTTTTAACTTTCTCATTTTGTTTTATACCAAAAAATTGTATCACATATCTATCTAAATCTGTTTGATTTTGACCGACAGTATATAAAGACGTATAAGGTTTAGGAATGAATTTCTGTGTTACATCTGAAATGTCTACACCATCTAAACTTAAACCTTTCCATTTATCGAAAAAGAATCTTCTTCCGTCACACAACACACCATCCAAACCAAATGTGATTTTATAAACCCCCTTTTTTATTTTTGTTGAGGTTAGGTTGGATAAACCCGATATTATAGTGTTAGTACTATCTAAAATGTCTACCGTAGGTAAAGTATCTAAATCATAGAAATTAGTTCCCTTAGTCACGTATAGATATAAATTTTGATTGACTTTTTCCACAAAATTGTTTCTATCATCGTTAATTCTATCATTAAAGAAAGATTCAACGTACGGTTCAAAAAATGTTTGTGTGTATTTTGTAAAGAAAGCAACTGACCTATCAACCTCGGGTGTTAAGTCTTGGTACACCACCGCAAATGCCAATCCTAAACCATGATTTGTGTTTCCCGTAATAATCCCGTTTACATAACTTGTTATATCAACATTTAAATCCTCATTACCGTTATCAAAATGTATTGTATCAACGATTGTTGGTGTGGTTCCATAAACACCTTCAGATGTCCATTCATTTATTGTTGTTCTGTTGTACCAGTTGGATGGTCTTTCGTCGAAAGTGACATTACCTGTGGTGAAGTCATACCCACCGTCTTCGTAATCAAATCCCAATCCTTCGTCCCAAAATTCAGGTATTTGAAATAATATTAAATCAAATGAATTAGTTCTTTGTCTACCCGTACCTCTTTTAGCACCTAAGAATGTCTCATCACCAAATATGGTATTTGTTAAATGAAGTGTGTGTGTTGTACTTGGGGTAACAACATATTCACCAGAAGTAACTTTAGATATTAAGTCAGTAAAATCGACTTTAAATAGAAATTTAGAAAAACCAGAACCATAAAAAATCTCAGTTGTTGGGTTTTTTGCGGTGTTAACCTGAGAATTTTTAATGATGGTATTATTCTTCTCAAAATATGAACGGAAATATGACATCTTTTTTATTAATAAATATCAAATTAGTTGATTCTAATCGATTTATTTAAAATATCGTTTTCCACGGTTTGGTAAAGTTTTTTCAACTCCTCACCTTCTGCGTATTCAGTTTGCCCAATAATTGGTTTAAGTGGGTTATGTCTGTGTGTAAAAATTACTTGAATCATACTTCTAAGTAATGTTAAAAGATTTTCACCTCTAACAGTTGAGTATGTTTTTGGGTCAATATTTTTAATGTAATCTTCTTGAGTGAAATCGTACTTATCCAACGATTTAAAATTAATTGGACTTTCTCCTTCATTTGAACCTAAATCTGTGGATAAAAAATAAATTTTATCTGATGTAACAGTGGCAAATGTCTGTTCTGGTGTATTTTGATCTATCTTTAAAAATTCCTCAACATAATCTTTAGATGTTACAGGAGGTTTTGTCTTTGTTGCCGACCACAATAATCCACTTTTTGGTCCGATTCTACTAACACTGACTTTATTTAATATTGTTTTTTTATTGTTATCTTCAGTTTGACTAATTCCAAATCTTGACAACTCACCACCGATTTTAGGTCTAAAAAAAATAGGATGTCTTTCATCTTCATTATTATATAATGTATTTAGCTCCCCTAACCCAATATCGTGTATTGTAAAAATTGTGTCCCTAATTGTTTTATATGCGTCTTCTACCGAAGAAACATCTTCTCTATATGTGACAGTAGAATTTGAGTCGTCCGTATTAATTAATTTAACCGAAGCCATCGGTAATGAAGTATTTTCAGTAAAAAAGTTGGACTTGAATGTTTCACCATACTCACTTTTAACAGTATAAACATTAAAATTGACTCCTGTTACGTTCGAAAGAGAACCTTCAATATCATACTCGACGATGGTTTTAATACTCTTAACCTCAACATTTGTTTTCTTTACTTTTCTATTACCTAATGTCATTTTTTTAGGGAATTTTTTCAAGTAAAGTCTTGATGATTTGTCAGCCATCAATGGATGAGTTAGCATAGTTTCTCTATTAAGATAACTTGCCGCCTCTTTTGATAGAAGTTTACCTCCCCTTAATTGTATTCCATTTTCTGTAAATAAAATGTCCGAACCATATTTTCCGTAAATTGCGAAATCTTTATCTTTAGCAAATGAATTGTTAGATTTATTTTTAATAAATTCACCACTAGATTTTTTTACATCCCCCCTATGTTTTGTTGCCACACCATATGTGGTGTTTTCAATTTGTTGTGAAAACGTTTGACCGTTGAAATCATACTGAGTTGTAAATGGACCCGCAATGTATTCTAAATTAATGTTTTCATTATCGGTATTGTAATTTAAAAGTTTGACTGATTGACCATTTTCAGGTACGAAATTAATATTATTTGGTAAAAATGGAGAAGCAATAAATGGGTCATTTTGTGACCATTTTTCGTATTTTGTTGAATTTTCTTTTTCTCCAACATAATCGTTGTATCTAACGCAACGAATTCTACCCATACCTTTTGGGTCAATATTATCAACACATATTGCAATATCAATTATTTTCATTACTTCTTAATTCTTTTTTCAACTTCTTTATTAACGGTATTATAAAGGTTTTCAACACTCTCTAAATGTCTCGTTAAGTCAATTATAAGGTTTTTTGTTTTTTGATGTTCGTCGTAAAGTTCATTTACACAAACGAATAAATCTTTGTTTGATTTATTCTCTACATCAGTGGCAATTTCTATTAATTTTTCTTTATCCATATTATCCAACTCTTCTTTTAATAAATGTTTCCATAAAACCGGCGGGTGTTGGGATTGTAACCGCATCGAATGCACCAAAATTATTTTCTTCTTCGTTTACCGCAAAAATAACTTTCTTATGTGCTTCAATGAAATCATTTGGTTCTCCGTTTATTGGTCCGGTAGGTATTCCAGCTGCGGACATTCCCTCAATTGCTGCCATGTATGCCCTTTCAGGACTATATCCGGGTAAGAACGGTGTAATTAACAATAAAACTGGTGGTATTTTTAATGGTATAGATGTATTAATTGCGGTGGTCAATGTTGATATGACGGCATTGAATAAATCATAACAATTATCAAAACCTTGTTCTAATATTTTAGTTAATAATGCGATTAATATTGCGATAACTCCGTAGTATCTCTTTAATTTATTTTTTAAGATTTTTTGTGCCAATTTCAAAACGAAGTTTAGTAAATCTACTTTTACTCTTTTCCAAAATTCACTGATAAATTTCCAAAACAAATCTTTAATAATTGCACTAAATAATTTATGAAACTTTTTCATAAACTCTTTAGCGGTTTCCACAAGCTGATTTGCGGTGGATGTAATTACCGATTTAAATAACTTATATACAACAACAATTGGTAAAAATATTTTTGGCGATATTACACTCATTATAAGTGCTTTAGGTAAATTTAAAATAAAAAGATTGTTTATCGATACTTGGAAATCACCTAAAGTAATTGAAGATCCGTCCGATTGTTCAAATGAATCTGAGGCAACTTTATTTAAAGTACTATTAACTAAATCATTTAAATTTTTTTTACCTGATAAATAAACAAAGTCTTCAAATAAGTCAGTATTGACAGGAACCTCAAAATTATTACAATCTTGAAAACGTAATACTTTTCGATATCTAGCATTTTCATCATCTAAGTCAATACCTTCCACATCGTCAAAATTAAAATACAATTCAAGGTCTTCATCATTTTCGTTAAATAAATCAATTGCGTTTTGATTAGACAACGTATTCGTTTTTTTAGGATTACCACAAACAGAACATAGTTTAGTAATTAATCTATTCAAATCATTAAATGCCCCCGTAAATAAAGGGGTTTCACTTGAGTCTCCTTGAATGGTCATTAACATGGCCATTTTTGTAATACCAGAAATATCGGGAAGTTCTATTGATGAATAATAGTCATTTAAAAAGTCTTCAACTGGAACAGAACTGGTTCCCTGAGTTAATCCCGAAAGAATAAATTCTTGGTCACCACTACTCCAATTCATATCAAATAGTGTTTTATTACTTGAAGTATCAAACCTATATTGTGTTCCTGAAAATGTAGTATAAAGTTCTCTATTTGTTTTTTCTTTACTCGTAACTGTATTTGATGGTTCGTATACTATTTTACCAACATTGCTGTTGGGGTCAACCGTTAGTACATTTAAAAAATCAAATTCTTTTGGTTTTAATCTAACAGTATCAAACTGAGTCCCGGTAAAATTTTTATTAGTTCCACAAATACCGTCACCAGCAAATAATATTTTTTTTACATTATCGAGAACAATTTGTTTTGATGATTGTAATGTCACATCAATTGAATCGTTCGCATGTTGTTTAATTCTTGATTTTGTTTCTAAAGGATTTTGTGATTTAACCTTTTGACCTGACGCCAAAAAAGAATCAACAATCCCGACTAAATCACCAAAAATGTTACCCGACTCTTCCTTTTTTTTCTTTAAACTATTTGTTAAATCACCAACCTTTTTACCAATAAAATCGGACGACGGTAAGTCCTTTAATAACAAATCAAAACTATTCTCATCAAATGGTTTTGCCTCATCATTAAATTTTTTAATGACCTCTAATTTTGACTTAATTTTATTTTTGGTGGTCTTTAACTTACTCATTATAGTTTATAGTTAGTAGTTTTGTTATCATCATCCGAGTTCATTAATTTCTCTAATATTTCTCTATCTTCTTCAGATAACGTACCCAACGGACCGCTCTTACCACCACCTCCTGTCGTTTGTTTAAGTAAAACACCTTGTAACTTAACTAATGAAATTTTCTTCTCTGTACAATCATTTAAAATCTTTTGTTGTTCTTTAATAACGGGACCTATTGTACTCATGTCCTCAGCGTCTTTCATAAAACTCATCATTTTTCTCAAAATGGTGGACGCGGTGTTTCTATTTTCAACAACATCATTATAAATTTCCTGCATTAGTGCTAAGGCGGAATCTACGTCTAATGTAATGTTATTTTTCTGTGTTCTCATATCAATAAATAGATTTATTCTAAAAATCCACCTAAAATACCATCGTATAACTTTTTGAATCGTTTCATTGATATTCTAATTTCTTTGGTTGATAAAGAAGTCATTTCTCTTAAGGACAACAGAATTAGATTTTTGTTAAATTTGTTTCCGTCACCCACTTGAAAAATCTTATCGAAATTACCGAATATTTCGAGTAATGCGTATCCTAATTTTTGTTCATTTTCATTTAGATTTTCATTTTCCATGAATTCTTCTAATGAAATAGTTAGTTTTATAATGACATCTCTAAAATCAATTACGTACTCATCAATTACATAAGATAAGGTTGGACTATCTTCCATGTCGGAGGATATGTCATCATATGATACTTGTCTATTCTGTTCCTTAGTATCTTTCTGTATTGCCCCCATAAGGTAGTTTTTACAGATGGTACCAAAATATGAATATGCCTTAGTATTCTTAGTATGATCAAATTTATTAATTTTAGTAATAAGAAAGGACATGGTGTCTGTATGAATTTCTTCAAATTCCATGTCTTTTCTGTAAAGTTTATAACGTCGAATAATACTTTCGACCATTATGATAAGGGGTTCTCTCAAATATTCGTTGAATATCTTATTTCTTTCTGCTTCATCAGTACTTTCTAGATACATGACTACCGCCTTTTCTTGATCCTCACCAAAATAAATTTTTTGGGTTCTTGGTCTTGGCATTAATTAGTTGTGTAATTTACATCGCGTTTATTTTTAAAGAAAAATTCTTTCTTAGCGGTTTCCAACCAAAATTTTACTTCGTCATCACTTAACTTAGTTTCCTCATTATTTTTGTATTTCCAAAATAGAGAGTCTTCTCTGAAGTTTACGTGTTGGTAACCGATTCTTGGTAATGTTAATATCTTTACTCCGTTATGAGTTAAACGTAATAAGAATTCATATAGGAAGGTTAGTTTAATATTTTCTTTAAAATTACCGTTCTCTTTAATTACGTTTGTTCTGAATAAACCACCACTTGTTTGGTAATTTTGAAAATCTAATAATACTTCGTTATCTAAAAATCCTTGTTTTTCTGAAAACCCATATGCCCAAGTGGATTCATTTGTAAAACTGATAAACTTACCTTCAGTGTTAATGTCTCTCACAACCGGTAAGAATACATCAACGTCAGGGTTATGTTTTACATATTCATTAACCAAACTTAACCATATTGGTCTGTATTGGTCATCTATTTCTAAAATACTAAACCATTCAGTATCACATACGGATATACCAAGATTTACTTGACTACAAAAATCAGTATCTTTCGATGTGTTAGAAACAACCTCGACTTCTAATTTTTGACCAAATTCAAAATCATTAAGTTTATTTTTTACATCTGTCGGACAAACAATTTTAACTTTAACATCATTATGAAAGTTGTCAACAGATTCTAATGCCATTTTTAGCATTTCTTTATAATCACCCTCTACGGTGTGAACTGGTAATATAATAGTAATATTTTTATTGCTCATTTTCTTCTTGTTTTAATTTTTCTACAGCATTTTTTATTGATTCAATTCTTTTATTTTTAAAAGAATCAAATACAGATAAAATATTATTTTCAGTAATTGATGATGAATATGGTAATAAAGTTTCTCTCATTTTATCTTTTACCTCTTGGGTTAATTCAACACCATCCAACCAAGCTAAAACATATGTTCCTAAAATCTCTACAATTTTATTTTCATCGTACGTCCACATACCATTTTCATCTAACCAATCTGGTTCAGTTGATGGGATTTTACCAACAACGGGTACACCACATTTCATAGATTCTAATGGGAAAGTTCCGAATGTTGATTCATCATCAATCCAAACAGAAACCACACACTCTTTAAGTGCGTCTGAAAATTCAGTATAACTTAATTGTACCATGTCTTTAAATGTAATCCATCTAAGATGTGGGTATTTTAAATAAAATTCTGAAATAACTTTTCTGTTTTTTATCCTATCTCTACAACTAATCGCAATGAACGGTTTTAGTAGGGATTCTGACGGACTAAAATTATCACCAATAATCGGTGGAATAATGTGAACTAAATTTTCAGGGAAATACTCTTGAATATATTTCTTAGCGGTCTCTGTTGTTGTGATTACCTTATCGAATCCATAATCACTCCATCTACTTCCGATTGGTAATGTTTCAAACATGTAATCTTTTTGTTGTAATAACATGATTTTAACACATCTTACATTTGCCAATTGTTGTAGGGCATTTGAATAATATTCAGGTACAACTAAAATGTCGTCGATTTTTAATTCTGGTTTATCGTCTTTAATCGATACCACAGGAATGTTTGTGTATTTTTCATCTAACCAAGCAGACACACCACCGTATGTGTTGTCTTCCACAAGAATTTTAGAAGTTATACCGTTATTTTTTAAAACAAGTGCAAGGTCGTAAATGTGTTTTACTGATGCTCTTGGATTGTTTTTAGTGTCATATGTTAAAAAATAAACAACACTTTCATTTGTGTCTAATCTTGTTAGTGCACTTTCTAATTTTTCAATGTTCTCTTTACTCATTGTCTTCTATTAATATTTGATTTTTTATTAAAGTGTTAAAAGCTATTTTAAATGATGTCGTAGTATTGTTTTGTGCGAATGGACCTAATCCCTCATCTACTTCTTCATACTCCGATAAAACTCTATCTAAACACATTTTTATTACTTCGTATTTGAAGATGTTTACTTCGGTGACTTCACTACCGTCTTCTTCACTTATTTGACTTCCGGTTCTACATTTTTCTGTGATTCCGTCAAGGTCAATGTAGTAGGATTTTCCAAAAATTTCAACCATGGTTCTTGTATTTCAGTTAATTTAGTTATTTCTTTATGATAAGTAAAGTATTGATTATAAGTGTTATTGAATTTGATAACACTTTTGTCTTCCGGACACGAATCGACAATTTTTTTATTGTCTGTAATCCACACATCACAATTTTTCCACGTGTCGGAAATGTTTTCACTTTTTATAAATTTAATGTTATTACCTAAGTAACCATTTTTAGATAAAAAGAATAATGTTGCTGGTTTTGATTTACCTAATTCGTCAAGACCAACTAACGTAAAATTATGTTCTTGATTTTCATAAATAATTTTATGTAAATCAGTAAACGTTGTTGAATAACTTAACCCCGCGTGACCAAAAATTTCTATTGGGTATTCGATAAATAAAAAAAATTCAAACTCCTCTTTAGATTGGAATTTATATGAATTTAATAAATTATCATTTTGAATTGGTTCTGTTATACCATATTCAAATTTGTTATCCTCAGGTAAATCACCACTTAGATATGCGTCGTTATAGTGATAGTCAAATTTTTGAATTGTGTTTCGTAAAACACCGTCTATACTAATGAATATTTCCATACGGTAATATAACATATATAGACTTATAAGTAAACAATAAACCCACACCATTATGATAAACGATGTGGGTTTATTAAGTAATATTTAATTTATTGTTAATCGTATCTATTTAAAATTTCCCCAATAATTGGGTTTCTTACGATATCTTCATTTCCAAATTCAAATATACCAATACCTTTTACGTCACTCAATCTTTTCTTCGCATCGTATAATCCCGATTTTGTTTTATCTCTGAATTTATCTGATTGTTCTAAGTCACCTGAAATAAAGAATTTTGAATTGTATCCAATACGAGTTAGTAATAATTTAATTTGGGATGGTGTAGCATTTTGTGCCTCTTCAAATACTAATATTGTATTGTCTACGTTCCATCCTCTCATGTAAGCAAGTGCGGCAACTTCAATATATCCCATGTCTTTTAAAGTTTCACGAGCCTCTTTACCAATAATTTTATTTAATAGATAATATGATGGATAAATGTATGGGTCTAATTTCTCTTCTAAGCCCCCTGGAAGTGATCCTAATTTCTCCTCAGCCTCAACTGCGGGTCTAACTATAATAATCTTTTCATACTTGTTAGAATCGTCGTGTAATAGGTCTACAGCACGTTTCATTGCTATATAGGACTTACCTACACCCGCGGGACCGAAACATAATGTTATTTGATTTTCACCAAGAATATTCCAATAGGTTTCTTGATTCTTTGTAAGGAACTTTTCTTTTGGTTTTTTTATTATTTGACGAATTTTTTCTTTGTGTGAAACTTTTTTTTCGTCTAAGGTTAAGGTGGCGGTTTGTTGGTTACTTTTTCCGACTCTAGGTTTTAATGCCAAAATTTTTTAATTTAAATTCAAATTATTTATTATAAATATATCACTTTCCGGTACTACCAAACCCACCTTCTCCTCTTTCAGAATTGGATAATTCAGGTACTTCAGTCATAAATACTTGCGGATATGGTAATATTATAATTTGGGCACCTCTTTCACCTACTTTATATTTTAGTGAATCTAATCCATTGGTTTTTTTAAATGTGGCTTGTAATTCACCTCTATACCCACTATCTATTACCCCAACACAATTAGATAGAATTAAATCTTGATTACGTACAGATGATCGTGGAAACACTAAACCAACAAACCCTTTAGGTATTTCCATCGCAATACCGAAACCATACGATACACTAAACGAGGTGTTTTCAATTTCTCTTGTAATGGTTAAATCCATACCAGCGTCACCAACTTTTGAGTATGATGGTATCACTGCATTAGGGTCTAATTTTTTAACTTTGACCATAACACCTTGTGTAACAATTCCTGTATCCCCATTTAATGGAACAGTATTATTTAACGGTTGACTCATTTGTTGTGCTAAATCTGAGTTCAAACTACCCAACACTTTATCAACGTCTTTTAAAAAATCAAAATCTTGAATATCATCATCTGAATTTAATTGTTGTTCAATTTGTTTTAACTTTTCAAGATAATCTTTGATATCATTCTCCGTCATTCTGTTTTACTTTTTTTTCTAAAATCCATTTATCTAACTTCTTAACTCTCTCCTTTAAGTCGTTATCTTGCGGTCTTAAACAACACTCAACAAAAATATCTGTTACACGTTGTAATTCCTCAAAAGTAACTTGAACACCAACTGTATTAAGGTATTCTAAAGCCATTTTACTTTGCGATTGACGCATTATCTGTATATCTCTACCGTAGAAATCCATAATTCAGTTGGTGTTATATTTGTTACTATTTTTTGTAGTATTCTGGTGTGTTTTTCATATCAATGATACATTCAATTGCCATTTTTGCAACCGAAATACTCTCACTTGAACGAACGTCACCTGCTCTGTATTTTGATGCAACTAATGTTGCTTCTTCCACAGATTCCGCTTCGATAATGTATTTAAATTTTTTAATACGAGGGTTACCCTCTCTGTCCATTTGTTCGGTTTCATAACCGATTGTTACTAAGTAGTGCATGTTTTTTGATTTATTTATTTATAATTGTTTTGAAAAATTGTACTCTGTCATTACAAACATTTTTTAATGAATATTTGTCTTTTACTGTCTCGTATAATCTATTACCTAAATCTTCAATCATATTAGGATTTTCAATTAAACGTTTCATGTGTTTTGCCCAATCTTTATGATTTCTCTTAGGGTTAACTAATAGGGCGTTTCCTTTATTATTTAAAACTCCGTTATCCACCGCGGATATTAAATCTATAGTATATGGGTCAACATCACTTGCAATAATCGCCTTTTTATGGAAACCAGCCTCAATAACTTTTAATTGGGATTTGTTACCATTAAAAAGAGAATCAACTAATGGCGCCAATGAAACATCAAAAGTGTTATAGTTAGTCGCGTAACTATTAATTTCTTTAGTCCATCTTCTTCTGTATGGTTCATTTTCATCGTTGAATGGAGGTGTCTCTGTAAAGTTATGTAAATAATTTTTATATTCTTCACTCAGAACTTTATAATTGTCTGTAAAGAATTTTTCGTATTTATACCAAACAGTTTCTAAAGGTTGAATAGGTCTTTGTCTCTTTTCACCATTAGGTGCCATTTCAGTAACCGTACCTCTTAAATCAAAACCACATAATACAAATTGAGCCTTATCTTTAAATGAATAATGTGTTGATGAAATACCGTTTGACATCAGTTCTAAATCGTGTAAATGTGATGACCCGCCTAACCAACCAAATCTGACTTTATCTGATTTAGTTGTATTCACTTGGAATTGTGACTCATCCTCATTAACCGCATTTGGGAAAATTTGAACGTTTTTCACACCTAATCTATCCATAATTGTTTTTGCAAAAATGGATGTTGTGGTTGTTATCGCATCAACTAACCTCATCATTTCGATTTTCATTTCACCAATTCTTGATGCTTTAATTTGATGATACATTGGGTGACGTTGGTCAACAAACCATAAATCATCAATATCCATGATAACCTTGATACCCTTTGATTTTAACCATTTTATTCTGTTAACATTAGAATCGTGAGTTGTTTGATGAATAAAGGAGTGAAAAACTACAATATCGTAATTTAAAAAGTATTCGTCGTTATCTTCTGCGTTAAATGTAATGTCCACGTGAACATCATCTGAATGTTTTTCACCAATAAAAGTATATGGGTCCATTATTCTGAATTTACCCACACCATGTTTATCCGATGGAATTGCTAAAATTTTAATTTTTGACATAAATGAAATACCTCTAATATGAGGTTATATCAAAAATATAAGTAAAAAAAATGGAAAAACAAAATCATTTAGTAAACATACTAATATTGATTAGGTCAGGAGATAAATGTCTGTTAATGAATTCATTAATGTCAGATGACCAAAGAGTTTTGAATTCTCTTTTTATTTTTTCTTCGTCCCAATTCCACCAAGAAATTTGTAAAAGTAAATCTATTTGTTTTTCAGTAAAACGATATTTTACAATCTTACCTGGATTACCAACGACAATAGCATAAGGAGGAACGTCTTTAGTAACAGTTGCGGTCGCACCAATAACGGCACCATTACCAATTTTAACTCCTGACATTATGGTTGACTTAGCGCCAATCCATACATCATTTTCTATTGTAATATCACCCTTACATGATGGGTGACCCATTTCAAACATCATATTTTCGATGTCTTTGTTTACTGGTCCTAATAGTTGAGATGATGTTGTTACCCAATCAGGTCGGTGATTTGCGTGTAAAAAAAAGTTACAATCTCTACCAATTGAGTTATATTTTCCGAGGTTTATATGATAATCATCACTCCACGAAATAATATTGACATTTCTATCGTAGTATGTTCCTCTGTCCGCGTGCCACAGATGAAGATTTTCTCCCATAAATTATTTTGCTTTATTTACCCCTGTGATTTTACCTTTGAAAATCGAGTCACCAACCTTTAAAACTAAATTCTCATTGATTGAAGACGTTGTGGACGCGGTAAGAATTTGATTTAATTTCTCATCCATAACTTTACGAACTGTATTTTCAATCATAAGAGCAATTGCGTTCATGTCAATATTAGAACTTTGTACTTGTGATTGTTTTTGTTGAGGTTGTGATTTTTTTGATGAGACACCTTCTTGTTCCATTAATCGCTTTGCTCCTTTTACGAAGTCCATATCTAAAGTGTCGTTTAAAGAAATTTGAGGAATTGGGCTTTCTATCATGGCTCTCTTTATTGCGTCAGGTAATTTAGAATTTTGTATTTTATCAACACTGGCTTGTCCGTTTACTGGTCTTTGATTTGGTTGTGGTTGTTGCTCTCCATATTGAGATTTCATTAACTCTTCTGGGTCCGATAATAACATAGATTCATTAACATGACCCCTTTCAAAATTACCACCATCAACCTTGTTCATAACTTTTTTTGCTTGAACCAATTTTTTCATTAACTCATTTGACGATATTGACCCTTGACCTTGTGACATAATTTTAAATATTTTCTATAATATAATGTTTTTTAAAATAACATTAAACTTTTAATTCTTTTTATATTTTCTTGAAGATTTTTGTCGTCTTCGACATCATTTTCTTCAGGATTAACACTTGGTTTCTCTTCCGGTTTTGGTTGAGGTAATTCTTTTTCAACTTCTTTTTTAAATCTCTCTCTTGTACCTTGACCCGGTTTTATATTACCACCAATTTCTTTTTGTTTATTAACCCAATCAGATTTTTTCTTATCGTATAATTCTTTTTCTTTATCTTTTAAATCTTGACCAGTAGTATCTTGTGGTGTTAAATCAGGAGTTTTTTCTGGTTTTGGTTCCGGTAAACTTGACGGTTCTATTGGTTCAATATTAGTTGTAGGTTTTTCACCTTTAACAGGAGGTTTTTCAATAGGAGGTTCAACTTGTTTAATTGGTTCTGTTGATGGTTTTTGTGTAACAATTCTTGGTTTTTTAACTTCCGGTTTATTTGTCCAATCCGTAGTAACATATGTAACACTTAATCCATTGTCGTTACCTTCTTTATAACCCGGTCTTTTTTCGTTAAAAACTTCATCAGTAACATTAGTTCCACTCATTCTACTTAACATGAAAGTTCTCCATCCATGTTTTTCAAATCCTTTTTTGGATGTTGATGGTGGTTGAACATATGCCCTCATCACTAAATTACCTTTTTTACTTAATCCTAAAGCCACCACTTCCGCCTTAACACGATATCCGGCCTTAACACTATCTTTCTTAGGTTTTCTTGGTCCACTATAATAAAATGTAATCTTCTTCCTATTTTTGATTGCATCAACAATAGGTTTCGTTCTTGTTGTTTTTAAGACCGACTGTTCCTCAAGAATTTCAAAGATTATTTTGTTTAACATATTTTAAAAATCAGGATATCCCTTAGACCCATTATATTTATTTCTTGCCACAACATCAATCCTTGTTTGTATATCAATTGATGAACCAACATTACCATTATTTTCACCTTTACCTTTATCATCACCATCAGACATTGCGTTTGGATGTACCATAGAATAGGCATTTTGATTATTATAAGTATTACGACCGATGTTATCAATTCTATTTTGAATGTCTACTGATGAACCGACACTACCGTTGTTTTCACCTTTACCTCTTTCGTCACCATCCGATAATGCGTTTTTACTATTTGAATTATATGTTTTATTTTTAGCATAAATGTTTCTAGATAAAAGTTCATTTCTATTTTGGATATCTATTGAAGAACCTAATTCATTTTTACCTTTTTCATCTCCATCAGATATAGCATTTGGATGATTCGTTCCGTAACCATTATTTTCGTTATATGTATTTCTGGTTAAATTATTAATTCTATTTTGAATATCAATTGATGAACCGATATTTGCTTTACCTTTTTCGTCACCGTCAGATATAGCGTTTGGGTGATTTGAGTCGTAAATACCCTTGGTGGTATATGTATTTCTGGCAATGCTTTCTTGTCTGAATTTATCTGCCAATGTTTCTAATTGTGTTGCCATTTTATAACATTAATTTTTTCATTCTTTCTATTTCTTCAAATAAACCTAAAGAGGTTATTGGTGAAATAGATGATTTATGTGAATTACTTTTTATTAAATTTGTCGGTATTTTAAAATTATCTTTTTTAGTGTGTTTTTTAAGATGACTGTTCTTTCTTTCTCCGGTAATGCTAGACATGGAGTCCGCGTTTTTTCTTGAATCTTTTCTATTACTTACTAAGTCTCTTTCACCTTTTAAGTGTTGTTCTGACCATTTCTCCATCAACTCACCACCACAAAGATCATATTTAACTCGGTCATTGGTTTTATCAATATTTTTAAGGTCATGTATAATCCTTTTAAGTTGACCGTAATTTACCGTCTTATCCGATAATAATTTTTTAGCACGATTCAATCCGTCCACATGTTGGCCGTTTAGACCTATAATCATATGGTTAATCTTATCTAAGATATTTTGTGGAAGATTAAAAACTCTACCTTTTAATTCTTTATTCATTATCTTTTAAATGGTTCATTATGTCATTAATTGTTAAATTATGACTGTCCATACTATTTTTTAGTGATTTTATTTGTTTCTTAATTATTGGACTAATTTCCTTCATCTCGGTTTCATTAGAAACAATCTCATTATCAATCCTTTTCTTTGAAAGAATACTTTCAATATATTCCTCCATATATTTCTTAGGGTTTTCAACTAACCTAGTTTGTCCGTCTGGTAGATTTGGGTCGTATCCTAATTGTTTTGCTCTTTTATCCTGTTCGATAGGGTCTTCAATACCTAAATCTTCATATTCATCTTTTGCTTCCTCGTAATCCACATCATCTCTAGTCAATAACTTATCTGCTCCTAAAACCTTACTCATGTCAGATTCCGCCCAATATTTCAATGTGTTCATTGCTCCTCTACCACTAACCTTACCAATTGCACCCATCGCACCGTGTGCCGATTTTACAACCTCGTCTGTTGTTTTATTTTGAGTGATTCCTACTTTATCGAAATTGGTTGGTTTTTTATTCATTGCGATATTACCCTTATCATCAACAACTTCGTCAACCTCTTTTTCTACCTTATCGGGTATTTTACTATAATCTGTATCGTCTGAGAATTCCTTTGCCCACTTAGACCACTTCTTATTTTTACCACCCTTAGACTTAGCAAAGAAGAACCTTTGTTGTGCTTTTGACGCAAATTTCTCCTCAATTACCTGTTTTATAAAATTATTCATCTAAATCACTTTTTATATAAATATCAAATGATACGAAAGATATTTATATAAACATGAACACACAGAATATTTTAAGGTTTTACGGGTCAAAACTGGATTTAAAGTTAGATTCGTCTGAATTTTATGATTACGAACTTGGAAAAAACGATATAGATTATAATACGGATGTATTGGATTTATCTAAAGAGATATCATATACGGGGTTAACGATAAACACATCGTTAACTAATTTTGATTGTGATAGAGAGACTATTACATTAAGAGAATATGATAATAGAGTAAATGATAATACGTATATATATTCGGGAATAACCGTAACTGTGGATTATGATTTGTTTGTGTCTCATTTTGGTACTGGTTACACACACACCATTTTAAATAATAATATTTTTTCCTTAACAACTTGGGACGATAATACTCACTATTTTGAAATTTATAGGTTTAATGAACCATTAAGAAATCCAATTGGTGCGTTTCACGGTGGATTATCTACTATTAATGACAATTCTTTAATTATTACCGAAGATGATGAATTATTAGAATTTATTAATGAATTTGATTTAGAAGTTAGGGTAAATCAAAACATTTTAGACATTTCGGACGATTCGAATATTATTGACACTAACGACAATAATCTAATTGTGGTGTCGGATCCGTTAACCTATGGTACGATTATTGATGAGTTTGATAGTGATTTTATCGATTGTATTCAATCTTTAGACGATGATGATAACTGTTGTTTACAACCGTTAAAATTATATAATAAACCGTGGGCGTATAAATTTGACTCAGGTGCTGGTGTAGATAATTGTTCTCCAATAATAAAAAGAAGAACTGAAAAGGGGTGGACTTTAGATTTTATTTTTAATAGACAAAATCAGTCATGGTCATCCGGTGGTGTTTTTTATTATTTGGGTGTTAGGGGTGAAAATAATCCATTAAATTATTCCGATAATAATTTATCATTTCAATTTACTTCAGATAGACGAATAAAATGGGTTTCTCATCACTATTCAGGTGTTTGTGACCCAACAAATGGTTACAGTGACGGGTTTTATATTGCCAGTGGTCAAACCCCACAATTATGTGTTACTCAACCAACAAAAGATTTTAATATAACAATATCGTTTGATAGATATAAAAGATATACTGATTGTAATTTAGAAAACGATGGTGGTTGGAATGATTTAATTACTGGTAGAACTTTAAACACAAGTATATACGATTGGTTAACGGGATCCACTCCGAATTATACCGATTTAGAAGTTTTAAATAGAGAATGGAATAAAGAAAGAGAAAGAAGATTAGGTATATTAAAAATTTACCTTAATGGAAGACCAATTTACAAAATAGAGGATTGGGAAGAAATTATACCGTCGGATAGGGGTGAACAACCATATATCCAATCTTGGGGAGGTGGTACGGGTTTAATGAATGGAATACATAATGGAGTTTCTTGTTTTAATATTAAATCAATAAAATATTATGAGGAGCCGTTAGATTTTGTACACGTTAGACATAATTTTATAACCAGATTAAATAACTACAATTTTGAAATATGTGGGGACGATTGTGTGGACGACATTACCGCTTTGGTTACACCAACCCCCACACCGACTATAACTCCTACACCTACACCAACACCGACTATAACTCCTACACCTACACCAACCCCTACACCAAATGGATAATCAAAAAGAATAAATAATAAATTATAAAAGTTATAACAAAATAAAGTATTTATTGTAGACAATTTAAAAGAAAAAACAGAAATGGCAAACAAGTATATAAAGGATTTAACCGGCACCACAAACCCAAGTTTAACGGGTTTCACTATTTTTGATGATGGTGTGACAACATATAAAACAACGTTAGAAACATTAAAAAATACTATTGTTGATGGTGTTTCACATACATTTCAGGGTAATCAGACAATTAATGGTAATTTAATTGTTACGGGTTCGATAACCGCAAAAGAATTTATTGTTAGTTCGTCAGTTACACATGTAACCTCTTTAGCCCAAAGTGGGTCAACTGTTTTTGGAGATACTTTAAATGATACGCATCGAATGACCGGTTCGGTTCTTGTAACCGGTTCAATAAATGTTCAAGGTGATGTTGTAATCAATGGAACATCTTACAATGCAGCAACATCTGGTACTTCAGGTACAAGTGGTTCTTCGGGTACTTCAGGATCATCAGGTACAAGTGGAAGTTCAGGTACAAGCGGTTCTTCGGGGTCATCAGGAACTTCAGGAACAAGTGGGACATCGGGTTCTTCAGGTTCATCAGGAACAAGTGGTTCATCTGGTACGAGCGGTACTTCAGGTACATCTGGTTCTAGTGGTTCATCAGGTTCTTCAGGAACAAGTGGAACATCAGGAACAAGTGGAGATTCTATATTTGCGGAAACAGGTTCAGTATGGTCAACCACAAACGATGTGCAGATAACAGGTTCATTAAATGTAAATGGAATTGCGGTAATTGGTGGTAGTATTGGTGAAGAAGGTGGTGAAATGATGTTTGTAAAACCAATAACAAATACAAACATAAGTGGTAGTGGAATAATAATAGATTCATATAGAGATAGTATTAGAATTTTTGAACAAGGAGGAGACACAAGAGGGGCATTTTTGGATATTACAAAACAATCAAACACAGTAGGATCTCAAATTGTTACATCACCAAATTTATTTTCAATTCAAACAATAACATCAGCATCATACGCCGCATTGACACCTGTTAGTGGTACACTATATATTATAATCGATTAACATGAGTTTATTTGAAAATAGTAGTAACATATATTTTAATGGTTCTTCAGTAACTAACGCATATCTAAATGGAAATGTTGTTTGGTCTTTATTAACTGAAACACCTACACCTACACCTACACCAACATCTACTCCAACGGAGACGCCGACTAATACACCTACCCCAACTAACACACCAATTCCAGATTTAGTTACAAACGGTTTAGTTATTCAATTAGATGCTTATGATAGTACAAGTTATTCTGGCGGAACAACTGTTTTTGATATTACAAGTGGATATAACCATACATTAACAGGTGCGAATTACGTAGTTCTTAACGGTATTAAATGTTTTGATTGTACAACAGGAACTAATAGAGTTGTTGTGAATGGAACGGGTCCTACATTACCAACAAGTGGATATACATATATTACTTGGGCAAGAATGTTAACAAGTAATACTGGATTTAGAACATTACTTTATACAAACTCACCAAGATACACACCAATTACTATCCCTAATGGGACAAACACATTAGGATATTGGGATTCCGAGTTTAGAAATTCGGGATATGATGTTTCATCTGAAGGTGGTATTTGGGTTCAATTTGCAGTGGTTGGAACTAACTCATCTCAAACATTCTACATAAATGGTTCACAAGTGGGAAGTACAATTGCTTTCGGTGCCGGTGGAACAACACATTGGGGATGGGGTAATAATAATTTAACAGGTCAACCTTGGGGACACGTTGCCAATATGTATTTCTACAATAGACAATTATCTCTTTCTGAAATCACACAACAATATAATTTCTTGGCACCAAGATTTGTGGAACAAACACCAACTCCTACACCTACAGTTACACCAACTAATACACCTACCCCAACACCAACACCAACAGAAACACCTTTATATAGTTACGGAGTACATTTAGGTGGGACATATTTAGATCCATATACGGCGTGTCAAAATCAAACAGTTGATTCTATATTTTACAGTATAAATCCAACATTAAATGTTGGTGATGTATTATACGCAGATGTGGAATTATCAAGTGTATATGCTACTGAAATTGGAAATTACTTTATAATTGAAGATGAAGAAAATAGATATGCAATAGATACAGACAACTTAGGATCAATAATTAGCTTAACAAATTGTAATACTATTCAACCAACCGCTACACCAACATCAACACCAACCGCAACACCTACGGAGACGCCAACCGCTACACCAACGGAGACGCCAACCGCTACTCCAACACCAACACCAACGGTAACAAGTACTCCAACTCCGACACCTACTTGTACACCGGCACCAATATCAGGTGAAACGTCGACAATGGTTTCATTCGCAAATTCAAACGGAATAACATATACTACAGATTCAAGTGGGATTTTATATCAAATAATTTCATCTGGTAATAACAATCGACCAACATTATCTTCAAACATTACGGTAGATTATGTTGGTAAATTAATGAACGGTACAACTTTTGATTCTTCAAATAATATAACATTTCCGGTTACATTAAATGATTTAATAGATGGTTGGAAAATAGGTCTTCCATTAATCGGTATAGGTGGTAGAATTAAATTAATTATACCATCATCGTTGGCTTATGGATGTCAAGGTGGTGGATCAATTCCATCTAATTCACCATTATATTTTGATATTACATTAGATAATGCAACAAACACGGTAACACCAACACCAACACCAACGGCAACAAGTACTCCAACTCCGACACCCACCATAACACCAACACCATTACCTGTAACGGGTTATGGGTTTAATTTGGTTGTATTACCATATACTTTCCCAACAACTGGTAATACCATTATGAATCAAGGAGTAATTCAAACGGGAAGTACTGACCCAAGTATGTTAGCGACAAATGGTAGGGGTATATATTGGAATTCGATAGATTCGGATGGTATAGATAGAACAGATTATTATTCACAATTTACGGGACAAACAATTACTGTTAGTATGACTCAGGGTTTGAGTACGGTGATTTATTCGGGGGATACAAGTTCATTTAAATTATGGGATGAATCTCCAAGTAGTGGATTTGTGTTTGGGACAGGAATCGGTCTACCACCAGTCGGAAGTCCGTCGGGTGTTGCGACTTTGATTCAATCAGGAACAACGTGGAATGTGGGTGAACCTGTTTACATTAGTGTTTCTACTAATAGTTAAATTTAATAGTATGTATTTATAAAATATGGAATTCTTTATCAGACAAGGGGCAAGTGACCCAATATTAAAAATGAGATTGTTAGATGACGGTAAAAACGATAAATCGTCATTTAATGACTTGCTTGAAAATTCTGATATTACATTTGAAATGTCTGATACAAAAACAGGGGTCCCTCATATTCTTAATAGTGAATGTTTAATCACAACAAGGAATAAAAGGTATGATCAAACAACCGATGAATATTATATCACACATAGATTTACAGAATCACAAACATCTGAAATTGGAAAATTTGAAGGGAAAATAACTGTTCAATTTTTAGATACGAACGGTAATCCAACAACAAAACTCATACTTCCAGTAAAAGAAAAATTATTCATTAATATTTTTTAATTACCCATTTTTTTTCTTATATTTATAAATGTAACAAGGCAAACTGTGGATTTTCCACAAGAAAATACGTCACATTTAAAAAAATCATAAGATGAAAGAAGTTATCTCTCAGGAAGTTATCGAAAACTTCCTTAACGGTGGTGACCCCGAAGAATTCATTGTCGGAGTTGAATACGACTACCCCACCAACACAATTTACAAAATTATTCAAGACCCCGAAAAGGGAAAAATAGTAAAACCAGATTCATTCACACCATTTATGTGGGTTGGTGATTTGTCAGGTTTAAATTTTTATGGTAATTCTAAATCCGTACAAAAAAAACGTATGGGTGAGTTTGGGATTATTATTGAGAAGTTAGAAACTCATGGTGACGAAAGACTTGAGTCGGGTATGAAATACTTAGTCAAAAGTATTAAATCGTATACGGATTTGATTTCGTTTTTTAGAATGGGCGGATTAAACCCATGGGATGAAAAAGTTAGACATAATTTTACGGTATTATCGCCCGTTGAACAATATCTTATTCAAACAAAAAAGAGATTGTTTAAAGGTATTGATGAATATAGTGGTGTGAATAGATTTGTGTTTGATATTGAGACCACTGGTCTTGATCCTGAAACTTGTGTTATTATATTAATTGGGGTTAAAGATAATCGTGGTTTAAATGAAACAATTCCTGC